ATGGAGTATATGATAACTCTTATGGAAGTATGTATGGTATATCAGAGAGCTTGGACGAGTTTGGAGGTCATACTCATAACCAATTAGGATACCACTATCATGCCCATACAGCAATAGAGAATAGCAAAGAGGTCAATGTGCTTACGAAAGGATCATGGAAGGGTCAAATCAACGATATTTATTCATTTTGGAATACAAAGTTAGACATAAAACAAAAGTTGTTTGGTTATGGCGATACGATTGCGTTATTTAATATTGATGACATATCATATAGTATATTAGCAGAACCAGCAAGTGGTTCATCTATAGACATTACAAATATGCATTTGATTTACAATTCATTAGGTACATATAGCATTAAAGTAGAATACTTTAACAGTAAATTAGAATTCGATTTGGAAATAATAAAAGGATACCAAAATCCGCTAATTTTAGATTTAAGCAATAATTATCTATTTGGAGAAGAAATCATATTAAATCCATTGGGTGGCAGTGGTAATGGTGCAATCACTTTTATAGTATCAAATGGAGCTTCAGTATCAAATGGAAAACTCATATACATCAATGACGGTGAACACAGTATAACTGCAGTGAAAAACGGTGGCGTTAATTATTATGATATAAGCGCAAGTAAAACTATAGAAATAGAGTACCTCGGAAGAAATACTCCAAAAACGTTTTCAGAAGTATTATCACAAACAAAAACACGAACACTAGATGAAAAACTTTTGCTAGATTTCAATCCAGTAATAAGCAGCTGTATTGGGTTTTCAACCGAGCAAGGTGTTATTATTTTCAGTGTAGATCAAAATTACGGATTGAATATTATTCCAATGGCAATGTCATGGACAAATGATTCACTTTTATCTGCTTCATTTTCTTTTGTGAAAACGGTAACTTCTACTGGTGTATCTGGATACCGAATGGTCTCTCAACGATATTCTAATTATGCGATTGATATAAGTAGTAATAATTCAGATTTTATATTAAGTAATGTTCATTCATATGAAGGACGTAATAATTCGTGCTTGTTGGTTGATTTTACTACTGGTTTGAAGCTATTAGATCAGATAACATATGATGCAAATAATAACTGGCAAAATGAAAACAATACAACTATTGCAAACAAATATGTCAATGGTATTGGGAATAGTACATTGTTTGCTTGGTTCAAAGGTGAAACAGGTGATATTTATGATAGTGGTAAAGCGATTAACTATGCGGATAGCACTAACCCAGGAGGGATTTGGACGGATAAAACTCTAATATCAAACGCTGAGTATAAAATAGGAAATGGAAGTTTCTATGGTAGTCATTTTGGATACAATGTGGTGAGAACGAATGCTAATTCATTCATGTATGACTACAATGGAGACGGAAATAAGACATCAGCATACTCCAAATTTACGTGCAGTATGTGGTGTAAAATAGATGAACTTAAATATGAATCCAATTATAACTATGTAGATAATTTGTTTTCGACCGGTTCCTCGTGGGATTTTAATATTTACTTTTATAATTATAATGGTAATGGAGCTGATAGAATTATTGAACTCAAATATTATATGCTGAACCAAAATGGAATAATTTTTACGGTAGGTTCTGAACCATATACAGGGACAATCGATTACACCCAATGGAATCATTACGTTGCTCAATATGACCATTCAGAGAGAAGACTTCGATTGTTTATAAACGGACAAAATGTATTTGATCAGGAACTAACTTCAGTTAGTTCTACTTACAACTTGCCAGTTAACGATTCAGTCTTTTTCATGCGTAACTGTAAGGGATACCTGGATGATGCTCGTGTTTATGCCGATTATTTGTCAGAGTCTGATATTTTGGATATATATAACAATGGAAATGGAAGTAATCTTAATATGTTAGTTACAGGCAGTGTAGATCTTAGTGATAATAGTATTTATTCAACCTATTATGATCCATCTTTGAATTTATCTATTCCAGACACATGGGTAGATGTAGTTTATGATACGTCATACAATACTTTCCCCACAGATGCGTCATTTACAGTATTTGATACATCTACGGTTAGTAATGACATTTCTGACCAGTTGATATCCGGATCTATCGGTGATGCAGCTGCTAGTAACATGCTCGATCAGATTACTATAGATTTGAACAGTTCTAGCAGTTCAATGAGATATCAAAAAGGAATCTATTTGAACTTCCGTTCTAGTTTATTATCTAAAAAATTGGAGACTGATAATATGTTCAATGTAGATATTGATACTAGTTGCGTGAGTCATGTGTATTTCACAAATGAATCTGATAACAACGGTGAGAAACACCCATTTATGGAAATTGTCAGTAATGGAATAACAGATGGTTTAACTCAACTATTGAATATTTCGAATACTGAAAATAATGCCTCTCGTCGTGCTTACGCAAAGCCTCAAGTGATTCGAATCCCATTGAAAAATTACGGTGAAATTACTGATGTGTCCGATAACTCATATCCACAAACCATGTTAAGTACATATGGTGCGCCTTCTACTTTGCCCAATACATACAACTATTCTTCGATTGGAGAAATAGGAGTAGCGGTTGATGGTATTCCTATTTATCCTCCGATTATGGATTCTAATAATATCAGCATTACAATCAGATCAAGTTCAAACGCGATAACTCCAGGACCTTTATCATTTGCAAATCACATTGGAGCTGTAGCTCCTAGCGGACTAAGATCAGACTCGAATTTTGCACTACAATATCGAGCAGATGGGCATCTAGCAACAAACAATGGTCTGAACCTATACAATACATTGGATTACAGTGGAAACAATCATCCACCACTTATTGGGTTTGGTTTGGATGGAATCGCAATTTATGGTGCTTATAGTGATGATTATAATGATATGATGGGTAAAAGTATTTCTTTGGATGAGTTTGGAGGTCATAGTCATCATCATAATATATTTGGATACCATTATCACAGTCATAATGATACGGTAGATGGAAAGGAAGTGAATGTATTGATGAAAGGAGCATGGAAGGGAGACATTGATAGCATTTATTCGTTCTGGAATAATTCATTAGATTTAAGCCAAAAATCATATACGTTTGGAGATACTATAATATTTAATTCCATCGAAAATGTAAGCTATACTTCATTAGACGGTGGATCTATCACTGAAAATAACACTTTCTTGTGCAATGAAGCCGGAACCTACAGAATTCAAATTGATTTTGCCAATAGTTCAGTAATCAATAATATATTCGTCAATATTTCGCTTATACTCGATGATATTTACGTATTTGGAGAGGAAATAGTGGTAGATATATCAGGGTTAAGTTCGTATGAAGGCGTTTCCTATACATTAACTAGTGGTGGTAGTATAAATTCAGAAAACAAGTTCATATATGATTCTCCTGGAGAATACCAAATAATGGCAACAAAGGGTGACGATTTGATTGATATCAAAACTTTTGACATTGTATCTGTTGGATGGAATACATCAAACACTTTCACCTCATTGCTAACAGATGTAAATACTACGACCATTGTACCAAATGCACAAATAAATTCAATTGATTCTGTTGCAAATGCAATAATCGGTATCTATGATAAAAGCAGTATTCTATACTTAGATTCATCTTTGAATTTGAGTATGATGTTACTACCTGAAAATTGGTCAAACGAGTATCTTCTTTCTTCAACGTTTACCTTCATTAAAACAGCGACTATTACAGGAAGTGTAGGTCATAGAATTACGTCTGTTTTATATCCAAATTATGCAATTGATATTAGTGGAAGTACAGAATTTATTATGAGAGACATTCATTCGTATCAAGGTCTTAATAATGGATGCTTGTTGTTTGACATTGATAATAACATGAAAATTGTTGATCGTATAAGCTATAATGTAAATAATAATTGGCAAAATGAAAGCCATGCATTATCTGGAAAATATATGAAATTTGAATCATCAACTTCATTGGTCATGTGGCACAAAGGAGATGTGGGAGATATCGATACAACTATAAGTGATAGTTATAAAAGTGTGTACAATCATGCAACAAAAGAAATTTCAGCAAGAAGTAGAAATGGAGTTGTAATAAATACAAATGATTATAAAGTAGGAAGTGGAAGTTTTCATAAACCTACTGATGTTCCAAGTTGGACTTTATATCTGAGCGAATCGACTGACGACTATTTTCTCCATGATTATGGGGATGGAGTTATTAGAGATGGATCTTATAAATTTACTGCTTGTTTTTGGTTTAAAATGAGTACATTTGGGGCTAATAATTACATATTTACTAGTCCTTGGGGTGGAGATCGGATAAATTTTTATAATACTACGAGTCATCTAAAATTTAAAATATGGTCACCTAACGACAATAGCCATAAAATTTACGACGTTTACGATATAGCGAATGGCTCTACTGACTTTACGGAATGGAATCATTTTACAATTCAGTACAGTCATGCCGAAGGATATTTGCAGTTTTTATTGAATAATGTTGTAGAGTATGAAGGCACAGAACAACTTGGTACATTTGATACTAGCAGGCAATCTAATCAACAGTTAATAATTCTCCAACTCCCCCCAACCGGTACAGACGGTATCGATATATATTTAGACGATATACGTGTTTTTGTCGATTACTTATCATTAGACCAAATATCTCAAATTTACAATAATGGAAATGGAAGCGAACTAGACAAAGTTAGTGTATATAGTATTACAACATCTGATGTCATAGATACAAAGATTACCTATTTTGATAGTTCTTTAAATCTAAACGGACCAGAATCATGGACTTCCATAAAGTACGATATTTCTTATAATATTTTCCCAAGTAGTAATAATTTCTCTGCATTCGATACATCTACGGTTGATCCTTCATATACTGACCAATTAGTATTGGGTGAGTCAGGTGATGCTGCGGCAAGTACTATGATTGATCAAATAGTATTAGATGTTAGTAACTCTGGGGAATCATTAAGATACCAAACACAAGTGTATTTGAATTTCCGATCTAGCTTGCTTTCAAGAAAATCTGAAATAGACAATATGTTCAACGTCGATATAGATACTAGCTCTGTTAGTCATGTGTATTTTACCATGGAAACCGATAATGATGGATATAAACATCCTTTCATGGTTATTGCTACCAATACAATCGGTGATGGCATGACACAGCTTTTATCGATTGCAAATGCTGACAGCAATGCTCCTCGACGTGCATTGGCTCAGTCACAAATATTTAGAATTCCCATGAAAGACTATGGGGTAGTAACTGATATTTCAGATAACAATTACATAGAGACATTCTATGGAAGTTCTGGAGGATCAGGAACGATTGATACGTACAATTACGCAAGTACGAGCGAAACCGGTATAGCGGTTGATGGTATTCCTATATACTCGCCTCTTATAGATTCAAGTCAGTTAGGAAACTTGCAAACTGCTGCAACACTATCTCCAAGTAATTGGTATGAGCTTGTTGATAAATACGTGAATGTTACTAGTAATAGTTTAGTGCATCTTGAAACACTTGTTGGTAGTGAAAATATGGAAAATAAAACAGATGATAGTGGTGTAACTAGAAATAGTTATGATATTTCTAATAACGAGAATGACGCATCAATTATAATAGATAGCGGATATATGGTGTATATGTTCTGGGCGTATTTATATAGTGACAGTGATTATGCACTAGTTAACTCGAATGATTATGGATCTTCTTACATAGGATTTAGTGCGAGATATTTACAGTATATGGGTAATACCAATAATAATCATTGGTTCCTATATGGTCCTAAAAGCAGCACACAAATACCTCTTGAAACATGGTCACATTGTGCTTATGTAAAAGAGTTTAGTACAAATACAGTAAAATTTTATGTTAATGGCGTTGAGAAAGATCATATAACAAGTAGTTATTACTCCGGTGCTTTCACTGTGAATTTAGGATCATCTGGTACATATGTCAGTAATGCAAGTTCAGTGTATATTAGCGACTTGATCGTCAATAATGATCGTGCCGGTTTCGCAGATGCAGAAAATATGATAAAAAATCATTATTATTCAATACAACCACAATCCAGCACTATTTCACCAGGACCACTATCATTTGCAAATCATATTGGATTGCTATCTCCTAGCGGACTAACCGCTGATTCGAACTTTGCTTTGCAATATCGAGCAGATGGACATTTAGCAACCAATAATGGTCTCAACTTGTATAATACAACAGATTATAGTGGCAATACTCATCCTCCGTTAATAGGATTTGGTTCAGATGGAATTGCAATATATGGAGCATATGATAATTCTTATGGAAGTATGATTGGTATATCAGAAAGCTTGGACGAGTTTGGAGGTCATACTCATAACATTTTAGGATACCACTATCATGCCCATACAGCAATAGAGAATAGCAAGGAGGTCAATGTGCTTACGAAAGGATCATGGAAGGGTCAAATCAACGATATTTATTCATTTTGGAATACAAAGTTAGATTACCAAAACAAATCGTTTAGATATGGTGATACAGTAGATTTGAACTTGAATATTTCAGATGTAAGTTACGTTCTACTAGGTAATGGAAGCTTAGATCAAAATTATCAGTTGATTTACACCGAATCAGACTTGTATCCTTTGCAACTCACTTTAGGAAATAGCATTCACACTGTAAATATTCTGGTGAATATATCGATACTTCTGCAGAGCATATATGCATTTGGAGATGAGATTACGGTTAATATAGCTGGAATAAACTCTCTTGCAGATGCAACAATTACTTTACCACATGGAGGTAGTATTGACTCTCAAGGAAAGTTTATATATAATGAATTGAAACAATATCAAATAAATGCTACAAAAGGAGATTATTTAAGTGATACTAAAGTATTAAGTATTGAATATCTGGGACGTAATACTCCTAGATCCTTTTCTCAAATATTAACGGACTCGAATTCATACGGTTCTCTAGAAACTCAAATAATTTTTGCATCTAATTCAAATGCAACTACAATGATAAGTAATGGCACTGATTTTATTACGGTAGATGGATCGAATAACTTAGTATTATTGGAAAATCCTTCAACATGGTCAAATAAACAAATACTAGATTCTACGTTTTTCTTTTACCGAACCACCACTGCGAGTGGAGACTCCGGTTTTATTATTTCACCATATAGTAATCTAAATCATGCAATCGATTTAAGTGGTAATTCGTTCGTATTAAGAGAAATAAATACGTATAGTGGATTAAATAACCAGTGCTTATTATTCGATTCAGATCTAAAGATAAAGGACAGAATTTCACGTGATGGAAATAACATTTGGCAAAATGAAAACGAGACTGCTATTATTTCAAAATATTTATCAATATTGAAAAACACTGATATTTTGTTGTGGTATTTATTTAGAACTGATACTGATACTTGGTATTATATGAACCCTAAACTACCATACGATGAAGTAAGTCAATCTAGAGAAGGATCGTCTAGGGGCGGTAGTGATCCTCAAATGAAATCAGGAGGTATAGGCGGATATTACATGAGACATAGTAACAGTAGTAACTTTAAGACAAGAACATTATATAATTGTGATCTGAATGCTGGTTTTACAATAAGTTTCTGGGCTATTAATGGCTCAAATTGGACACAAATGTTATATTTCCTTAGTAATGGAAATGAAGTATTCCGAATGGATTATGGAGCTAATTATAGTATATTTTATTTAATATTTAACAGTACAGTTAGTATGCTTGATATTAATTCACCAGATGGGCAAAATTTTAATAATTGGAAATTTATATGCTTTCGATACATACCGTCCAATTCCATGATTGTTAATGTGAATGGACAAGAATCAACAATATCTATTGATAGTACTTTTACTGCTTTTAATCATGTAAGCTCAGACTCTTTACAACTTACATTTAATGCACAGAATATGTACAATGATGACACAAGATTTTACAACAGACCATTATCAGTTGAGGAAGTTGCACATATATACAATAACGGAGACGGTACTCATCATTATAGCGCAACGAGTGAAACGATAGCTTATACACCATCACTTGCACTCAGGGACACTGAGCCATATTATTATGATATTATTTACAAGGAACCACCAATTGTTTTATCGAATCCTTCTTCTTGGACAAATGTATATTATGATCCATCTTATATTGCACTCCCAGTGGATGATACCTTTGTAGAGTTTGATACAACTATAGTAGAGAGTTCATACAATAATCAACTGCAATCAGGTTCCACTGGAGACACTGCTGCAAGTAGCACATTGGATCAAATAATAAGTGATCTTAGTAGCAATGGAGAATCATTGCGTTATCAAAAAGAAACATATATGAATTTCCGAGAAGCACTCCTTTCAAGAACGTCTCAAGTTGACAATGTTTATAATACGGAAATAGATACAAGTTGTGTTAGTCACGTTTATTTTACAAATGGTGAAGAAAGTGGAGTAAAACATCCTTTCATGGTCATTGCAACAAACACCATTAATGACGGTATAACCCAAGTATTAACAGTCGAAAATGTGAATAGCTCGTCAAGAATAGCTAAGAAACAAAGTCATATTGTAAAGATTCCATTGAAAAATTATGGTCTTGTTTCAAATATGTCCGATAACTCATATCCACAAACCATGTTAAGTACATATGGCGCACCTTCTACTTTGTCCAATACATACAACTATTCTTCGATTGGAGAAATAGGAGTAGCTGTTAATGGCATTCCTATTTATCCTCCGATTATGGATTCTAATGGCATTTCTTTTGAACAGCAAAATGTTCAAGAAGCGCAGATATTTTCAGGAACAAATTTAATAGTGGACCTTGAAACTCTTGTTGGTAGCAGCAATATGGAAAATAAAGACGGTAGGAATAGCTATCATATTTCCACTAATAGCCATATAGCTACATCTGTTACAATAGATAGCGGATATATGGTGTATATGTTCTGGGCGTATTTATACAACGATAATCAGGCTAGCGCATATGAAACTGTAAATGCTTATGGAACAAACAATTCCCTTTTAGGATTTTCTGATAATGCTCTGTCTGTATATAATGGAGATATAGGTTCATTTCCAGGTCAAAAAATAAGTACAACAATAACATCTGAAGTATGGACACATTGTGCTATTGTGAATGAGTTTTCTACAGGTACGTGGAGAGCTTACTATAATGGTGTATTTCAGGAAAGCAAACAAAAGGACAATATGAAAAATACATTCCGTGTTAGAATAGGAAGTTACAGTAATAATTATAATGCAAATATTCCGGTCTATATTAGCGACTTGATTGTCACAAACGATCCTACAAGTTTCTCAGAAGCAGAAGAAATAATTGCTAATCAAATTACGTATGTTACGTACAACACGATAACTCCAGGACCTTTATCATTTGCAAATCACATTGGAGCTGTAGCCCCTATCGGACTAAGATCAGACTCGAATTTTGCATTACAATATCGAGCGGATGGACATCTAGCAACAAACAATGGTCTGAACCTATACAATACATTGGATTACAGTGGAAACAATCATCCACCACTTATTGGGTTTGGTTTGGATGGAATCGCAATTTATGGTGCTTATAGTGATGATTATAATGATATGATGGGTAAAAGTATTTCTTTGGATGAGTTTGGAGGTCATAGTCATAATGTATTGGGATACCATTATCATAGTCATAATGATACGGTAGATGGAAAGGAAGTGAATGTATTGATGAAAGGAGCATGGAAGGGAGACATTGATAACATTCCTTCTTTTTGGAATGTAAATGAGCCGGCAGTATATAATAGCAATACTGACGCTGGCAACGATAAATGGATTACTGGATCCACATCAAGTTCTACAACAAGTAAATCGTTAATAACCGGTTTCTCAGTTGCAGACATATCTATGCAGTATAATGAGCCATTATATTTACCATATGTTACAGATTACGGATCTGGTGGTGAAGATACTACATATAGCGTTACTAATAGTAGCGGACAAGAGCAAGTAATAATAAATAATGATTTCGTGAATATGACTTCAAATGATACCTATACAATTACAGCTACCAAGAGTGGAGGAGAATATTATCATGACGTATCTGACACAGGAATTATTGTATTGGCGAGTGGAATTTCAAACAATGTAATAGCTGAAACATATACGGATGTATCAAACCGTTATTTATTTACAAACTATTGGGCTTCATTTGATTTGTTAAATAGGACGGAAGGTGCCGATGCAAATACACCACAACCAAGAGGTATTGATAGTCCGTTAGTGAGTTTAAAACTACCAAAAACTCCATCATATCCAAGTAGTGCGAATACGTATAATTATTTTAATTTTGAGTTAGCGGACAGCAGTGAAGTTTCATATAACAATATTCATGATGTTCCGCAACAATTTACTGTTACAGGAGTATTGGGTCAAATGACAACGCCTCATTCACACTGGTCAGAGACGAATAAACCATCTGAAATGGTGGTATTAGACCCATTACCTGCAGCATGTGGTGGTAGAAAATTAGGAGCAGTAGGATATGATATAAGCTCATCGAATGCAGCAGAAGATAAAATGACATCAATCAGTGCCGGTATAAGTTGGGATACAAATTGGATAATTCCCACATATGGCAATCCTCCGAATAATTCTTCATTTGTTGTATCCGAGAATAACAATGATAATAATCAGGATGCAAGATATAAACCTGGATATTACTTCCGATACTACTTAGATGCGGTTCAGTCATGGACATTATTTATGGATGAATACGGAGGTCATACTCAACCGGATGGTGACTGGCATGTACATATAGGAACTCTTTTTGCTAAAACGGACTATTCCAATTGTGTTATTGGATACGCAGTCGATGGTACGCCAATAATTGGTGCTGGATCTACCGTTTTTGATAGCGGAGGAAATTCAATTGGTACATCAGTGTCTTCTTACAGAAGACGAGAATCGAATGAATATACAGATCAATATAGCCAAAATGGTGCAGGATTTTATATTTATGATTATATTCATGATATTACTCAAGGTAATTTAGATGAGTTTAATGGAGGATATATAGTTTTGGATAATTTTTTGACATATGCATATTTCGTAACTCAGACATATCCTATATGGCCTCGTAACATAAGAGGAAAAGTAGAAAATATAAAATATTCCATGTACAGCGATGCAATACCATATACAGTATCATTAACAGGTAGCGGTCCAAGCCCACCGTCCCCTTATTACAACTTTACTGATGCAGATGGAACCGTAGGAACACCAACACTAATAAAAGGTAAAACATATGTATTTACAAGAAGTGACAATAACCATCCATTTAATATAGGCAATGGGCACAATACAAACACTACTGGAATACCTGCTATCAGTACAGGAACAAGTAATCCAGTAAATAACGTAAATTCTATTGTAAAAGATCAATCGATTATCATAACAATACCTGGTGATTATTCAGGTATTTTGAAATATTATTGTTATTCACATTCAAATATGATAGGCGAATTTACAATTGCATAAGATTAAGAAAAAAAAATATATAAATAGAACGCACAGATTTACTATATTCCAATATAAGTATGAACATAGAAAACAATGTATTGACTATGCAAACAATACAGATTGCACCAATTCGTAATTTATATAGTGCTCTCAAAGATTTGGTACCAGACGTAACAATGATTATAGATAAGGACGGTATGAAAATCATTAATTTTGATAAAAATCACACAACCCTAGTCGCTTGTAAATTAAAGTTTGAAAAACATAATTGTAATCCTGATAAAATTGTTATTTGTGCAAATTCATTGCATTTATTTAAACTGATATCAAGTACATCAAATGATGATTTATTTTCAATGTATATAGACAAAGACGATTATCATGAAGGCAGTGTGTCTCATTTGGGATTACAATATGACAATGGAAAAATACAACAGTGTAACAACTATAAACTAAGATTATTTGAACCAGAAGAGGACGAGCTTGAAGTACCAGAAGTAACATACTCTGCAATTATTTACATGCCAAGTGCTGGATTTCAAAAGATTATTCGTGATTTAACAGGGTTATCTGATCGAATCAAGATCGAATCTGTAGGAGATGACTTAATTTTTTCATGCGAAGGTCAATTTGCGAATTCTCGTATCTTTCGTACCGAACAGAAAGCAGAATCAGATATATTAGAAGATAAAATGGATTCTATCAAATTCCGCAAAAAACCAGATCCATCTGTAGTTATGTCTGGTGAATTTCCCCTAAAGTCTTTGAATAATTTTATAAAATGTACTCCTTTATCTCAAAATCTAGAAATTTATTTGGAGAATAATTTACCGTTGATAGTAAAATACGATATTGGTTCTGACATGGGTGATATCAAATTATGCTTATCTCCTCTTCCTTCTGTAAAATATTAAATTACAATTACAATAACAATATAAAGTTTTCACGTTTAATATAGTATTAATATTTTTTAATACAATATTCAAATGACTACAGTTGAATTAGTAACCGATGGAAAAATGTGTTATAATGAACAAAATGAAATATCTATGGAAACTCGTATGGATCCATGGAAAATTAGCTACATGATATTGCCTAATTCTCGAAAGAAACTAAATGTATTAGACAGATCAACTGCCAGATGTTTATACTGTAAACATAATCACAATATAGTTTTGTTTAATCTAGAGCAAGATTATGAAGCATTTTTCTGTGAAAATTATTTAGGAGGAAATTGGGTTTTCACAAAAAAGTAAAACAAACATAGCTATTTCGCAAAATTGAAACTTCTTTATTTATAAACATCATTTATAAATATAGATATCACAGCACTTCACAGCACAATCAAAATGACAACTATTGAGACAAGTACTAAAATGAAGACTCTTCCATTGAAGTTCAAGTTAATCCATTATGGTTTGATGTCATTTTTGACGTCAAATACTGAAATAATCGGAGATGAAAATGTAAAGAAATTATTGGAAAAACTTCCAATATTTAATGGTATAGAAGAGCAGGTAAGTTTTTACGAAAAATTTGATTTAAAAGATATTGAAAAAAACATTGCAAAGCCAATGATAAAAGAACATAAAGATACAATAAAAAAAGCTGAAAAGACAGAGAAAAAGGAATCAAAAACGAAGGAAAATGAAGACAAGAAACCAACAAAAACAATAAAAAGAACAAGTAAAAAGGAAAGTTCTAAGAAAACGATTACAAGTGCGAATGTACTCAGTTGTTCTCCAGAAGAAATGAAACTTACCGAAGAAATGATCGAAGAACCATATGAAGAAACCAGTGAAAAAATGTCACAAGAGGAACAGAAACCAGCTAAAAAAGAAATATCTAAGAAAGAAAGATCTAAAAAGGAAAAAAAGCCGGTGAAAGAAGAATATGAACATACTTTGGAGAAAGGTCAAGATAAACCGATTGAAGATAAAATTGTACAAAACGGTCAAGAGTTGAATGAAGAAGAAGATATGTACATGATTAAATTAGACGGCCAACGTTATTGGACACCTGACGAGTATTTTAAAAACGGTCCTATATTTGATAGCACAATTGACGAAGATGGAGATCCAACTCCTGGAATACAAGTAGGTGTGTTAGTGGATGGAGAAGCAACAATAGAAGTTTAATTTTCTCCATGTCTTTTGAACATGGAACCATGTTTTGTAAGATATTCGACATTTTCAATCATTTGTGGATCTTGATGATTTGCATCTCTTAACCATATTTTTATGATGCAAAAGTTTTTTTTTGGTGATATCGTGATGCCATTTATACAATTATTGTATTCTTTATTCAAAGCTAGACTTTCTCCGGCAACTAAAAACATCATATGTCTCCATACTTGGACTACATTCTTATTTATGACTTTATACGAAAAACAACCACCATTCTTGTTATTTTCGTCTTCCCAAATCGGAGAAATCCCTTTTCTCATGAAAAAAAGCATACTATACTTTATTATATTATCTGGAATACTTTTATTGTAAGCTATTGTTTTTTCTACTGTGTCAATATCATCATTTATAATGTTGTAACCAGAAAGTGTCCAATTTTTTTCGGATGGTAAATGGTTGTATAAAACCCATTTGTCATTCAATGGATAAGAAGAACAAAGAGCTGAGCTGGAGGTAGATAGTGTTTCAGTACAGAAACTCATACCAACAGTATAAACAATATACAGAAATGTTCTTTATATTGTTTTGTTCTATGGAGTAATTCATTTTTTATTTTTTTGTTTTTTTTTACCACCTTTTTTGTTGGTAGATAGTCCTAAACTTTTTCCTATATCTGATATTTTATCCATAAAAAAATTGTTTTTTTTATTTTCTTCTACATTGTCGTTTTGCTCTGTCTCGGTATTTGCTTTAGGTTCTGTCTCGACATTTGCTTCAGGTTCTGTCTCGGCATTTGCTTCAGGTTCTGTCTCGGCATTTGCTTCAGGTTCTGTCTCGGTATTTGCTTCAGGTTCTGTCTCGGCATTTGCTTCAGGTTCAGCTTGTTGAACTGTTTTCTTATTTGATTCAGGTTCAGGGTTTTCCAAATCTGCTTTCTTATTAGATATATCTTTTTTTATTTTGACTTTATTTTTCAACGAATTTTTACCAACCTTATTTTTACCACGTATAATTTTCTTCGATTTCATGTTCTGATAATCTGCATATTTCGAGAACTTTGTTCTACAATAACTTTTTTTCGAGTCTGATTTTTTTATTTTTTTACATGGAAATTTACATTTTTTTTTGCTTAAATAAGTACATGCCGACCCTTTTTTTTTCGAATTTTTTTTACCGCCAATAATATTTGGAATAACACTCATTATACAATTCATTAATATTATTTTTTACTGTAATATTTAACATATTTATATGAAAAGTGATTTACAACCTAGGTAAAAAAATTAAAAGATCGAAAAAAATCAATTAATGATTTACCTTGTTCGTTATTGCTACTGTAATCGCTGTCAATCTCGCTGTCAATCTCGCTATCACTATTTACATCTTGTTCTTCCTTATTTTCTTGTTCATCCTTATGATCTTTTTCTGATAATCCAAATTTTTTAATTTCGTATCCGTCTTTTTTGAATGTAATATATTCATCACTTTTTATTGTCTTTGTTTCTACGTTGTGATCAACAATGCGAATTTCATAGTCCATATCATAAATATAATAAGTATTTTGCAATTCTAAAATTCTCTGAACAAAAGCTGGTGTAAATAAGTCATTTCCCTCTAAATAATATCCTGTAGGAATAGTTAATTCAATTGACCTATACATTGATGGGTGACAATATTGAACATATAGAAATTCTATGTTACTATTATTTGGCTTTGTATTCAGTTCTGTTTTGTTCATTTTTACAAAAGCAGGAAATGATTTGAATATAAACGCATCATCATAGCGAGCAATAAATAATGTCTCGTACTGTTGAGGAATTTGTTGTACTTCAGGATCATATGAAGGCGTTTTTATAGATGAACTTTGGAAATAAGCAAATTCATCTTTTAAAAACGTGTCGAAACAGCTTGTATACGAAATTACATACTGTGATTCTGAAGTAAAAAACATATCATCCACACCCATTTCTGTAGTGCATTCGCTTGTCAGAAGTGAGTATATTTGAATCCATTGTGACTCAGTCGGTTCATGTTTTATATATTTATGGATATATTCCCCAAATGGTTTTATGATTGATTTGTCAAGCCATTTTAGCAACATGTAATAATTATGTATTAACAAAAAATATGCGATTTGAGCATAAAACTTGTACGGTATTTTATTAATACAATTTAAAATCTGTCTTGATGATTGTTGAATATTCTTAAAAAGCATGAAAAATAGATTTGTACTGTTGATATTATATATATTGTATTATTTATATTTATTTAGAAGTATTTATACCAGTGAATAATTAAAAATACTTTGTAGATTAATATTCTAGAAAGACCACAAATGATAAACCATTTTAAATATTCGAGGGTTTAAATGTCAAGAGCTACCGTATTATTTCGGTTTGAAGTATTTTTTCTTCTACCTTTTTTTGGCATTTGAGAAGATTCCAAGTCTCTTAATGAAGATACACTCACAATTGATTCGCTACCAAGCTTATTTGAGTCATTTTCAATGGGTGAAGATACAGGAACGGAATCATTTATTTTTGGTTTCAAACCAGATAAAAGTTGGTCTATATCTGGAGTTGTTTGTGGTCCTCTCATATCAGGTCTTTTTAATGGTAATGGAGCATCCGGTTCATTAATATTTCTTGAATTTGAAGTAATATCTATACCACCTTCTCTAAACATAGGAGTCGCTTGTGCCATTGTAATATCTGGTCTATTACCAGGATGTGCAGTAAAATTCATAGATCCAGGTCTTTTAGGAGGAGCTTGTGATTTTGTTTCCACTGGAGCAGGTGGTGGTCCAAGTTTAGTATTTACTTCTTCAGGTGGATTCATCATAGATTTTGCAAAATCAAAAGCTGAATTTTGCTTGCTCATTGTATCTACCGCTGCATTTGAAAACATTTTCATTAATTCAGGACTTTGTTTAATAACGTCATTGAATCCTGGTGTCGCAGAACTCAACATTTTATTACTCATATTTACAACCGCTGCAGAGAATCCGATACGTAATAATAAAGACACTTCCGGTGCCATTTTTCCACCCTTGTATTTATCATGTAGCTCACTGAAAATTTCATCATAACTGTCTAAATCTTCGCTAACTTGTTCTCCCCATCCATCAAGGTTCAAGTCAAATGGATTTAATAATGCATTACCGTATTCCAATGTATTGATTACAGTTGTGAACCACCATCCTTGTAATTTTATACTGTCTTTTTTTCGTTTTTCTTCTAAAGCTCCTTCATATTCATCTTCTATTTCATCAAAATTTGATTCCATTGTAAATGAAGAACCATGTTTATAAGTTCCTTTTTCAGCCCATTCTTCGAGTTTTTTTATCATAAGCCGTTTTTTACGTCGTTTTTCTCTTTCCGATAAATGAACAGAAGATCTAGTCTCTTTTGGAATATCTTCACCAACTTTTGTAAAGCCATCCCATGTTCTTGCATTGGATGCGGATGTATCTTTAGTAGCTTGACCTAAATTGATATTATTTCCAGTCGAGGAATTGTTATTTTCATTCGATTTATTTCCTAAACCAAACATATTACCGAAACTTCCTAAACCTCCAATACCATTTATGAATTTTGATTGGCCATCTGAAGGAACAGAAGTATTCGTTTCCGACAAATCATTTAATTCGTTTTCTAACAAATCCAAATCTTCTAAATCTATTTTTGTTGAAGACGAAGAAGATTTTTTCTTTTCATTCATTAATAATTCTATTCCTCCACCCAAAGATGATGTTGAATCGATCGTAGAAGACGGCATTGCTGATTCGTTCAAAGGAATATTATCTAGATCAATATCTACAACCTCCATGTTTATGGTGATAATACATTATTTATTTTTAAATCCTACGCATCATATATTATATTTTTTCTAGAAACCAGATACCTTGAAGAAAACAATCGGCCAAATCGTCTTTCTTTTTCCCATATTGAGAGAAGTATGCATTCCAATTTGACAAATTATATTTCCTTAAAAGCTTTTCACAATAATAAATACCGTTTTTCTTGTTTTTTTGATAGCTTGTTTTTTCTTCAGATTGGTCTTCAAAACCTTTCAACTTATTACTCGAAGATACAAATTCAATATGATTTACACCATTTGATATAAAATGCTGAGCAATCATACCTTGTAATGTTTTCATACGATTTGCAATGGGACTTATTTGGTTTTCAATTACAACATGTGTTACTGTTTTAATTATTTGATTTTCAGAAAGTGCAGTATGTAGTTTTCTTCCTACTGTTATCAAATCTATTTTACTGGCATTTGTTTTCTTTGCAATTGATATTATTTCCCAAGATTTGTCATTGTAGTAATTATTCAAAGCATCTATAACTTCCATTTTGTTTTTAGGTGTTGTACAAGTACCTGTTAATTTTAGCAATTCCCTCAAAACTTCCACTTTTTGTTTTTTCAAATACGATATGCTGTGTTGTTTTGAGGGAATAATGTATTTAGTATTTTGTTTTGCGTGAGTATTGCAGCAATAAATATTATTTTTTTTATATGTAGCCGTTTTACCACAAACTTTTTTATTTGTTTTTAATACAATTTGACATTTTAATTGTTCGCTAGAACTTTCTGAATCGCATAAATTTATCACGTTCCATTCTAAAATCTCCAGTGAAGAATTTTTTTTTTCCAAAATACAATACGCTAAATTTTTAATACCTACATCAAAGCTTAGTAATCTCATATGTATTATGTCAAGTATTGTTTATAAATATTTTAAGCAATAAGTTTCAAATATTTATAAAAAAATCTTATTTATCTATATACAATGGCTATTATTGAATTCACTGACACAAATAATATTAAATATGAATTAAATACTGATTCAACAAACGGTTCTGTAACTGTATCAACTAACGTAACTTCAAAATATTTGGAAATCCCACAAACAATAGTACATAATGGTGATACTTATACAATAACAAAGATAGATCCACAAGCATTTAAGGATAACACAGTAATTGAAAATGTAAATATACCTGCTTTTATGGAAGAAATTAAATTAGAAGCGTTCAAGGGTTGTACTAATATTAAAACGATAGTGTTTCCATCTTCCGTTACTTCATTAGAGAATTTATCATTTGAAGGTTGTTCGTCATTGTCTACTGTTATTTTTCAACACGAAACGAGTCTTCCAACCATAAATTCAACTGCTTTTGATAACATACATGTTGATAGCTACGCAAAACATAGAGGTGTTAGTGATATTTCTAGTTTAATTGGGAAATTCAACACAATAGTGGATTTAAACATTCATATATTAGCGTATTCAGAAATAGAGAAGGATAAAAATTATTTTGTATTTTACAGTGTTTCTAGAAAAAATATCAATAAACTAAAAATGCGTTTGTATCAGTCAGATGGTACGTTAGTATATTCAAAAGATCATGTTTTTGAACGATATACTGCTCTCGAAATGCTAAATAAAATGAAAACTGTTGGTGGGACTTTTCATTTGGGAAATGAATCTACTAATCCAAATGTAAATATTAGTTTTACAAATGTTTATAGAGAAGGTTGGAATATAAAACAACAAAAACGGTTAATTGATCATGTTAACAAGTCATACAAAACTGCTTTCAGTAGCATTGCAAATTACAATGTATCTATTGACAATACAAATACAAATATGAATATGATCATTAATAGCACTCCTTATCCTGAATTAACATACACTGAAGCTGGAATTATTATTTTTGAACAAACAGATTCTAGTAATCATTCATATCCAATACAATTTGTACGTGAATCTGACTCACAAGTATATGCCAATGTTTATAGAGAAGGGAAACTACAAGAAGGTCATACTTATTATACAATTGTACGTGTTGATGCATTTACACCTACGCTGAAATATTACCATAGCGGAAATAATTCATTCGGTTTGATAAAAAATGGGATCGCGATACCATATACAGTATCAACATTAGGATCTAGTTCCCCTTACTATAATTTTACAGATTCAGACGGAAATGTTGGAACACCAACACTAGAAAGAGGTTTATCATATATATTCACACGCAATGATAGTGGTCATCCCTTCAATTTGGGAAATGGTTGGAAACAAAACACTACTGGTATTCCAATCTCCAGTACAGGAGTATCTAATGGTGTGAATGGAGTGAATTCCATTGTTAACAATGAATCAATCACGATTTCTATACCATCTGATTATTCAGGAATTTTGAAATATTATTGTTATTCACATTCATCTATGATAGCTGAGTTTACAATATTGTGAAGTCTGTTGAAATTATTACATCATCTATGATATATTTTTTTCTAACCATTCTTCGCATTTTTGTTTATCTGACTTTGTGGTAGATTCTTTTGATTCTTGTTTATTTTCATTACAATTCATTGCTAGAAAGTTTATCTGTTCCAATCTTGTTTGACCTAAAATAGAATTAATTTCTTCAAATTTGCTCCATATAAACATTGGAATATCTTGGGATAAAATACGTGAAAGAAATTTATTTGGATTGTTGTGTAAATAAACTACTTCTTTGTACAATTGATGTAACGTATCTTTGCTCTTTTCACTAATTTGACTATATATGTAGTTTGAACAAACAATGTATTTTTCGCTATTCGTTAAATTACATACGCTGGGCTTCATGAAAAAAGTTTTTTCATAAAAATGCGATACAAAGGTGAATATATCTAATGAAAGTTTTTCAAATGAATCGCTATACTTTATTATACAATCACTACCTTTTTTTGAAGTAGTGATTGCAATACAAATTTGTAATATTAAACTTAATGCATTTTCATATTCAGTTTGGCGATAAGCCGAACATAAGACTAAATTAAAATGTTGTTTTGAATATGACATATATGTTTCATTGCTGAAAAGGGAATTCCATTTACATGTCATATGTTTGCTGCGTTTATTGAGAAAGTTTAAAGGTTGCAATGTTCTTTCATCAAAATGCAAACACCTCAAAACAGAAATATCTTTCCATTTAAAATTCATAATATTGCATATTTCAATTATTTCAAAAAATACAAAATATATTTCATCTGTTTTATTATTGCGGTATTTAGAAGCAAATAATGATGGTAATAAACGATATGGATTTGCCAAATGACGTATTTCTTTCCAATTATCTATTTCATTCGTGGAAACCTCAATTTCTTGAAGAAAGCTATTTAATGAATATGAATAATATTTACAAGGTTTTGATTCTAGAAACGAACATTTACAATGTAATGTTATATTCAGGTTACATCTTGGAAATAAGTAGTATATCATTGTAGTAAGCCTTCTTTGATTTTGAGTGTTACTTGTTTTAACATAGAATGGTTGCAAATTTTGCATCTATTATTTTAACTTATAAAAAAAGTAATATTACGTTTATATAAATTATTATAGATCTTTCAGTTAATTTTGTTGTTTCTTCTTCATCAAGTATTTTACCCATATTTCCTTATCGTAATGACTCAATGCATTCATTTTATTTTTCTTCTTTTCTGGTAGTTCTTCATAGAACTTTTGTATTTGTGGGTCATCAAAGTCAGCTAACGGTGAATAATTGTCTTCGTTAAGGGTAACTTTAATTTTTTTAATTTTCTTTCTTTCTTTACGAGGAATTTCATCCTCTTTTATTTTGTCAACAACTTCTGTTTTTGATTCTTCTTCTTCTTGAATGATATTATTCATTTGGGTTAAAGTGGTTGTAGAGAGTTCTCTTACTTTTTTGAATATGAAATATCTGTTCAAAAATGAAACTGTTTTTTCGTGATGTGTCATCATAGTTGCATCTTTGAAATCTCCTACGTCATTATCATTCTTCATGTCTTGTTCTAATAATCCATAAAATCGTTTAAATAACGCAGTTGATTCTCGAAATCCTATAGATCGTAATTCATCCTTTTCAAGCAATACAAAACCATAATTTTCCATCAATTGTATAAGATATTCAAAGTTTACTAAATATTCAGTGAATGATTTATCAATACTTTCTTGAAAAACTTGTATAGGTAGTCCAATTGATGTTTCATCTGGTTTGAATTCTTGAATCATGGAATTGTATTTTTTTACAACTTCAAACATTTTTTTTCCGTTTTTATCAATTCGTATAGATTCATTCTTTTTTATCAATGTACCATTAGAACGTTTATGTAAAAATTTAAAAACTTCTTCTCCGTCAAAACAAGTTCCTATAAAGTATCCGTGTAATCTAGTGCATTCAGCGACATTTTTTAAAAAGGAATGCAATGTTTTTGAATTTTCAAAGAAATAATGAAGTGAAAACTGACATGAGCTTATATGAAACCCTTCGTTTGCAATTCCATGTTTGAAAACATATTTTTTATAATTTGTATTTTTACCATGTCCAAATATAGATTGAACTAGTTCTTTTTCCATAGAACTGTTAAATGCAGTACCTTGGGTTCTTATATTTAAACTGCTATTTCCTTCCACGAACAAAGCGCGAAGAGACGATGTTTTGTTTCTCACTCTTTCACGAAGGTATCTTATACACGCGCCATTATAAGGGTTTGTAATATTATCTCCGTGATAGTCTATTCCAAGAACAAACTTAATTTTTGAATATGTCCATTTCGAAAGATCACCACCTTTCCCTACTGAGAAATCTATAAGTATAGGTTCGCTAATATTCATTCGTTTTCTAAGGTGATTCGAAATATTGCTAATCAGTTTTCGCTTTACATAATTGTGAAACACACGTAACGAATTAGTTGTTGATTCATTTTTTTTTGTAATATTGTAATAAACGGCATCAGTAATTTCTATTTTTGGTATTTCTTCTTCACCGCAAATCATTTTTTCAGTTATAGGTAAATGAATTGATTTCCAATTTGTATCTGCGGTTGTGTAATTATTCATACTTTTCATCCCTTCTCGTAAAGCCTGGGTTTTATCTTGTCTAACTCTCAATGGTACCCACTTCCATGGACCTTTTTTCATATTATCATCCTTCAAATATTGAAACTCTACAACCATGTTTTCATCGAATACATCTCCTTCAACTGTTTTCATTCGTAACTTTCGCGTAGAATCTTCTTCCAATTCAATATGACAAATATATGCTTCTGGGTCATATGGTTCTGTAGGAACAAAGGGCATTGCTTCATAATTAGACTCACTGTCTTGTCCAATAAGTTTTGTAAAGTATTCATCATTGTCATACAATACGTCATGGAAAACATTCATGTGCTTATGTTTTTTTTTATCAAAACCTACATTTAAAATAAGGGTTTTATAGGGTATGATATTTTTCAATGTATCTGTTCCTTCATTTGCAATATATTTAATTAGGTCTTGGCCATCGTCTCCTTTTTTTGTTTTTACTAAAAAGTCTATTGTATTATAATATGGTGGTTTCCATTTAAAAGAATGTTTCCATGTAAATTTTTTCCCTAAAGTATTTGCTTGTCCTGGATTATCTCCGCCAACGCCTAGATTCATAGGAGTAAATATTAATCCATCTACTTCATACTCGTAATTTCGATTCAAAACAAGTGATGATGCTTCAAATATAGTTTGTTCATTTTCTCGATATGTTTCGAATTTTTTGCATCTAAATCGGAATGCGCACTTTGCATTCTGTGTCACTTGTTCTACTTTGAACAATGAACTAAACTTTTCAAGTAAAGATAATCTATATTTATCTTCTAATGCGGTATCATCATTAGTGGCAAATGGCAAATCTCGTACATGTGCATTTTTTTGCATTCCACCAAAATAATAGATGTCAAATGCAGCGTACAAAAATATCATATCTTTATTGGGTGGTTTTCCATGTAGTATATACTCTCCATCCAATAAGCTGTCAAAGCAGAGTTTTTCCTTAGTTATAGATCCTGTGAACATCACCTTTAGATTATTTGAAATCATGAAAATTTTTCCATTCTTAGACACGTAAAGCAATGCTCTTTGTCCATCTGCTTTTTCAGTTACAGTGTAGTCTTTGACAATAGATATTGTACTTGATAGCATTGTTTCGTCATGAATTGTATTTTCCAATTGAATTGGTACTGATTGTGGTCCAATAAAGTAAGGTGTAGGAATTCTAGTATTCAACCATGAATCTGTATGTATTCTACACATGTAAGTATCAATAATCTCTTTTTGTTCATTGTAGCTTACAGGATATGGTGTTTCTTGAAGTCCAGATAGAACAAATCGAATGCACTTTTTGATTTTACTCATAAGTTTATCCACACCTTTTTTATTACTTTCATAAGAACTCATTCGAGTATTATCCAGTTCCAATTCGATTTCAAATATAGGCGGTGTGTCAAATACACCAGATTCCTGTATTGTTTCTGTGGGTATTGGTGAAGCATGACCGTTCTTTCTTGTATTTATTTTATTTTTGCGATTCGTTTTTATCATACTGACGTCTACAAAAACAGGATAATCTAAGTGTCGGAAGCGAACACGGTTGATGCTTCTATATGTTTTTTTGGATGTTGGCCAATCATACAACAGTCTCTTTATTGGGATATATTGTGTATAATTAAAATCGTAATCTTCTTCTTCCATGTAAGCAACGCGAAAATTAAAATCTTCAAAATCAATATTTTTAAACGGTTTTCCAGTTTCTTGATTTATTATGACGTTTTTTTTTGTAAATTTTATCCCTGACAATCCTTTGAGTTGATTCAAGTCATTGCTGCTACAGTACTTTTGTATCAACGTTTTACCTTCTAATTCAGCTCTAATTTTTGACATTACGTAATTTTTTCTTCCACCCCCTTTTTGATTATTTTCATCTAAACCTTTATAATCTTCTACATTTTCGTCTTTTTTGTCGTTATCGTCCATATCGTCTTTATCGTCTTTGTCGCCTTTGTCGTGCTTGTTATTTTTTGTTTCATCGGCATTATTTGTACGTGTATTCTTATTAATTTCATTTTTTTTCCCATAGTTATTATCATTTATGTATCTTTCTGGAATTATTCGTAACATTTGCTTTCCTGTCATATCATGTGCTTCCGACAACCAACCATTTGACAATAAATTTTCTACCACGTGTTTGTAGTCGATAACTGTAATTGGTTTTGCGATTTTGGGATTCGTTCCAAATCTTATTTCTAGCTCTGGAGAAAGGTTTTTATTTGTTTCGATGTTATCGCACTTTACTAAATAGTGCTTCAACATTTCTTCGAAATCAAAAGATAAATCTTTTCTGTGTGTTTCTTTAGACATTATGACGAATTATATATAATAACAAGAAAAAACTATATATATTTCAATTTTATTGATAATATTTTATTTCCATACAGCATGTAATACAATGTTTTCATATAAAATATTCTTTTTAATTGGTTTTTCGATAACCATCCCTAAACAATTTGCGATATTTTCCAAATCGCTTACTTTATAACTACTTATACCTTTTAATGGTTTTTCTTCATTAATTAAATGGAAAAACTTTTCATTTATCTCAATTAAGGTAAAAATTTTTTCATTGTCATCAACAAACAAATTTAAACTACGACTATTTTCTTTGTAGATAACTATTGTTTTTATTGTCTCAGATTTTCTTTCAAAACGCAGACAGGTTTTTTGTTCTAGATTTACTAATATAATATTGCATTCATAAAATATGCAACAAGCAAATATTGAATCAATTGGCATTTTAGGAAGAGTGAGTATATTTTCTGCTATTTTACCACAATTTATTTTTGTTATTTTAGCACAGAGTTGATTCGTAATTTCTTTTGAACCTAGCTTAAAGAACTTTTCTGATATTTGTTTTTTTTCATTCATCTCTGTGTTTATAATATTTTTTTTCAATAAATATTCATCTTTACCATAGTTTCCCAAATATAATGCCCAAAACAATGGATCTTGTGATTTTTTAACATGAGGTAAGCTACGTAAGTTTGCTTTTGCATTTATGTTGTTTGATATATTTATCATTTCGTCGTTTTTATCGTCATTTTTATCGTCATTTTTATCGTCATTATTTTCCTCTTCCAAAACGTCTTTTGTATTGTCATATCCTTTAACTTCTATGTCGATTTGTGATTTTTTCACATCTATTGTGCGATCCCTAGTTTCGGTAGAGTACATAAACGGTTCTAAGTCACATATAGACCAATTATTGCCGGTTTGGCAGATTGGATCGATCCAAAACATATTACTCTATAATAAGCAATAAATTATATTTAAGTATTTTCTGTTTCTAAGAGATATTGTTTGCATTTATCAGCTTCTTCTTCAATTTTATCCAAAATTACTTGTTGTTTGTCAATATATTCAATAAATTGTGTTATTTCACGAATTGCCTCTTCTGGTATTGTAGATATATTAATCATAATACCATTTTGATTTTCATTTAGTTTTACCACAGGGTATTTACGAAGTATAGATCCAATAACAATATGGTTGTACGATTCAGTTTCTCTAATTCTATTTAGCAAAGTGGCATTCATAATCGTACTGAAATTATGTGAACAAAAAAGTAATCTTTATATATTTTCAGTTTATTCGCTTTTTATTATTTGTTTTTTGGAGGCATCATCAAATTACCTAATATTTCTACACAAGAGTCGTTTAATTCGTATCTTGTCCCAATCACTTTAACGCTTATATTATCGTCTTCAGAAATAGTGTTAAAATATTTATTTTCAGCAAAATGATCTCTCAAAACAAATACAGTCGCAGGTATGTTACTTTTATCATCAAATACATCGGCATGGATTCCAGCCTTTGTTACACTTCGCACTTTACAATCAATCCATGAACCCTCTGCAGGGTTGTATGTTTTGCACTCAAATATTACTGTAAATTCTATTTTGTCCCCTTTCAATGTACCACTAGTGTATGTTTTAATATTTACTGTACCTGGTTTGACATAACCCTCTTTTATACACTTACCTTCAATATAATGCTGAATAGAAGACTTTAGATTTTCCTTTGTAGTTCCTACACCGATATGACGAGGTAATAAGAGTATTTTCATTTCCAATATGTTATTAAAATACAATCCATCATGGGTGATAGGTTTGTTGTTTTGTTTAGCCTTTTGATTTACTTTCTTTTCTGCCATTATTAAACTATATAAATATCATTTATATAATTTCTTATTCCTTTTTCAATTTTATTGTTTTTTGCATTTAGATATCAAATATGATATCATTTCCTATTGTTTGTTTTGTGATATTGAATTCCGTTAATTTTGTTTCAATCGCTTCTTCTAGATTTAAAAACCATTGACCTTTTCCATTTGCTGTCATAAATCTTAATAATAATTCAAATAACAAACACATATGAATCTTATTCATATAGATATTATCACCTTTTATCTTGAAAAAAGTTACACCTGGATTATGTTTTTCTAGTTCCAAATTGTTTTTCGTTTTTCCATTAACCAAATTTAAAAATTCGATTCGTTTTATTGTTTTTTCCTTAGTAACTTGATCTAAATTCGCACCAGATGCATTTCTCGCCTCTAAAATGTACTTTACTTTTACTCCATACTTGAACACTTCTGAACCTTTCAAAACAGACGCAAACACTGCTAAAGGTTGATGTGGTACTATAAAATCGTTTATATATTTAACTGCTTTGTCAATGTATTTATGCTCGTCTCGTACTCTTTCTAGTAGCTCTTGTTGCTTATTAAAAGAATTCTGCAAAGCTTTCACTTCAGGTTTTTCTTTTTCTGTGGTCAAAATATCTCGCCATACATTGTTATTCCAAACCATAAGAACATTTTTAGTTGCTTTTGTTATACAGAGAACGTAAAAATCTTTTGATATTTTTTTGATTTTATTTAAAAAATAACTTTTTATTGTTTCTTCTACTGTAGTAAATGCACTAACTGGTTTGCTTTCAAAATCTGTATTATTTGTAAATAAATTTATCACAATGCTTGACCGGTCTTTATATAGTAAATTGTCCATGTAATGATATAACAGATGAAATAATATGTCATTTTTTTCCATCAGCTCGTTTGAAATTAAATAATTAAAAACAATAATACCAACACTATTTATATCATTTGATTTTTCCAATTTGTAAGTTTTATTCAAATTTTTGGATGTTTCTTGGATTTCTTTTGTTTTATTGACTCGGAATTCAATTATATCTTGTTCCCAAATAGAAATGTGTTCGTGAATTTTTTTCATATGGTTTTCAAAAAGTTTATTTATATCAGCAGTAGCTGAATCTATTTTTTTACCTAAAGCACTTGTTTTTGGTTGTTGGTCTTGAATTGCTTGTAATGGTCTATTATTTTCTAAATAATCTTTTGGTATCTTTGGAGGAATGTGATGAATACTATCATTATTTGCTATGACTGGGATTTCGTTTTTTTCAGGCAATTCTATTGTAACATTTTTGGGTTTAAAATCTACCGGAATACTTCTATCATATAACGAAGCATATTTATCGGATATTTCGTCAGGTTGAAAAACATAAATATCGTCACGCTTTACCAAATACCCAGAGCGCCCATTGCAAACAATCCATTCTCTTTTATTTTTAAGAAATCTTGAAAGTGTATAATATATTTCTTCAATTGGGTATGCTTTATTCACTTGTATGTCTTGTACCAAATTCTTTAAATCATAAAATGTACGATCTCTGTAAAGATCCCTTATTCGTTTTGCAACTCTCTCAAAGTTTTGACTAATATGATGAATATTGTATGTAGTTTTACTTATTTCTTTTACAACGTTATTTGGCTTACATGTGAATTCGCATGTTTCCATATAATCACATTTACTCGAAAATGCTTTGTCACCTACCTTGTATTTGAGTTTTTTACCAGTAGATGTCTCAATATTTATTTCAGTTCCTATGCCGTTTTCTGTAAAGTTATTTTGACTTGAATTCAGAATACAATCAACCGCTGTCTCTTTCATTATGCGAGTTATTTTGCCGATTTGAATTGCTTTTTGTTCTGCATATCTATACATGTACATATCAGCTGTTTCTAACATTGATATTTCATCTATAGCTACATGCATATATATTTCCACATTTCTCTCTGATAATGGTAATTTACAGTGACTTTTGTTTCTAACAGCACGACCAATTACTTGCTCTATTCTACTCATATTATACCATGGATCTAATACATGTACCTGCCTTACATTTTTGAAATCGAGGCCTTCGCTACCAGCCTCTGAAATCATAACTACTTTTACATGTCTTCCATCGTAGTTAGAATTATTCATTATCAACTCTAAATCCAAATCGTTATTATGAGAGTATAATTTGGTTCCTGTTATCATGGCATATTTTGCAGTATATTCATCTTCTGGTTTTTTCTTTTTCATATTGAGCGGATTTATAGAAGGTTGTTTTTCCTTTAAGAATGGTTTTACATGAGATGAATAACTATATCTCCCAAAGCCCATTTCTTCAAGAGCGATTGCCATTGGTAATAATCCACCATCTAAATATCTAGAATATATTATTACAATTCCTTTTGATTTTGATACTGCTTCACATATTGATTTTATTTTAGAACTGTACTTTCCAATATTTTCTGGTGCAAATATTCGACCGTACTTTTCCATAATACTTGGAATATACTCGAAATTGTGAATTTGTTCGTATGGAGCATTCGTTTTTTGATATTTCATAACACTTTCCATTCCCTCTTTTCCGTGTAAATTTGATGTTATTCCTTCAAATACTTCTTTATTATTTGTTTTTATGTGTTCATATAGTGCATCAGAAGGATAAGTCATATTTAAAGCACTTATTGGTTTTATTAATTCCTTGAAACCAAAAGATAATCTTTCTTTAAAATCAGTGATATTTTTACTTAGAGCTTTTAATATTCCATTATATGCATGCGATTGATAATTATCTAAAGTATCAATGTACATATTATCCAATACGTATTTTTCTGGTTCAGCGCTTATATTTGTTCCGTTAAACTGTTTTTCTGGGTACTTGTAAGATTCTAGAATGCATTTTTTATCTGCAAAGTCCTTCGGATATATTCTATAAGGAAAAGTATAAGGATTTTCTCCACGAACGTACGAAATATAACCAGTCAGTTTTCTTTTAAGTAAATCTTGGCCACTTTCTTCTATAATGATTCCTTGTTCATTTTTTTTTTCTTCAATGAATTTCCCATTTTTATCAAATACTTGTTTCCTTGTTATTACCGCACGTTTGTCATTCATATTCATCAAATTTGTCACCCATATTATTTCTTCGTGTGAATTATACAACGGTGTTGCCGATAAAAATAGAAAACGTGCATACTCACAATATCTTACAATTTGCAATAATATTAATGCTGTTGATTTTTTAGTATTTTCTTTTCTTGCTATCATATTGTGAAATTCATCAACAACAATTAATCTATGGTCAAATTTATTTTTTAAACGTTTGATCACAGCTTTTTTTTGTTGTTTTACCTCTTCCGAATCAGTTAGTTTGACTGGTTGTAAATCTATAATTTCTGGTAATTCATTCTCAATTATATCAGGTAGCTCGAAATTTGCTACGCCTTCTACTTTTCTTTTTCTATCCATCTTTCTTTTCATGTTTTTCTGTTCCGAGTCGCTATAAAGAGCCACAGAATCATACCCCATGAAATTGTAAAATTTTTTAATTATTGTTTTAATTGATTTTATTACTGTATCTCTTGGCATACCGCTAATTTGTGCAATATTAATCTCTCTCAATAAGCTATTACCGACGCACGTATCAAGATTCCAAGTACCATTTTTAGTCTTTTGTAATTTATTCGGATCAAATAACTGTTTTCTGAAATTATCTTGTACATTTGGTGATGCAATTATTAGAATTCGCTTTGTTATTCCAGTCTGTTTCATGTAATCTCTCATTTCTTCTGTAATACCGATTGCACTGCAAGTTTTACCTGTTCCTAATTCATGGTAGAGTAATAAACTATTATAAGGAGTACTGAGAGACATGAAATTCTTTACAAATTGTTGATGAGGTGATATTTCAAATTCTGCACTGCATTGGCGATTCGCTTCTTCTTCTATGTTTTTATTTATACGACCGTCATATTTTTGGTCATCAAATTCTTTTTTTGATGCAATTTTGACATTGAAATCCTTATCATCTAATTGTGGAAAAATAGAGCTATTCTTTTTCTTGGTGTTATATTCGCGTCTTTCTTTTTTAAAAAGCTTACTATTGGCTTCATCAATATCTTGTTCGATTAGTCCATCTTCATCTTGACTTTCATTTTCTTCTTCACTTTTATCTTCTTCACTTTTATCTTCTTCTTCATCTTCACCTTCACTTTCATTTTCTTCTTCACTTTCATTTTCTTCTTCACTTTCATCTTCACCTTCACTTTCATCTTCTTTTTCACTATCGTCTTTGATATCAGATTCTTTTTTTTCCTCAGATTTATTTATTTCTTGATTTGTGAGTGATTTTATGTTTGATGCTACTGCAGACGTGATTGTGTTAAAAACATTTGTTGTTGATTCTAACAACGTATTTGCTTTACTTTGAACACTGTTTTTAATAGACATATTTATATCGGTTTCATTTTGTTCTAAACCTTCCGGATTCGGATCATCATTCAATAGATTACTTTCGGTATTGTCCAATAGGTTGTGTTCATTATTGTGTTCTTCTGTCTGTTCCTGTTCCTGTTCCTGTTCCTGTTCCTGTTCCTGTTCCTGTTCCTGTTCCTCTGGTTCCTGTTCCTCTGGTTCCTGTTCTGGTTCCTGTTCTGGTTCTTTTTCCGGTTCCTGTTCTGGTTCCTGTTCTGGTTCCTGTTCTGGTTCCTGTTCTGGTTCCTGTTCTGGTTCTTGTTCTGGTTCTTGTTCTGGTTCTGGTTCTGGTTCCTGTTCTTGTTCTTGTTCTTGTTCTGGTTCTTTTTCCGGTTCCTGAACCTGTTCCTGTTCCTGTTCTTCTTGATTTACAACTTTGTTTTTTGTTTTTTTTCTTTTATTATCTACAATTTCATTTTTGTCTTTTTTCATTTGTTCTTTGTATTCTTCTTTGTCTTTCCGTTTTTTTTCTTTGAGTTCTTGTTTTTCTTTTTCTTTTTGTGCTTTCAAATTTAACTTGTCATTGGCTTTTCTTTGTTTTTCTTCGTTTATTATAGCTTTTGCTTCATCGATTGGCAAACATTTATCTAAACTAGGAACATACCATTTTCCACGTGGGCAAATCTTCTTTTTAGTTTTATTATGAGGCTCAATAATCGAAGATTGTTTCAATGTTTTGCGCTCGATATTTGTATCACTCATCTTTTATATTAATTGATATTATTTTTTGTTAATGTTAATAACATTGTTGTGTTTAAACAGTTATAGACATTTTGTATAATTCTTTTTTTTTCTAAATTATAAGGGCGTATGCAGTTTAAACATTCAGGCAAATTTTTCCATTCCATTTTACTTACTTCACTCTTCTGAAAGTTATTATTTGCTATACTATCTTCGAATCCCATATACATCAAAAAGTACTTATGTCTATAAGAGTTGTAATTAGATCCAGTAAATGTTTCTTCTACTGGTAAAATATTTCGTATGTTTTTTAGTTTAGAATTTCTATACCCAGTTTCTTCTGTAAATTCTCTTATTGCGCAATAATAATCACTTTCTTGTGCATTACGCCTACCTTTAGGAAACCCCCATTCTGGTTCATCCCATATGGGATTCATATTACTTTCTTTTATAAGATCTAGTAAGTCATATTTTACTCCATTTTTATTAACTCCGTTAATCAAAAGAAGTATGCGTTCTTTCAAATTAGGAATAGTTCCACCAGATTTGACTACATTATACTTTTTTATTAATACACTCTTTTCGTATTGGGTCATTTGATTTAGCATATTTAATATGTAGTTTCTTTGATATGCCGAAAATTTTCCTCGCAGGAAATCGATATATCCTAAAGTATCTTTTCTTCTTATCATTAAAAATTGTATTTCGTTTTCAAAATAGCGAAAACATATAATACCCAAGCTTGTTATTGGAATTTTGCATATATGAAATAAATGTCCATTCTTTCCACAGTTATTACAAAATAATTCACTTCTATTATTCATTACTTATTATAAAAAATAAAAATACTGTTTATGTTTTTATATTTTTTAAAATATATGATAATAATAGACATTGTAATATGAAAGACCTTAAATCGGATGTATGGTTACCGTCGTTTTGGTTTTTCATGTACTCTACCGCACATGGATATCCAGATTTCCCTAATAAGGTAACAAAACGAAAATATTATGATTTCGTACAAAACATGCCTTTATTTTGTCCGAATTCGACAATACAAAAGAAACTAATGTATATACTTGATAGCTTTCCAGTGACGCCGTATTTGGAGAATAAGGACTCTTTTACTTATTGGATTCACTTTATTCATAATAAATTAGATTACGAATTGGGAAACGAAGAACATACATATTTTCAACATTTAGATAATTATTACAATAATTATTTGCCAAAATCATATAAAATTTCGGAAAAATTTGGTGTTCAAAAGAAACATATCATTATTGTGTTTTTAGTAATTTTTGCTTTTTTTATTGTCTACTATACAAAATAATGGATCATTATATAAAATGCGTATTGAGATTGTAATATTTGCAATCACTGCTTTAATCATTTTTAATATTTACACAGATGGAAAAACTTTAAAAAATCTATTGTCGTATAAAAAATATTATCAAATGGCTGGTGTAGCATTTGGTGGGTTTGTGTTTTTCTGGTTATTTAAAAAGAATCCGGCAAAAGCAAATGAATTATTTGCAACATCTCATGAATACTTGAAGTATTTGCCAGTTGATCAAAATACTAGCAATGTTATATCTCCCATATTAGACTTTACTTCAAAACAAAGTTATTACAATAATATGTCAGATGGCAAAACAAATCAAGGGAATGGGTTTAGCATGATGAATATGCTTCTTCCGAATGGAGGTACAAACAGTCAATCTGAATCGCGAATGATGAATTCAGGTAAAAAAGGAACAAAGAGGTCTGTAAGCGAAACAAAGAAAAAATTCGTTGCGGCTAGGCAAAATTGGAAATGTGGGGATTGTAATGATCAGTTATCGGCATGGTTTGAAATAGATCATAAAGTACGGTTAGAATATGGCGGTAGTAATCACATAGATAATCTGGTTGCTTTATGTAGAGAATGTCATGGAAAGAAAACTACTATTGAAAATCTTTAGGAAAATATAGATAGTTTTATTATATAAGTAATGTTTGGTATTTCAGATGATATATGGGAGAATAAATCTTTCAAGAAAATTGTAAAAAACTTTATTTATTTTGTGTTTATTGTTTATTTTATTTTTATATTTTCCAGAATAGCAAAAAATGAAGAAGCAAATACAGATCGAAATAATGCTCTTTATTTGACAGCTATTATTTTACCTTTGATGGCATTTGCATTTTTCATATTTTTAAAGTTAGAAAGTAAAAAATACTTGGTTGTTGTGTTAATTATGGGAATTTCTATGTTACTTGTTATATTAAGTTCTAGACTACCTTCTTTCCATAAAGTCTTGAAAGACGTTTTTTATTCTTTTACCGAGTTCACGCGACTTCCACCGTTATCTGATGATTCATCGTTTTTACTCGTCATTATTTCTAAATTATTACTATTTTGTATTTTCGTAATGTTCATAACTATCTTATTCAATGTGTTTTTGAATGAATCGTTTAGGCAAAAAGGAAAAGTTGGGATTTTTCTTTTTTCTCTTATGGTTATTCCTTGTTTAATTAATGATTACGTACAATATCTTTTTAGAGAATTTATTTCGACTCCTATGGTAGTTTATGTCCTTATTTTGATAGAAGTCATTTTAATTTTACTGTATATTTTCATTCCTAAACTAATGTCAAAGTATATTTTTAATAAAAGTAATCGTATAATCAAGGAGCCAATGTTTTTGTACAGTAAAAAAACGGTTGCTGGACCAGAGATATTCTATAATTCAACTAAGGAATATGAAGAACTGGAAAAGCAGTATAAAGTAAGCAAAACTTTGAGTAAAGACGAAAATAAAAATTCACTCAATAAATCTTTTATTAGGAATTACAGTGTTTCATTATGGATGACATTAAATCCTCCATCCATTTCTGATAGCGAAGAGATTATGTTGTTTAGAATTGGTGAGGATTCCGGATCTTTAGAAGAACCTGACGATCCACAATTAGGAACTCCTTATATTGGTATTATTGGAAGGAAACTTATATTTGTGTTTTCGAATAATGAAGGAAATTTAGCAAATGGTTATAGCTTGGACGATGTTACTCTTATTTTAGATGTAGAATTCCAAAAGTGGAATAATTTTGTTTTTAATTATAATAACAATCAAGTAGATTTGTTTGTAAATGGAGAATTGATGCATTCACTTGATCTGGCAAACCATTTACCAGTTTATAATCACAATATTGTAATTACTGTAGGGTCAGACACAAAAAAGGTTCATGGTGCAATATGTGAATTGAGGGTTCATTCAAAAGTACTCAATCAAACACAAATACGTCAAGCATATAATATTTTGAGTATTCAGAATCCTCCAGTAAATAATCTACACTAAAAATATAATGAACTCTACTTTGATTATTTTAGGAATAATTCTTTTGATTGTTATATATATTTTATATAAAGTTGTTTCAGAAAAAGGAAAAGTAGTAACCACAAAAGTCGATCTTAGTGATTCGAACGGTACTGTTTCTTACAAAGACTTATCTCAACCTAACTCTTCTCGTTATTGTTTTAGTCTATGGCTTTATGTAGAATCTCTTAAATCTACTGGTAATACTAGCATAATAAAAATAACAACTGATACAGGTGGTACTAATGAATTTTTTCATCTCTTTGTTGACAACACTGCAAAATTACAGTATAACATTTTGAATCAAGATGATACTCTAGTAAATAATGTAATATCAGATAACTTTCCTATACAAAAATGGAGTTGTATAATGATTAGTTTTGACAGCAGAATTGTTGATATTTATATGGATGGTAAAATGGTGAAATCGCAACAATTGGAGATTGTACCAAAAAGCACTGACGAAAACTTTACAATTTCGTACGGAAACTGTAGCGGTGGTTCATGTAAAGCATATGTAGCAAAATTTGAACGATTTCCCACTCCAATGAACCCTGCAACTGCTTGGAGTAAGTACATGGAAGGAAACGGAGGAAACTACTTTAGCAAATTATTGTCTTCTTATGGAGCTACATTTACACTTACGAAAGATGATTTAGATATGAAACAGTTCACATTGTTTTAATGTTGTTACTATATTTAATTCATTATAATCTATTTCTATCATATAGACTATAATGAATGAAGATAAACCATTTATAGAACAGATGAAGGATAGTGTCCCTTCCGTGGATCAAGTAAAAGACAGCTTTGAAAATACTACCCAAGACATTAGTGAATCTATCGGAAACATTAAGGAAAATGTTCAGTCGTCAATAAATGAATTTTCCAATAAATCATTTGTAGATGCGAGTAGTGAGTTTTTAGACTCTAATTCTCTTTTAGCTAAATTTGCATTTATTGTCATTGTTCTTATTGTTTTTATGTTTTTATTGAAGATTTTTATGACATTACTAGGTCATTTTATGTCTCCTTCTTCCAATCCTTATATTGTTAAAGGTTCATTGAATGGAAATGAAAAAATTGTTATAACACAGGATCCAAGTAAAGACAGTACTGTTTCAGTGTTAAAATCTAATGACAAACATAGAGGACTAGAATTTACTTGGTCAATATGGTTATTTTTGAATGAGAATGATAACACATCATATCAAAATGTTTTTGTCAAGGGAGTTGAGAGATTTAAAGATGGTGAAGTAAATTTAGTGAATGGACCTGGATTATACATTAAAAAAGATCTGAATGCAAATGCAAATGAAATCAATGCGCACATTTTTATGGACCATATAGGAGGGAAAGAAGTAGTAAAGGGGGATTATGATGAAGGAAGAGATGAAATAAAGGTTGAGAGCATACCAATCAAGAAATGGGTTCATTTAGCAATTCGTATGCAAAATACAGTTTTAGACGTTTATGTAAATGGAACTATCGCAAAACGACATAATATGGATAGAGTTCCCAAACAAAATTTTTATGATATTATTGCATGTGCAAATGGTGGATTTCAAGGTAAAATTTCAAATCTTCGATACTATAGTCATGCATTGAATGTGTTTGAATTGAATAATATTGTAATGTTTGGGCCAAATACAACACCAAGCGATGTATCTATTGATTCACAAGCAAGTACTGGTAATTATTCATACTTGTCAAATATATGGTATTCTAACAAGTATTGATAAATATTACAAAAAACTACGTTTCGTGATAATATTTAGAATCCATAATGTCCAAATACATTGTATATTATGGCGAATAGTATTGATTGTAAAATTGCGCGAATGCACCTAGAAAATATCAGAACAAAAAGTCATATTGCGATGTCACTAAGTAGATTTGAACTAGAATCACCTTATGGTAATGGAATCACACAAAGACAATTCGACATGAGAAGAAAAGCCGAAATATTAAAACGCAATAATAATAAACCAACTCAAAAAGAATTATTTAGTCAAACTACAAGAGGTAGTAAATTTAGACAAAGGAGGTTAGATGATTCATGTAAATATTTGGCAACTTTTGCATCTTCATCAGATATCCCAGGACCGAATATTGTTCTTCAATTAGATGACAATGTACCTTTATATAATTATAGACCAAATGCACTTCTGTTTCGGTACGGTAGTTCAGACCAACCGCTAAACAAGCACATCTTACAGTTTTTAAAAACTGCAGAAGACGGTATGAAAATATTTGAAAGCGGTATTGAATACGATCTAGCGGCATTTCAAATAGGTCAATTGATACCAGAAAATATTTCATCATATACCATTGAGATCCCTTATATATTGGAAGAAGGTTCAATTGATCAAGTTGTTTTTTCAGTAACGTATGGTGGAAGTGTAATAACTTACATTGAACCGACACCAATTACAGAATATAGTTCAGATAATATAACTATAAGAAATATTACATTATTCACAGAAGTTGGTTACATTTATAAATTTCACTTACAAATAACGCTTAATGGAAATAATGGGAAAGTCGTTACTGTAAATACTAAAAATATTCGTTTTTTTTAGTAATCATGGTGTTATATTGGGGTTCATGCACATTTTTTCATTTGGAAATACTTGTCCAGACATGCATTTATCGCTTTCAGATATATCGATACAGCCACGTTTATTTTTGTATTCTCCCACTAAGCACCATTTTGCTTTGGAAGAACTAAGTGATTTTTGAATAGGGTTTTCTGTCGTATCTTCAGATGGTTCTGTATAATGTTTAATACTGTCTTTCGCAATAGCTTCATCACCTATTAAAATATCACCTATGTTTTGAATAGCCCCTTCAGCAATATCCACACCACCTTTTGTAACGGAAGATGTTACTTCTGCGGTTTTATTTATAGCGGTTCCTGAAGAATATCCAATAAAACCTAGAATTTTTGATAGATGCGGTTTTGAAACATCAACCACTTTTTGAATTAATTCTCCAATGAAACCAAATACGTTTATACCATAATTAGCTAAAAATATCAAAATCAACAAAATAATTATAATCATTGTTCTTACATCGAATAACACGAATGTGTTGAATTTTGCTGGAGATGCGAACTTACTTTCCGAGCCAGAATTATTACTGATCTTAGTTTCTGATGTCATTTTTGGCATTTGGAAATCATTGTTTCTTGACATGAAACTACTTGATTCATTTTTACTTTGAGGGATTTCTTCTAAAATATTCATTCCTATAAATTATACATTGAAATAATTATCATATATTCATCGTTGAATATACTTAAACATTCGTTTATATGTTCATTAATATTTAGGCATATCAATAAAATGAATGTATTTTCCATTTTTGAGTCATTTTTCTTCTTATGTTTGGCTATTTCTTTTGTTTTAATACTTCTTATGGTTTATCATTTTAAAAAACGGATTGATTATATTGAAAAAAATAATGAAACTTTAGGAGACATTTCGAAAACAATCATTGAGGAGTTTGCAAACATAAAGCAAAATATTGAGACAATAAGTTATACTGTATCTAAAATGCAGAATAAAACCGATATTCAATCCTCATTCATTCCTAAAGATCAAGCTTCCAATAATATCACTGATATGTTTCAGCAAATTTTTAAAAACTCTGAATTGTCACCAGAAGATGATGAAATTATGAAAAATGTATTTATTTCAGGAGGGGATATTTCTAAAATGATGAACTTTCAATCAGGTGATAGTAGAGACTCTACTCCAGTCGCCTTCAATGTGAGCGATTATGATAACGAAGAATTAGACGGAGTTGAAAGTTGTGCATCTTCTACTATTGAACAATATGAACCAGACTTTGAAACTCAATCAAACGACGATTTAGAAGAAGTTAATATTGAAGGGTCAAATTCATCAATACCAATTCATGTAATGAAGTTGTCCCAAAAAGACGAAAGTGACATTAATGATAGGGCATTGACACCGGAAGTAAGTGAAAGTAGTTTAGAAAACATTAGAAGAGACTTTGATTATATTTTAGATGAAACAATAATTCATGATGAAGATACTTATAGTGGAACTAACAATCACGACAAAAACAACATTATAGAGAGTGACAATACAGATATTGTTACGGTAACTAATAACGAAAATAATTTTACTCGCGGTGATTTGCAGAAGATGAATGTTCAAATGTTAAGAGCAATGGCTATACAAGAAGGACTTTCTACAGAACCATCAAAGATGAAAAAAAATGAGTTAATCACTTTAATTTTATCGAGATACGATTAGTTTAGGAGACAGTATTGTAAGATCTAGTAAAGCTTCCTGTAAAATATTTTGTAATATCTACTATATATTACAAATGTTTGGTTATTCGAGTAATTTCCGAGGGAATGTACTATGTGAAGCTTACAAAGAGGTTGTATTACCAAACAACGGCTATCAAACTAATAATGATTACAGTAAATTTCCACCACTCATGTCAGATGGAAGAAATATAACGGCATCATGGCAACCATCTGCTGAATTAAACGAACAAATACTAGAATCAAATAATATTAAATCAAATTGGCAATATAGAAAATTTATGACTGAAAATGCTAATACATTGAGAGAACAGATGTTTCATGATTCTTTGAATGATGTAGGTTATACCATTCGGAATAAAAATTCTAAATCAAATCAAGAATTCGACTCACCAAAACTATACAGTAGCATGTTCGAACCAGTTTCTCATGCACAACATAGTATAAGTGATATCAAAGATAATTATTTATCTCGACAGCAACTACAGTCTCAGATGAAAGTTACTTCTTTAACTCAAGAACAGCTTGTTCGCTTGAAAAGCGAAATGAAATAAGTACTTTGAAAAAAATAAATAAAAGTAAGATATTTTTATTTATAAGACATGAATATTTTAGCGTTAGATTTATTCAACTATGATTCAAGTTATTTTTATTACATTGATACTCAAACGAATATAGTAATGAACGAAGGTACATTTACCAAAGTGCTATATACACATCCAAATTTTACAATGAATCGAATTTCCTTTTTTGTCCCATTTTTTGATGCACATACAGATCAAATGTATGAAAATAAATATCTTTTAACTTTTGACATCAATATGAATGAAAATAAAGAATTGTTGAATACTATATGTAAGCTTGAGACGCAATTATTATATCAGTATGCTTTGTTTAAAAATGTGAAGAAAAAAACGATAACCAGTATATATAATCAAGTCTCAAAAGGAAAAATAAAAGTACATGGAAATATCACACCTGGACCGCGTAACATATATTACATATTAAAAGTCTCTGGAATATGGGAAAATGAAACAAGCTACGGTGTTACTTCTAAATGGATATTAAGTTGTGAATAATTATATGAACATAGCCATTGGTTGTCTTTTGTATTGTCTTCCCCTTACTGTGTGCACTTCTTTTTCACGTAAATCTCTTTCCTTGTAATTTTTTACTGGTACTTCATACTGTGTCTTGAAGTACGTAACATTTATCATGTCATTATTTATGTTGTGTTCAATACTGGAAATTTCTGTTAAACCTTCACTGGTACTCCAATGATAACGATTTTGTTCGTGTGTATTCACTAGTCTGATGTATCCATCTTGTAAATGTATTATACTTCCACTCAATATTTTGTAGAATTGACTTCTATCAATGTTTATTTTCATTTTAGTTGCACGTTTTTGAAGTGCATTATCTTCATATCCCCATGACCAAAAATTTGGATATCCATTTATTTTTTCAAAATCCTCACCATTTATGGATACAATTCCTCCTAAAGCATATTCAAAACCGTAAAAATGTTTTATATTTCCTTTTTTTGTTTCATAATTGAAAAAGTTTTTTACATATGGCATCGTGTCAATATCATTAAAAACAAAAGTGATGTTTTTATAACTTTCAGGATAAGTTTCTTTCATTATCTGAAATCCAATATTTTTAAGAGCTCCTCTATTAAAAACTCTTTTATCTTGTTGATGAATAAAATAAATCTTGTATGAGCTAGGATCCAAATCTTCTAAAATATATTTCATATGCCTTCTGAAAAGTCCAAGTTGTAATTCTCTATTTCTGTATGGAATTATAAATATAACTTTAGGAACAACTATTTCAGAAAAAGATGATTGTGAATGTTCCATATATTATTTGTTTATGAAAAAAATACTAGTTTTTACTACACAAGTACATTGGACAATTTTTATTTTTGGGTATTTTTAAAACATACGTTTCTTTTCCAACGTTATCTTCATTTTCTTCATTTGAATCACACGAGTAACAACTATTATTACAGTCATCATTGGTGTCAGTTTTTGTTTGTGGTAAGTTTAATTGTTCTGAAATATAAGGCATTAGCATCTGAGTAAGTGATTCTGCTGTCATTATCGGTTCTTCATCAGTTTCATGATTATCGCTGTTATAATTGTAATCACTATTATCGTTTTTATCATTATTTGAAATGCTTATAATTTGATCAATGTCTAGTTTATTCTCTGTAACTTGCGACACGTTTGGTGTTGATGTTTGTACAGAGGGTGGTATTGGGATTGAATCGCAATGATGTACTTCATTTTCTTCATGTACAGGTTCTTCGAATAAATGTTGGTCGTAAGTTGGTGGTGCAAACGGATCATCTTCCTTTTCCTTTGACTCTTGATTGTAAAAAAATGAAGGATGAGAGCGAAATGGTATATTTTTGTCTTTTTCTTCAGCGTATGATTTTTGGTGAAATTCAGTAGGAAAATGCAAGTTATGATAGGGAGGTTGTTGATAGGGAGGTTGTTGATAGGGAGATTGTTGATAGGGAGATTGTTGATAGGGAGGTTGTTGATAGGGAGATTGTTGATAGGGAGATTGTTGATAGGGAGGTTGTTGATAGGGAGATTGTTGATAGGGAGATTGTTGATAACCGTTGGAAAACCCATATTGTGGATTCATATTTGCATATGCTTGTTGGGGGTACTGATACATTTGATAATTTCTATTTGGCTCTTCCTCGTCAGATGAACTTTCGTCGTATGGTTTTGATTTTTTGCTTTTCTTGTATCGCTTTGATTTCTTAGGATATAGAGATGGAATGTTTTGTTGTGGACACATATACATAAATGGTGGTTGTGCTGGACAGTAACTCATATATATAGTAACAAGACTTTTCTAAATAAACAATAATTTCAAATTACTTGTTTTTTTTTCTTCTGAACATTGATGGTAACAATTCCTTTTGATATTCATCCAGTTTTTTATAGCACTTGTTTATAGTTACTTCGCTTGCCTCGTCACCGAGTTTCATTTTGATATCTTGTTTCGTGTATGATAAATTACAATGTACTGATATAAAGAATAAAATTCCAGCTGCGATCGCTTGAGGACGATTATCTGGTATTAAATTTTTCTTTTCCACTTGTTGAGAAATAAATTTTGCCAATAGGTGATGTTCAGGTGACATGTCAAGTTTGCTGGAAAAGCGTTCGATAAATGCACTCGGTGTGAGAGCACAAAGAAAGAGCTTGTCATTTTCGTCCATCGATCGTTCATGACTTTGCAATAATTCTTCAGCTGATGAACATCCTAAAGAAGCGCTATTTTTATCAATGTGAAATATTTCTGCTATTTCATTTGGAGTTCGCGGACAACCGTTTCTCCAGCATGCAATCCATATACATGCTGCGCGCATCGCATCACGCTTCATTCCTCTAAATGTCTTTTGTTCATATAAGTCTTTGAATATTGTTTTAGCGTGTTCAATGAAAACTTTTGGTATTCCTGAATTTGAAGCGTATGTTCCTATTAGCTGAAACTCTTCATGCAACATTTTTTCTTTATGTGGCATAGATTGCCATTTGCTCCATCTTCTCAAATTTTTCATTTCTATTGATGCGGATTGATTGCAGAATATTTTACAAGCATATGACGATTCTTCTAGCAATGGATCAATTGGATTTCCACATCTCGTTGTATCCGGATTATTTGATTTTCCTTCGCCTGAAAAATATCTCCATTCAGGCGAATAATCTAATGTATAATTATTCATATGTCCGCATGTTGCGCTTTTGCAAGTAGGAAAACCTTCTTCTGAATATATTAGTAAATTCCTGCATTTTATGCAAAATTCTGTTTGTTCTACTATTCCTTGTGAAGTTTCTAAACTAGATTCGTAATTTGATGATATTACTGATTTATCATTATCGTATATCGCCCAAAGCTTTTGTTTATCTGTAGAGTTCAATTGTTTCTTTACTTTCTTGGTTTTCGTAAAAGCATTTAATGACATCATAAAATGCTCTGAGATATATTGTTGTTATATTAAACACAAATATTTATTTTCAATTTTATTCATAAATGCTTTTTATTAAAAATGAACTCTTTTTTCAATTTTTTCTAATATTTCCGGATTGTAAACAAATTTTCCAGTAGGTTTATATTTGTCTATAGGTGTATATTGTTTTTGCTCTTTTCTTTGTGAAGTGTTATTCATTCCTTGATTGAATATGCTTTCGTTTATGTCCTGTTCATTTAAATCATCATCTTCATCTTTCATAGGGTCTGTGATCTGACCTTTTTCATTCATTAGTTTTCCAGTTTTTTTCTTGAACTCTGACCTAATGTATTGAGGTACCCAATTACTCCAACCGACAAATAAAGTATTTGGATGCATATATTTTACTAAAAACCCATTTTCTTGTAGTTTATTTACTAAATAAGCTATACAGTCTCCCTTGTCGTAAACTGGTTCCCCAAATAGATATTCAGGAACATTGAACCATATATGACGATCTCCTCGCTTATTTCGTCCTGTTATTTTTATTCGATTGTGTATTCGATTTAATATTTTATTAAATATTGATAATTGTTTTAAATCTCTCTTTTTTTTATTATCATACAAATCATCAATGTTTATTTTACCAGAAGTCTCTTCGTCATCAACGTACAAAAAACATGACATGTTCTATAGTGTTATAGGACAATTTTTATATCTCTCAATAGCGAGTACATTATTATTTATTAAATATATACATGAATGAATTTATGGATTTAGCATTAAAATATGCGTATCGGAATATTATGAACGACGGTGGGCCATTTGCTTCTATAATTGTTCGAGACAATAGTATTGTTTCTATTGGTACGAATTGTGTTACATGTACAAATGACCCTACTGCACATGCTGAAATGATTGCAATTCGAAAAGCATGTCACCATGAAAAAACATTTTCTCTCAAAGGATGTATTTTGTACACAACATGCGAACCATGTCCAATGTGTTTAGGTGCGCTTTATTGGGCAAATATCGATAAAGTATATTACCATTATAATCGCAATGACGCTTCTAAATTAGGTTTTAAAAACGAATTTATATACGACGAATTGTACAAACCTTTACAAGAAAGAATAATACCTGTAGAACATATGAAATGTAAATTGTATGATCCATTTAAATCTTGGGTAAATTTTAAGAATAAAAAACAATACTGATCTATTTGTTGTAAAATTGAACATCAAATAGTAATACTAAAAATACAATATTATCAAACAATTATCCGTAAAGTATCAAATCAAACACTGACTACTTTAAACGAAAACAAAACTCACAGACCTAAAATGTTTTCAAAAGAATATTTTATAGAAATTGCAATTTTCATTTGTAGTGCGTCTAGTATGTACGTTTTGTGGGTATTTTTGCATTTTATTGCATCTCATATTTACATAGAACATTGCGTTGGCAAGACGTTTATTGACATTATTTTCTCAGTTATATACACGTCATCCCCTTATTGTCAAGGCTTAAGCTGGATGATTTACACAGGATCTCGTCAAATCGCAACAATGTGGATGGTTTTGGGAACATATGTATCAAGTAAATTGATGAAAGGATTATTTCAAAAATAATGTTTGTCTTTTGTAAAAATATATATAAGTATTTTCAATATTCCTAAATGATGATAAAGCATTTAGTAATTTCAGGTGGGGCATATGCTGGTTTTGCATTTTTTGGTTCTATAAAACATTTACTAAAAGAGTCATTTATTGACATGGAAAAAATAGAAAGTATGTATTGTACATCCGTAGGTACTATGATTGCCGTATATTTTAGCTTGAATTATTCGGTTAGTGATATAGAAACATTTATGGTAGAAAGACCTTGGAATGAAGTGTATAAAATAAACTTTAAAACAGTTATCAGAGCAATTCAAGAAGGGGGATTGTTCGACCAAACACCTATAGTTCAGAGTTTAAAACCAATGTTATTGGGAAAGGACTTAACAATTGATGTTACTTTAGAAGAATTTTACAATTTTACTCAAAAAGAAATACATTTTTTTACAACAGAATACTCTGAATTGCGATTAACAGACATATCTTATAAAACTCATCCTAAATGGAAACTTATTGATGCAGTATATGCGTCATGTTGCTTACCAATTTTATTTGACCCTTTTTTTGCGGATGGTATCTACTATGTTGATGGGGGTGTTTTGAAGAATTATCCATTACATCAATGTGTGAATGATTGTAATGATGTTGATAGTATTTTAGGTATTTATCATACTAGTACAAAAGAAGTTAAAAAACGCATGATTGCTGAACCATATTCCTCTGTACCAAGTAATTATAGAATTTTTGAATATGCATTGTCATTTATAATGAAATTGTGGAATGTAATTAAAATTCCCCATACAATCGAAGAATCAAGGGTAAAAAACCAAATAGCCATAATAGAGAATACAAAACCAATGAGTATAGTAGATGTTATTGAATCCAAAGATGAAAGAAAGAGACTTGTGGAACTTGGCGAACAGTCCGCAAGGGAATTCCTAGAAAGCCTAATTTAAGTCATATTTTCAACAAATTTTTCTAATGCATAAGAAGAAATTTTTGCATCGAAATCTATGACTTGACTTCCTTTTATCATCTTTACAGTAGGATAACCTTCTATTTTGTATTTGTCTGCAGCTTCTTTTGATAAATCGTAATTTGCATTTCCTTCAGTTAAATCATATTTTATACAAGTTATTAGATTGCCGTTAATTGTTTTATTGTGGTACCCTGCTTTAAAGTCGTCCCAAGGAGCTTTGGCAGATTTACAATGAGGACACCAATCAACTGTAAAAATCATTATTTTGATATCATCGGATGATCCAGAATTAGGAATATTATTTCTTTTATCTCCGTCTGCTATTTTTCTGTAATTTTTTATGTAAACGTAATACGCTCCGAAAAATAAAACTATTATAACTAGGAATAACCAAAATTTCATTTTGCGTGGGTTTAACCATTCTAAAAAAACATTGACAATAGACGCCATTATATATTAATTAGTTATTTATTAGTTTTGCATATGAACCAATAAAATGCTTCCTAAAGTTTTAGCATATAAATTATCTTGATCGAAATGTTTATGAAGATAAAAGAAATATATTCATACAATATACAAAACGGATGGCTAACAAGTTACAATTAGGAGATATTATCAAAACTATTTCGGAAACCGAACCAAAGTTAAATGAAATTACTTTTTATATACATTATTATGATCCTGATGATTTTATGGAACTAGTTTCTCTTGCTTCTCTCGAAACGATTATGGTAAAAATGAAAAATGGTATTTTGGTAGATAGCACAATACAAAAAATAGTATTGCTCAATAGAGGATTACACAAAGGGTTTGCTAGACAAAATGGGTTACTTCCAAACACATGGTTAGATCTAGAATTTGGTGGAGATGTACGAACTGTTATTATTGCTCAAGTAACACATTTAGAAGAAGATATGATTGAACTTACCACGTTTCCTGAGCGAGAAGTTTTATATATTGATTTTGCTTACAAAGGTATTCCCAAACATGTGCCATTAAAACACATTTGTTTTTGCAATCGACCTGTTTCATATTCTTCAGTGATTGATGAAGATACACAAAAAGAAGATGACAATGACGATTTAGAAGGAACAGATGTCTATAGTGAGTACAATGATGATGGTGAAATGGTTGTAAGTGTTCCAGAGAATGTTCGAGTTGAAGATGACTATAGAGATGGTTTGCAAGATGAATATGATCGTAATATGAGAGAGGTTGAGAGTTTAGATAATCCTTACGAGCGTGAAATAGAAACAATATATTATGGTATTGACGCTCAATTAAATTTTTTACTAGATGATTTTTTGTCTACTTTACCAGATGAAAAACGAACTCGTAAAGCAATGAAAAAAATACAAATTCATTTAAATCGATACAAGGAACTGAGAGAGTTATATTCAGAACACGATAATTATGGACAAATTTATACATTTAGAAAGAGAGATATAAAACATTTTAAACCTCTAGTCGAACACATGTACCATATGAAAGGGGAATTGTCCTGGATAAAACCAGTAATAAATGCAATACGAATGGTATATGTTGACAACAGTTCAAAAAAAGAAACTAACAATGATGATGATGATGATGATATTGATTATCCAGATATGAACAAGAATATTTTGATGGATTTATTGAAAGAAGAAAGTAACATTGAAAAACAAATGTTTCATGAAAATCATGCGGTTAGTACAGAAGTAAAATATGAAAAAATGCATGAATATATTAATAATTATTATAAGGAATCTCATCCAAATAAAAATTGTTTTCATGAACCATTAGCTAAAATGGTTAATGTTAATAGAGATATGGACGTTTTCTTTGGTTCTAGTAATGATATAATCGATGCACCACGAAGACAATCAAAATTGAACAGAAAAGAAAGTATCATGACGCGTATTCAAGGACCAATCGATTATTCTCACTTTTTGAATAAAAAACAAAATGAACTCCGTACTTTGATGGACGGAGATAAAATCAATTTACAATCAATTATTTTCATGCCAAAATCGGTAGTTGAGAATGATAGATTCTTACAATCTAATATTTATGGTAAAACAAAGTTTATAAGTCCGTCATACAAATATTATATTCAAAATATTGAAAAGAAAGAAGTAGATATAAAAAAAGAAAATAATGATACATTTCCGTTAGATCAGAAATCTACTCATATTTACTTAGATGATACGGTTGAGACTTCAATACATGATCCTCTAATTAAAAACCCAGTTTATAGAGCGTTTTTGCAAAATGTAATACCAAATACGTTTTCATTGATAGATAAGTTTTACTCTCTCAATGCAGACAAATATAATATAACTGAATACTTGGAATATTTTTCTCCTTATAAAATCGAAAAGGATACATTATCATTTACTTCACAGCAGAAAATAGCAAAACATCTATTCCATAATATACAGAATTATAATTCTGATTATATGAAAAAAAGGGAGGAATATCTTAATTTTTTGGTACATCGTTTTCAGACAAAAGGTAAGAAACCTTCATCTTTACTAAATTTGCCTTTTTTAGAAAAACATTTTACTGGAAAAGAAGTAATTATGAAAAGATTTTATAAAATATACAACTTCTCTCGAAATGATGATTTGATTAAAGCAATTCTAAGTGATGATAGTGAAATGTTTTTAATGCTCATTACAAAACTAAATATTGATTTAATAACACCAATGAATATGATTGAACCTTACGTGGAACCCAAACATTTTTTTGATTCAACAAGCAAGAGAATTTCAAAAAAATATGATAAACTCCAAACAATGCAAGAAGACAATGACAAGAGAGATTTAAAATTCGATAAAGATTATGATAAAAATCAATATGAAATTTTGGAAAAATACAGAAAGGAACGAAGTAAATATACACCAGAACAATTTTTACAATTTTTTAAGCAAAAACTTTCTGAAGAATTTGGATGTTCTCTTGAAAATGTCACTTCATTGGCTGATGAGTTGTTGTTAGGATACAAGCTAGTAGAAGAAGGTGATTATGCTTTACTTGAAATGAAACCACATTTACCACCAGGTATAGAAGAATGTTCCTTCAGCGAAAATGAAAAACAAGAAATTAGAATTGAGACAAATGTGAAAAAAATTAAAAAATATTTTAAACGTGTAAATCATACATGGGTATATGATGCAGATGTTGACGACGAATCCTTTGCAAAACCAAAAGATCTGAGTTGCGCTTTGAAAAGCGATAAAGAATACACTGTCGGTAAAATTAACAATCAAACACTATTCAAAAGTCAATATGGAGAAAATATGGAGCAAATAACTGCACATATAACTAAAAAACTAAAATTGTTAGAAGAAAAGCTATGGCTTAAAAATTATATGCTTGAGATCAAAATGAAAGAAAAAGACGTTTATGCTATAAAATTAGGTAATCAGGCATATATTTCAGAAACTATACCGTCACCGTATGAATATAATTTACAAGACATAATGCATAGCAGCGTAAATTTCGAGTCAAAACAAAATTGTATTGTTTTTTTCGTAAAATCTTATTGTCGAAGTGCTTATTCAAATGAAAGCGAAAACTGGTATTACTGTAAGGCAAGCCAACATTCTGTACAGATGGTTCCAGTTTCAATGTATAAGTTAGCAAGAGGCTTTCAAAATAATGAATATGCTAAAGTTCTCCAAAAGTTGATTAAGGAACGTTATATCAAAAGTGAGGATGGTCGTTATATATTAGTTCACGGTGGTCATATTTTAGACGACGTTGAGTTTTCTGATATAGGTAATGAATTGGCAGTAGAATTAGATGAAAATGACACTTGGGAATTTGATGTTAGTGAAAAAGTGGATACTAAACACGTGGTTGATATATGGAGTGGCAGAAAGAAATACAATAATACAACATTACGACAAATACATAATATAGTTTCTGCAGTCTGCAAAAATTTATTCATAAACATTGATCGTGTTGAAGACAGTGTAATTACGATATGTCTTGAATTTATTAGCCAAAAAGAGTTGTTTATGGGCGAAAAGAAATATAAAGCAGCAATGGTAAAAAAGGTGAAAGATGGAAAATTTCCATCCTATGAAACTTACGAAAAATCAAAAATGCTCGATGTTTCAGTTTGCTCTTTGGTAATCGCAATACAATGTTTAACACCATCATTCGTACCGAAAAGAACATTTGGAAATTGTAAAAAAATTCTTGATGGTTATCCTTTGATTGAAGATTCTGGAAGTGATGGAACTTTAGAATATTTTGCGTGCATTCTGCGAAAAATGCAAGAAGATAGAAAGACATTACCATGGAGCTCAATTGGGAAAGGTAAAGGGATAATGGAAGCAAGGTTGAAAAAAATGTTTGAAATATTTTTAAAAAAGGATCTTGTTGTCGAACTTTTACAAAGAAAGAGACAATACCTGAAAGAAAATTCAGAATTAAAACAAGAAGATAATAATGTTGAAAAAACATGGGTACATTTTTTACCACCTATACATAAGACTAATATATTGAATGGAAAAACACCATTACGAAACATTGAGAAATCTGTACATGAAGAATTGAAAAAAAGTCTGAAAAGTGGAAATCATGATCAATGGAAATATTTAGGAATGTATTTTTCCAAAATTATGTCTTTCTCTTTTGGAACTTTAGAAGCAATCAATGACATAGTGAGAGAAAAAGGGAGTCTTTTAGGAAAATACGGTAAAGTTCCGTGGTTAGAGAATGCATGTTGCAATGATTTAGAAGGAAAACAAAACCCTATACAATACTTTGCAAAGGAAGATGAACGCATTGGTAACTACGTGACAAGCGTTGGTAAAATCGGTTCTCTATATTTAAAAACCAAAATGTATATTCGATCTCCGTTTTTGCATTTGGAACCAAAAACTCTAGAAGTTGAAGAAAAAAATACAAATTTGGGTGCTTATTGTCATTTTTCGGAAAATCTCATGTATCGTACATTCATTTCTTATTGCAATTTAGATTCTTATATACATCCTATACCGACATATTTAGAAACATTTATTAATGAAAAATATGAAGATTATGACGTGAAATCATCAATTGAAGAAAAAATTGCATTTTTGAAAGAAAAGGGAAAAACTATTAAATTAAATGATTTTAACAATTTGATGTTATTTGCAAATAGAAATAATAAAGTTCAAATAACGAATCCATTACAAATGTCATATCACGATCAAGTTTTAGACAATCTTACAAAACTAAAAGAAGAACATTTATCCGAAAGTAAGATACAAGAGTTCGGTGACCATTTTGAAGCATTTGTAAATCGAAATAGTATTGGTAGTTTAGATGATAATGATACAGAAGATAACAAGGTAGATCCACAAGAACTTTCAGAAAAACTATTGGATAATTTAGAAAACTTTTTGCAAAAAGAGATTGATACTATGAAATTACAAATCATCAAGTTTATGGAAAATTTACGAATAAGAAAAGATGTAATTGAGAGAACAATTAAGCAATTGCAAATTTGGGACGATAAAATTGACAATATCGGTTTTGGTCATTTTGTTAAAAACTATTTGTACTACTTGTGTTGTATAGTTCCGAGTTATATAACAAATGGTAACAAAGTTTTGGATAAAAAGTATGACATGTTGATGGAAAATGATAGAAACAGTATGAAAGAAGTATTGGATAAAAAATACAATGGGTTAGGAGAATTTAGTAAAGATTCATTAATATCACCATTTATAAAAAAGTCTTCCATTCAACTTCGTAAATTGTACAAATTTTTATCAAAGTTTTACGGATTTTTTCCAGATCATAGGACAAAGTTATATCAACGATTTTTTGTTTTTTCTCTATATTTTGTATTCTATCATTTTATTACATTGACGGAAGACGATGATGTACTTGCCGTTATTTTTAAAAGCGTTCGCGAAGAAGAAACAAACCAAGAAGACGAAAATAACGAAAATAACGAAAATAATAATAACTTTGAAGAAGATGAAGATCAATTGATTGATGGTAGTGACACTGAAGTGATGCAGTTACAAGCAGTAGACCGCGGTAGCTTGCAAATGAAAGTAATGAAGATGATACAAATGCTCTTAGATAAAAAAGAAATTTACAACAGAGATAAAAAATCAATACTTTTGTCTTATGACACCATTCGTGACAATGTAGATCGTTTAGAAGATGCAGAAAAAATAAGGATGATGGATAGATTCAAAAAAATAGCCGATCACAAAGAAAGACGTGCCGAATTCAGTCTCAAAAAATTCCATATAGGCGATTTTTACGTAAATCAAAATGTGATCAAAACCTACGGAAAGAAAAGAGATGAAATGCTAAAGACAGAGGATACAACAGAAGATGACTTTTTATTTAGGGATGATGATGAGCATGATTACGAATTGCAAGAAAATGATGGTGATAGCTTAAATGATATTTTTGGAGACGATACAGACGAAGATAACGATTTTGACAATGACGACGACGATGACGAAAAATCTTTTTTAGAAAACGTAGAAGATGAGGATGCATACGACATTGCAGAAAATGCTTATGATCGTTTATAGAAAATATAAATAGAACATATAAGTAGTTGAAAATGACAGGAATATTATCCAGAAAAATGCTACGAATTTATAAGGTACCATATGCGATTTTACTATTTGTCATTTTGTTTAGTGTTTTTCATTATTTAAAACCCAGTTTTTCTTACTTACCAAACGGTGGTTATAGACCATTTGGTGTGGGATATAAACACAAAACAGTAATTCCAGTATGGTTGGTTGCAGTTGTTTTAGGAATATTGTCCTATACGTTTGTTTTGTTTCTTTTGTCTCAACTTTGATTTTATATTACATATGTTAAATATGAAATATAGTGATATGCCGAATTTAATTGATACCACAACCGGACATTATTTATATCAAAAGCTTCGACAGTGTCATGATATTCGAATTACTACATATTCCTATGTCTTCAATGCGATTGTTATTGCCATTTTTGTATTAATAACATCTATAATATTGTACTTATGTTTTACAGGTAAAAAATCACCTGAACAACAAAGAATTCAATTGGAAAAAGAACAAAAATACATTTTAGAAAAAATAAGATCTTTAAAAGAGCAAAAACAAAACTATTATCAAGAAGGTAGTTTAACTCACATGCCACTTACTGAAGGAACAGATATAGATATTTAAGCTACATATAATTACTAAAAATGATAGCTTATAATATATATGTTAAGCGAATCATCCCTTTTTATGTTGGATAAAAATACTCGACGTAATACAGCTCTAGATGAAAATAGTGGACAAAATGAATTTGAAAATTATTTGGAAAAGATTCCTAAAAACACAAGAGAAATAAGTATTACTGTACCTTTGATTGGAAATATCAATCTTTCATTTTTAGAACAGAATGGGTTTAGTAAAGTCATTCATATATTATTTAGAGAAGGATCTATAACAAATCTTATCAATATACCAGATACTATAGAAATAATTCATTGTGAAGATAATTTGATACAAGAAATGAAAGATACACCTTCATCGTTGAGAGAAATATACATATCCAAAAATATGATAACAAGTATTGATGTATCAAAAAGTCCATCTTTAGAGAATTTACAGATATCATATAATGATTTAGAAGTATTGGATAATCTACCAGAATCTTTAAAATCACTAAAGTGTGATCACAATAATTTGCATAAAATCGAAATGAACAATCTTGTTAATCTACAGTCATTGAATTGCGAGGAAAATCCCAAACTGATTTTAGAGAAAATTCCAGAATCTGTAATACAAGGCAATTATCCACAAGTTTTGAGGCAAAATATTAAAAAACTAAAAGAAACCATATCAGAAGATTACGAAATATCTTTGATGACTTACTTTAAAATAAAACAGTCTTACGATGAAGAAAAAAAAATAAAAAGATCAAAAAAGAAAAAAGAATTACCTAAATGTCATGGATGTGAAAAAAATGTTGGTATGGTTTTTTCTAATAAAAATAAAAAATATACAGCTTATTGTGGTGGAAACCCTCCGTGTGAATGGAGACTTACTTTAAACCGAGGACAGTTTTTGCCACATGATGATGTACTGTATACTTATAAAAACGATGTCGAAGATATGAAGGAAAAAATTATTCAGCATAAAATGGCGACGTTATTTCGTCATATGGGACAAAAAGAGGCTTCTGAATTATTTGAAAAACAAATGACCGCATATAATTCTGCAAATACATTTTTAGAAGAATTATTGAGAGAATATAAAGAAATGTATTTTAGCGAAAATAAAAAAGAAGATTTTATTGAAAAACAATTATCAATTAATAGATATTTAGAAAAAGTAAAAGAATTCATAAAAAATGGCGATATAAAAGAAGCTGTTCAAGTTCAATATGAAAATATTCATCCGATCTCTCAGGCAATTCAACGACTTCAATATGAAATCATAGATATGAGCGAAATAGAAATTCGCAAAGATGATTACATTGATATATTAGAACAAAAAGAGTTAGATATTAAAAAAATGGAAATAAATTTAGGAGATGCTCCATCTGTTATTCAGAATAGCAATTCATAAATTTATTTTATGTACATTGTATAAAATAAAATTATTATCATTATAATTTCATTTTAATCACATTGGTTGTAATTCGTTATTCCATCCCAAGATACACCAACTGTATTACTCCATTTTCTTAGATCACATTTTGAAGCAATGATATTAAATTTTAATTCACTATCTTCAGTAATTGTTGTTCCGCTTGAAATATTTGAAATAACCTTATCTGACCCATCACTCTTATACCTATCATTATCCAATTCGGTTGGATACTGAGGAAAATTTTGACTTGATTTCATTGGAACTACACATGTTGTTTCTCCTTCCGCATTTTGTGTGATTTGCCAACCATCTGGACATTGAGTTGCATAGTTTGGAAATGGTTTTCCATCACTTCCCTTTTGTAACATAATCCCAACAATTACAAGGCAAAAAATAAGGACTGCTATTGCCACACCAATAACTATATTGTAAAATTGCTCCATTATTTGTATATGAATAATCTATATTTTTATAGTTTCCTAAACATATAATAATAAACAATTCTTTTCTAAATTCACAATATAATTAACAAATGGAATCATTTAGAGCAAATAATAAAATGACTGGATATGAATGGGATGCAAAAGTAGATGTTAATCCTAAATCCATATTGAATAATGATAATTATAATGGTCGTATAAATATTATCGAAGATGACAACCCTGATGTACGATTTGAGATGTTTGAGAAGATTGCAATAAAAAATAAGGCTACCGAGTATAGAGGAGCTATCACTTCAGTAGAGGAAGAGACACTTTTATCGAATGTATTTTTCTCTCAAGGAAATGTACAAATACTGCAAAACGGAATTCGTGCAGGCGTTTATAATACATCAAATAATAAAATAGTTGTACCTCCCCAGGATATTGATGTACTGAAAACAATTATGCGCAGTATATATCTACAATATGCAAAACATACAAAAGATATGAATATCACTAAAGAAATTGAAAAACTGAATCATTACGTACTAGAGTACTGTGTAAAGAATGTCTATAGTGCTGCTGAAGGATATCTAAAGTACTGTAGAGATCAAAGCACATTGGTTTCTCCTTTAGAAAGACCTCTACAAGTTGATAGAGATTATAAACATCTAGAAATAAAGAATTGGACATAATGTTTTCGTCAAAATATAGTATAAAAATAAGTTATTTATAGTATATTATAAATGGAACCAATCGATTTACCTGAAAACTTTTCCTCTGTAATGATTGACTTTACCAGAGATTTAAAGACAACATTTCCAGAATACGCACATTTATGGTGGGTTTATGGAGAAGAAACAAGTGAAGATGGTTGGAAAGATCTGTACAAATATTGCCTAAATGTTTATCCTGAAAGGTTTTTCGATATATTATATCAAAATGAAGAGATTTTTAAGGAAGATTGTGTTAATAATGTCGACTTTATACCTAGAGTTGATTTCAAAAAATTATATAATTGTGAAGGAGTTTCAGAAAAGACACGAAACACAATTTGGAAGTATCTACAACTCATTTTATTCATGGTAATTGGAAATGTAAAAGATAAAAACGAATTTGGTAGTACAATGAATTTATTTGATGGAATTGATGAAAAAGAATTACAGGAAAAAATGTCAGAAGCAATGGGAAGTTTAGGAGATTTTTTTAACGATTTTGAGAAAAATATTAATTCAGATAATTCAGATAATCCAAATAGTTCTGATGAACAAAATGATGATAGTAAAAATGAAAATTATCACGAAAACGAGAAAGCTATACATGAAATTTTTGAAGAATTAGGTAAAAATGCATTCGATAATATGAATTTTGATGCTGAACAGAGTGAAGAAGACCAATCAAATGAACGTGGTATCCCTCAAATGCCAAATCCAGATGATATTCATAGTCATCTAAAAGGTTTATTCGGAGGCAAGTTAGGTAGCCTTGCGGAAGAGCTCATGGAAGAGCTAACTGACGATTTACAGGAATCATTAGGACTTAATCCAGAAGAATTTGAAAACAACTCAAATCCAGCTGATGTTTTGAAGAAACTGATGCGACGTCCAGATAAACTGATGTCTCTTGTAAAGAAAATTCAAAATAAATTTCAATCAAAAATGGATACAGGTGATTTATCACAAGACGATATTATGAAAGAAGCTGGTGATATGTTGCGTAAAATGAAAGAAATGGGAGGTAATTCTAAACAAATGAATGAAATGTTTCAAAATATGGCAAAAAGCATGGGTGGTTCATTTGGCAAAGATATGAAAGTAGATACAAATAGACTTAACCGAATGATGAAAAGTCAGGATATTAAGGATAGAATACGATCTAACCTTGAGAGAAAAAAACAAGAAAACAAATTCACATTAGAAACAACTGCTAATGAAAATAACTTTGTATATAGACCAATCGATGGTGAAAAAGCAGAAAAAACTGGATTATCAGATGAACAAATTGCTAAAATAGCTGAGGATATTGGTGATATAACTTCGAAAAAAACAGTAGAAGCAAAACCAAAGAAAAACAAGAACAAGAAAAAGAAAAACGCAAAATAATATAGAACAAAATTTACTTATTCATCATCATCATCCCAACCAGAATATAGACCTCCAGCCGCAATGTTCATAGGTCTTACTGAATAATCATCTAATATTTCTCGTAAAATAGTTTTTGCTAAAGGAACTTTTTTAACTGGAGAAATATGTAAAGATTCTAGGGTTTCTAGCTGTTTTTTGTGGTGAAAACTCATTTTAATCTTTTCTAAATCATAATTATCGCAGTTTGTAATATTACGATTATCATATCCTTTATGTTTATCGTTTTCATACGGAAGTTCAATGATTTTTGGTAGTGAGATTTTTTCAATCAATGAATTGCGATAAGCAATCGTCATAGCTGTTTTCATCAGTAAAAATATATAAAGAATCACTTATATATTTTTATGTATATTAAATATTTATTATTGACTTTGAAACATTTTTCTTTCAAACCTTTTTTGTTTTTCATAAAACTTCATCTTAATAGATTCATTAACCGTTTTCCCTAAATGTCTCTCATATTGTTCTGGACTATCAAAAAATAGAGTTATACCAGGTACTTTCTCTTGGAAAGTATTAAATCTTACTTTGAAAAGATCATCTTCTTGTGAAGAACCAACTGTATATTTCAACTTTCCATTGTTGGAATATGAATAACCAGTCACTGCATTTACAATACGCGAGCCTGTACTCATTGCTGTATTGTAAAGGTGAATTTTTATAGTTTGCCTCTTTACACTACCATCTTTTTTTTCAACAAGAATATTCTTACTTATAGTATGAACACACGATCGGTTTGCTTTCTTTTCTCGTAATGAATCTGTTGTTTTAATTGTCGCATTGTCATTTTCATGCTCACTTTGAAAACTCCTTTCATGATAAAATGAACCAATGTCAGTAGTTCCAGAATCTGAAAATATAATTGATTGGTTGTCTTCTATTGATGTCATTATTCTCTGTTGGTTGGTTGTAAGTAAGTTGTTTTATATAAGGTGTTTTGTTGTTGTTACTATAATAAGGATGTTCTCTTTATATTGCTTTACAATAGATATAAATATATTTTGCAAGTATATAAACAATGTCAGCAACCAAAGACTTCAAAGCAAGAGTTGCGAAGTATTTAGAGGCGTCTCACAGCAAAGAAGAAAACCATGATATAGAAGATAGTGAAAGTGTAGAATCTCCAATAACAACTGAAAATGAAAACCTTGATGATAGTGATTACAGTATAGAATATTCAGAATCCGGTTCAGAATCCGGTTCAGAATCCGGTTCAGAATCAGAATCAGAATCAGGTTTAGAATCAGAATCAGAATCAGAATCAGGTTTAGAATCAGGTTCAGATCAAGGAGATGATAATAATGAATCTCTCAAAGAAGGATCTCAATCAAATTCAGATTCTGAATCAGAATCAGAATCTAATTCAGACAGCGAATATAGTAAAGTACAAACAAGTGTTTCAAATGACACCAGTGATAGCGAAGACATTTACCAAAAAGAATCATCCATAGATCAAACTAATTTACCAAGTGATAATCCAACACTTATTCATACATATAATGCTGATAAATATTACCATTTAATGAGAGAACTATCGGAAGATATTGAAATAGAATCATCTACTTCAAAACTCCAATTTCATTTATTCAATTACATTATTTGTAATAATACATATAAAGATCCTTATGTCATTGTACTATTGGAATATGATAATTCTACACAAACTTATAATTTACCTGTAATAGATTACGACGTAGACACAACGGAAAATTCAGAACATGAAAAAAATATTAAAAATAAGTGTTTTTTAGAAAAAGTATATCCTATATTTGATGTGACACCTGAAACATCTGATGAAAATATTGTGCTTATTACAAAAGAGTCATTCAAGGGATTCTTTTATAAAACTGGTAATAAAAAAGGAAATGTCTGTATTGATGTACAGGACTTTATTCCATATTTAAAGAACTCATCTGAAAATGTATCAGTTACAATTACACAATACTATAATCAAAATAAGGTTATTGATAATATACCACAATATACGTGGTGTCTAATAAGTGATTTTTTACAGAATAAATCAATAAATAATATTTCTATACATCCAGATGCAGTATCATTTATTACTCAAAATAAATGGGTGTATAATTTATTAAATGAAAATAACGAAGAAACTGATAGTCCATTATTGTTATATAGTTGTCATATTGATAATAAAAGAAATACAATATCTTATCCAAAGAAAATATACCATGAGGACCATGGAAGAATCCATATATTCAGTGAAAAATGTAATGATAAAGATTTAAAAATAGTAGATATTCCCAAGTATGCAGTATTTCCAAATATTGAATTCCAAGAAAAAAACGAAACATATTATGGTTCTTATTCTAGTAACAATTTTCATGAGTTGTAAATAAGATGCAATATAATCATTTTAACAAATATAAATATATTTGTTAGATAAATGTAATAAGTAATCATGATATTACTTTCAATTGTAACCATACTCTCAATACAGGTATTCAGTTTTCAATTACCAAAACATCATTATATTATATTTAGTAGAGAATCTAACTTTCAATTACATATTACCAAAAACTCTATACGGAATAATAATATAAAAAACATTGAAAATGTTGCTGGACAAGAATCATTCAGTAGTTTGCTGAATGAAATAGATAAACATCAAATACAAGATCTTTATTTTACAAATGATATGAAAAAGGTAATAGGATTAAAGAATAGTGATGTTTTGGAAAATGATATTGCGTATGAAGATTTAAGTGTTACTGAAATATCTCCTCCAATTACACAAACGATAATAGATAGTGGTAGAAAAAATAATATAAAAATGTTTATTCTTCCATCTACTTCAAATGTGTTTGAAACATTTAGTCAGATTTCTTCTGTAATTGGTGGGTTTATTTCTTCATCATTTTCATTGTTTTTACTGTACTCTATTGTAATGCTTATATTTAGAAGAAATTCTCAAAATAGTGGTATGCCAGGAAATATATCTCCATTTGGAAGAAGTGGGGGTAATGGTTTATTTGGTGGTATAGGAAATGAAGATGTTACAAAAGATAAAATACAAATGCAAAAAGAAAATATAACTTTATCAGATTGGGCTGGTAGTCCTGAAATTTTTGAAGAGTGTAATGAAGTTGTTACATATCTGAAAAATGACACAGTATATAAAGATGCAGGTGCAAAAATTCCAAGAGGAATTCTCTTAGAAGGTCCGCCTGGTACTGGAAAAACCCTCATTGCTAAAGCTATTGCTAGTGAATGCGATGCCAATTTTATTTCGGTTGCTTCCAGTGAGTTTGTAGAAGTATTTGTAGGATTAGGGGCACAAAAAGTTCGGAACTTATTTCAAAAAGCAAGAGACAATACCCCTTGTGTTTTGTTTATTGATGAAATCGATTCTATTGGAAAACAGAGAGGTACTGGTGTTAATTTAGGTAATGATGAACGAGAACAAACACTTAATCAACTACTTGCTGAAATGGACGGTTTCAACTCAAATGAAGGGGTTCTTATTTTAGCAGCAACTAACAGAAGAGATGTTTTAGATAGTGCTCTGCTAAGACCTGGTAGATTTGATAGAATAATAAATGTTCCCTTACCAGACAAAGACTCTCGCAAAGAAATATTTAAAGTACATACGTCGAATAAGCGTATAGACCCTAAAATACAATATGAATTTCTTGCTGAGTTGTCATCCGGTTTCTCTGGTGCTCAAATAAAAAATTTAGTAAATGAAGCAGCAATATTAGCCGCTAGAAATTCAAGGAAAGTTATCTCTCAAGAAGATCTTGAAAGCTCTTTGGAAAAAATGATTGTTGGTATTGTAAAACGCAATGATACTCGCAGCGAAGCAACAAGAACAAGAGTATCTATACATGAAGCAGGTCATGCTTTACTGGCAGCAATACATAATGAATACTTTGATCTAAAAAAAGTTACAATACAAGCCACTTACAATGGAGCTGGTGGTTACACTCTTTTTAATGATAAAAAAGAAATATCAGAAGGAGGTTTATATACAAAAGAAGCACTAAAAAAAAGACTTATTGTATCAATGGGCGGTAAAGCAGCAGAAAGTATCATTTATGGAGATGATTTTGTATCTTTAGGAGCAGTTCAAGATCTTAAAACTGCAAATCAACTCGCACAATCCATGATAGGAAACTATGGAATGGGAGATGAACTAAAGGTTTTTTATAATGAAAATACTGAAAGTGGAAAAAATCCATTTTTAGGGAGAAGTTTAGCAATGGGAGATAAATATTCCGAAAAAACAAAAGAAAAAATAGATGATGAATCATTAACTCTTGTAAAAGAAGCATATAAAGATTCTTATAAAACACTTTCTATGTTCAAAGGGCAACTGTTAAAAGTTGCAAAATTATTGATGGATAATGATACTGTATATAATGACAAAGTAATGGAAATTATAAATGACGAATATAAAACTGATTGTTTAGATGAAGAAGAAAATATTGAATAAATGATAGAACCGAATTATTAATTAATAAAATTGATTTCAGAAATTATATTTAATATAAACATACTTTCTTATATAAATAACAATGAGATTCCTCAAATTCTTTGGCATCAATATTCCTGCAAAAGAAATTTTGCGAAAAATTTTCAGAAGATCCGAAATAAAATATTTAGGAAGATGGCAAACATTGCAATGTGAAAAAAAAGTCAATTCAAGAGTAGATTGGGCAAATGAAGACCACTGTGGTCCTTGTGGTATTGAACCAATAAAACAAAATAATAAAGAAAATAATAAAGAAAAAATAATAAAAAAAACTGATAAAGAATTTAATCGCAATCAGTAATTGAATATGCCCCATTTTGCTGTTTGTTTATAGATGTTTCTAAGTATTGAATTATAATATCTTTTTTTTGGATTTCGTTTTCTAATCGATTCATTATAATATGTTGTTCTTTTATTGTTTTTTCTTGTATTAAGCACTCTTTATAATAGTTTTGTGAATTTGCATTCAAGTATTCAAGCCACGATTTATGCTTGTTTGTTTCTTTGTGAGTTTTGAATGAGACTTTTTTATAAAATACTTTTGAAGGCGTACATGGACATATAATGCCTTTTGAAAAATGAATTACATTATGATCACAATATCCTTTGGTAGTGCTGTTCATGCTTGGTACATATATTTCCGGATTCTCAATTACATCCATATTATAAATAAATTAATAATATTTATAATTTTAATATGTTAAATTAATTTTATTTAGTAAAGTTCAAATTAATAAATTAATTCAGTACTATAGTTATTGTAACATTTACTACTAGTTGTAGTTTTTAGCTGTTCAATGTTAATTCAATTGAGTTTCTTAATTCTGGAGAAACGATATCATTTGGTTTTCCATAAATAAATTGGATGTTTCCGTCAAATTCAATATGGATAGGGTTCAAAACATCAGATGTAGTCACAGTGAATGATAAGCTATTTGTATAACCTGAAATAAACATCATGTAATAATTATTATTACTCACACTGTAGATATTTTCTTTTGATAATGAATTTTCATCGTTGAAACTTCCAATTTTAACGAATATTCTAGAGCCTTTATTTACATTTTCAGTGTTTATTTCAACTCTATATGTAGAACCTTGATACATATTTAAAGTTCTTAAATCATTTTCGTAAATGTCTAAATAATATCTAGGACTTTCACTAGTATCATTTATTAAAACACTTACACTAACTGGATAATCAACTAAAGTAAATACTGCTGTCTCTGAACCCTCAGTTAATGAATCTTCTCTAACTGGATAATCAACTAAAGTAAATACTGCTGTCTCTGAACCCTCAGTTAATGAATCTTCTCTAACAAAAAACGTTTTCACTTCATCACTACCTACTGTAAATGAACCTACCAAGCTTCCAATACCAAATATATCAGGCCTTGTTATTCCACTTATAATATAAGGTATAACTGTACCGATTTCTACGTTTACTGAAGAAAATGTAATTGTAAAAGTATCACCTTCATTAACTTCGGTGGAAGACGTTACGAGATTGAATTCAGTAAATTTACTTGTATCTATTATACTAATCGTTATGGAACTTTCTGGAAAGTCTTTTATATATAAATGGAAAAACTCTTGTCCTTCTGTCTTCAAGTCATTTATAATAGTTACATTTATAGTATCTGTAAAATTATTCATTACGAATTCAGTAACATTATCTTCTATGCTGCTACCTACATAGTAGTCAGATTGGTCTACACCAGTTATTATGAAAGGTATAGTAGTACCGTCTGTTTGCGTATTATTTAAATCTGTTATAGTAATTGTAAATGTATTTCCACAAACATCTGTTTCATGTACGTATCCAAGTGATGCATCTGTTGAGAAAATAAAATTGGGTATAACTTCAATTATAGATAATTGTGCAGATATATCGAATTCAAAATCCCCAACTATTGAAGCAAATCCATCTCCGCTAATTGAAAATGTTAATATTTCATTTTCAGTAATATTGGGATCTCTTTTGATGGATATTGGTAAAGTTCCTATCGTATCATTTATAGTCACTGTTCCAATTAAAGGTTTATTCATGTCGTCTTGTGTTATTCCATCAATTATATAATCATATTGCTGACCATTTTGTATATATGTAGGTGTTTTTATTTTTGCTATAATATTTGATCCTTCGTGTGTATTTGTAATGATATTATCATTTATATCCACAAAGAATATTTCAAAGAAATCATTTATCATGACAGTAATAGAGTATTTGTCTAAATCATTGTCACCTGAGAGAGTCAATATGAAGGGAATATTTACATAATTATCTCGATTAAGGATATCAGAACTAAGAATAAACCGAGCTTTATAGTAAGAAAAAGAAGTATCGTTGAAAGTGTCACTTGTACTAGATTCTTCGTTTGGAAAGTCGTCGTAAAAAGCAGAACTCATTAAGTTTTGTTGCTCAGTATTAGCAAACGAAATATCACTAAACTGATTGTTTGGTTGTTGATAAGATAAATCACTTTCTGGTATACCACTAATAGAAAAATAAAATGTATTTTGAAATTTACTTCGAATGTATATAACAAATTCATTTGTATCATCTACATTATAACCTAATGTACTTGTGGAGGAATTATAATAATTGATATATCGTGTTCTTGTAAATAACAATATTTCATCATAAATATCAATTGACGTCATTATTTTTAATGACGGTATTCTGAATGTAAGTTTTTCAATATTTTCAACCAAATAATCATTTATAAGTAAGATTTCAAATGGAATACCTGGACTAATATTTCCGGAGAGATCGTTCGCATCAATATCTGATATATTTATACCTAATAATTCAAATGAAACGTCATCCTCAATATTATATACAATAAATTCAAGACTTAAACCTTCGCATAAATATTGTATTTCATTATAACTATGTGAAATATATGGCATTCCACTACCATTTACTGTTGTACTCATGTTGAATTCTTCAATATCTATTTGAAATTTGTCTGAATTTTTATTAAGTAAATTCATTTCATTTTCACTTATATTAATTATAATATATGAAGAGTCGTATAGTGTGTTTTGAGTACGCGTAACGTAATCAAATTCACCATTTATTTCTAAATTTATATATTGAGGCAAGTCTTTTATTTCATAAGAAATATTATTATTAATAGATCCTTTTGGATATTCTAAATATAAAACATACTTACCTAAATCAGTATCATATACATTGTAAAATTTATAGTAATTGTAGTATGCTGTTAAAGTTTCGTAGTCAGTTAAAAGTCGATTATACTTGTAAATTTCAGCTATATCTTCATAACTAATTTTGTTTGCTCCAGAGAATGAATTAATTTGATAAAATGAGTGATAGAATCCATTTAGAAAAATTTGTGTGGTAGTAGAAGCGAATCCTATTGAAATATGATGATATGAATTTGATGATTTAAGATCTATTATGTAAGTTTCCGTTTTAATTGTTAATTGAAGCTTTGAATTTACTAATAAATTTGCACGTAGCACGTCTGCATTATCGTATTTTAGATTTATTTCAGAATTTTCTCTCATCCAAAATGAAAGCACATTATTATTGCTAACAATCGAATTTGATAGCAAATCATAAATCGGCGAAGTGTTAAAAGTGAGTTTTTTTGTCAAATATGGATTATTCTTAAATGGTAATGAAATAGGAGTTGTAGGATTATCATTTTCTAGAATTACTGTTTTAGTAAATGACAAGTCGTATGCATTTGGAGGAGAATCGTACTCCTTAGATGTTTCTACATACATAGCATTTATAGTGGCGTAATCTAATTGATAATTATACAATTCAGTATGCTTCATAACTACACCAAAAGAGACGTCATTCGGATTTCCTAGGTAAATATTATAACTTGTATCCGCATTTTTAATATAAGAATCTCCTATTTCTTTTGTGATGTTTAAAATCCCATCAATATAAATTTGTACAATATTATTGAAAAAAGTGCACACAAAGTGATGAGAATATAAGTTATCGTATGTGGTAGAAACTGATGTTTTTTCTGTACTCTCGTATAATACATTCTCTACGTAAATTTTGTTATTGTCGATTACTATATTTGGTGTTCCATTGCATATGTCTGTCCCTAATAAGAAAATAGATTCACTAACATCTAGTGAATGTGTATAAAACCATAAAGATACAGACATGTTAGAAGATAGTTTTATTACATTATATATTTCATCACTGTCTTGAAATGTATCCTTCCATGTAGAAAGTGCTTGTGAGGATGTTGTATTCCATGAGTTATCGTTATATGTGGTTTTCCAAAACGGATCCATAATGATTGGTGTTAAACTATTAAACATTGTTATGTCAGAGACAAATAAATTATTGTATTCATGCTTTAGTCTTCTTAATGTATAGGTTACGTTTTTGCGAGATGATGGGTTTTTGAAAATCAGGGATAATTTACTCCAACTTATATCATTACAAATTATTGGACCAGATTTGTAAAATTCCTCATCATTATCACTTAGTACAATTTCATATTCAACTTTATCTGAGAAAAATGTCATTTCAAGTGGATTATAAACATTGCTAATGTCGTGTAACGCTATAAATAATGTATTCTTATAATATTGCGAGTAAAATACCTCATTAAGATCTTGCGTGAGATTTGAAGCACTGATATCGAATCCAGGAAATAGATCTTTTGAACGATGAAGTATATAATGGTAGCTAATATCATTTGTGCTATCCAAGAATTTTTTTAATGTTATTGTTTGATATTCGCTTGTAGGATTTTCAACAACGAATATGTAGTTGCTATCTTCTTTCCATTCTTGTGGCTTTGTTCTGTATAATCCTCTTTCCACATCAACTTTTCTCCTCAATATTTTATTTTTATTAAGAATGTCACTATATGATACATCATTCGAACCATATGTTACGTAATCAATCAATGGGTTTTCATTGCTCACTGTGAATGAAAAGAAATTAGAAACAAAGCTACTATCGATATATGTTATTGAATCATCATTATTGTTTATATTTCCGCCGTTGTATATAGTTGTTATGAAACCATTGTAGGTTTCTCCGAGAGAAACAAATGATAAATCTAGTAGTGTTGTATCAATCACTTCAAAACTGACATCATGAATATTGTTGCTTATTTCGACAATATTTTTATGAACTTGATCAATTGAAGTATTAATAATATCAAAGACTACTAGATTTGATGAGTTTAGTAAAATTAAATTATTTACATCAGCTGAACTTTGATTAAGAGTTTTTATAATATTATCTTCTGAATATTCGGATACTATGTTCTGACCATTTATTAAATTTAAATATATACTTGAAAAATTAACACTGTAGTTTGAATTTTTATTTAATCCTGTTATTTCAAACGTATTACTGCAATTATCAACATTGTTTTCATTGTAATAATAAGGTATTGTTGTATTAATAATTATATTGTTATTGTTATTGTTATCATAAACAATTAAACCATAAGAAACTTCTGTTATTATATGTGATATATTTTTACCAATGTCATCTTCCGTAAATATAACAGGAATCCAACTTAAAGTTATTGTATTATTGCTCACTGCGTATGATACATCTGGTTTTTGGTTTGAAAGTGTCTCTGCTTCAAAACGAAATGGATATTCATAATTTATGTCTTCGTTATAAGTGGATACGATTTCAAAAGCATACAATTTAGAAGGTTCCAAATTATCAATTATCAGAGGCCATTCATCAAAATAGTATGCATAAAGTGGGTTTTGCCATCGGTTTATAAACGATCTGCCTTGATAGACGTTGTTTTTCATATTCAATTTTGGTCTCGTAGTAGATAATATTGCATTTCCTGTTCCATCAAGGATTGTGGTAAAACCATACCATTCACCAGGTAATCTTGTGTCAATAACTAATGATGGGGGGAGATCTTCACTTTGTAAAAGCGTGGGTCCCCTCTGGATTAGCTTATTGTTGTCGGAAATGTCATATATAGCAATTTTACCATCATTTGTAGGTTCAGTATCATTTTTATAGCTGTAATTATATTTGCTTATTGCAATCGTAGTACCATCATCATTTATAGAACAGTTGAGTAATTCAATAATTTTGTAACTGTTATTATAGCTCCAGTATTTGGTCACTTCGTTTAGTGTTTTATCTTCCATATTGAGATTATAAATACATACACTTGAATTTATGTTCCCATTGCTTATGTCGTTATTATTCACAATTGCAATCTTATTGCCATTTTTATTCAATGATACTCGACTACCTGGAATATCACCAATTGTATCGTTTTTTACGCATATATTTTGAGGGATTTCATCGTAGCTCATATCAAAAAAAGAAACATAGTTTTCATTCGAGTTATCGTTATTATTTGGATAAATAAACAATTCTTGACCGACAACCATAATGGATCCATTTTCGTTAAAATCAATGTACTTGTTAAACACAGTATTGTAACTATCAAAATTAACATATCTAAAGTTTAATGTTGTTGATTTATCCTTTCCTACATTATAAATAAATAATCCGTGATGTGAATGTTCATTAGATGCCACACATATATTTCCATCTGGGCTTATGAATACTTCTCTACTGGTAGTATTTATTACAGGAATATTTTGTTCATCTTGAGAGAATGTTACAATATTACTTGATAAAGAATAAGACCCTGTATATAAAAACATAAAGTCATTATTAAAACCCACAAGCATTTTTGTTCCATCGTAATTTAGGGATATTGAAAAAATTTTAGGTAATAACGGCTTTGAGGAATTCGGAAGTGTTTGATTATATTTATATTGAGAATCAAATGTACCAAAACCAGTATTTACACTAATAGTATTGAAAATTTCTATTTTATTATATTGATAATTCGCAGCGTACACCAATGTATTTTTGCTCATTGTTGCCATAAAGAAAATATCATTTTGTAATGATCCATATAGTTGGGATGTATTGTTTTTGGTAAATGTTTGAGGTTGCCATTCAAACGATTCTAAATTCAAACGCTCGCTTTCACGTAATAAATAATAATAGTCTTGGTTATTGAAATCATGCTTGTCGATTACAAAACGGAAACCTTCGCTTTTGATGGTTTTAAGTTGTACTTCGTATTCATCATCGGTTGTTACTTTCAATACTCGAGCATATGTATTTCCTGTATTGCTGTATGCCGAATTAAATGATAATGTATATTCAGTGTTGTGCGATAAATCGTTTATCATATAAAAAGAATCACCTCCGTAGGTTAACATATTTTCATACTGCGTACTATGAATGACACTGTTATTCTGGTCAGTAACCGATAAATAAAAATAAACATCCGGTACATTGATAAGTTCAAATGGTGCTATATTCCATGATACATCAATTCGGTTCCCTTTTTTATCATCTAACAATATTTCTGTAACTGGACCTTCTGTAAGTGTTTTAAAATCATCACCTATATATAAATACTCATTTCCAGTATTATACGTTGATAAAACAGAGAAACTATATGAAGTATCTGGGTCTAATATTTGATATAATATATCTACAGTATTATAAGTTTCCAGCGACAATGTAACATTTGTTGTCAAGTTTGTATATATTATCGTGTAGAAAGCTGGTTTACTTGTTTCCTCTATTGAATCAAGTTTAAATGGAGTAAATTCAAAGTATAATGAAATACCTTTGATATTTGTATATATTAGGTCTCGTATGCTTCCTTCGTAAAGCATTTGAAAAGATTTTGAAGTGTCATAAGAACCTCCATCATGGTAGTTTGATGTTGCACTAAACGTGTAAGTCGCATTTATAGACAAATCTTCATATGTAATTGAAGTAACATTATTTAGATAATTATTATAGCTAATCTCGTTATCGTTTTCATCAAGTAAGTAAAAGTCATAATTTGATGAGTTTGTAAAATCACCGATAGGTTTATCATACGCTATATTGAGAGAAGTTAGAAAAGGTGTACCTCTAATATTTTGTACAGGTGATTTATTGAGTGTATGTTCCAATTGAAAGTGTTTGTATGAATTGTTTGTGAGATAGATAGTTTCAATATAAAAGTTTTGGTGTGTATTTGGATTTAAGTTTTCTATTGAAATACCACTTGAATCATAAACGGATAAAGTTTTTATAATATTATATGAACGGTTACTGTTATTTGAATGGTATAAATTATAAATAGGATTACCAGGTGATTTTTGAATATTCACGTTCATATATTCATTTTCAGGTGTTATCAACAATGGATTTATGCCTTCTTCGAATGGAGGAATAATTTTAGTGTACACAAATGATACATCTTCATATTCACGGTTATCATAATATTCAGTAATTACATTTAAGGTACTACTAATGTCATTTCTTATAATAATCTCATATATCTTCGGTACCAAGTAAGAAATATCTATTAGTTTTTCATAACCAGTTTCAGGAACACTTAAAATATATTGACTAGGCTTCCCAGGTGAAAAGCTGAAAGACATATCTATAGGAACGTAATTATAGTTACTATCCACTATAAGAGTTCTATTATCAGGGTATATAAGAGTGACACTAGGGACACTCCATAGACTTAAAGTTGTAAATGTTTTAGTGTGATTTACATTGTATATATCACCACTAACATAGAAAGCAGTAATATTTACTGTATATGTGGTGACTGGATCTAAATTTATAACCTGTAGGCTGTTTGTAAAAACCTTGTATGATATTGTAGAATTATTAGATGTTAGTACAACATCATAGTACATGGGGTTTCCTATTTTGTCGAATTTTATAAATGCACTGTCAGATAATATTTTTTTTACAACAATATTTGAAGGTTGGCCTTGGTATATTGTTTTGAATTTATTGGTACGAATATATCCATGGTACTGTTCGTTTTCAGATTGTGTTTCTTTAATTGGTATTGGTTTGCATTTCGCTAACATATTACAATATTTCTTTGACGACATGTACTATATAAAACAATTTTAAAAAAAAAAAAGGCGATTACCCACATCTTGTGTGTTTTTGTAAAATTGAATAATATTTTTTGTTTATAACTTAAACAAAATTATACATACCACTATAGCTTCAGAATGTCTAATCTTGCTACTCAATACCAACGTAAAACCGATAAGGAACACGTTTTAGATAATCCAGATACATATATTGGTTCAGTCGAAAAGGTTGATTCTGAACAATGGATATACGATAATGATTCTGGAAAGATTGTTCTAAAATCGATTGAATATGTTCCAGGACTATACAAATTGTTGGATGAAGGTATTGTCAATTGTCGTGATCACGTTATTAGAATGCTGCAAAGTAAAGCTTCCAATAAACGTTTGGTGTCACAAATCGATGTGGATATTGACGATAAAACAGGTAAAATAACTTTAAAAAACGATGGAAATGGTATCGATGTAGAAAAACACCCAGAAGAAGGTTTATGGATTCCAGAGATGGTTTTTGGACATTTAAGAACTTCTACTAATTATGATAAAAATGAAAAAAAAATCGTTGGTGGTAAAAATGGTTTTGGATTCAAATTAGTATTAATTTGGTCTTCATGGGGTATTATTGAGACTGTAGATCATACTCGAGGAAAAAAGTATATTCAGGAATTCCACAATAATTTGGAGAAAATCGACCCTCCTACTATTACAAAAACATCTGTAAAACCATATACAAAAGTGTCATTCATACCTGATTATAAGCGTTTAGGATTACAGGGTATTACAAAGGATATGCTTTACCTCATGATAAAGCGTGTTTATGATATTGGAGCAGTAACTGATCATTCTAGTAAAAAAATAAAGGTAAATTTGAATGGTTCATTAGTACCAGTAAAGAACTTCCATAGTTATTTAGATCTTTATATAGGTAGTAAAGATGAAAATAAGCGTGTGTATGAAAGCTCGCAAGAACGCTGGGAATATGCGGTTGCATTAAGTCCAAAACATGAGTTTATGCAAGTATCATTTGTAAATGGTATAAGTACATCTAAAGGAGGAAAACATGTAGATTATATTCTAGGACAAATAGTGAGAAAATTATGCGCTTATATTGAGAAAAAGAAGAAAATTTCTTGTAACCCAGCAACAATAAAAGAACAATTAATATTATTTCTACGGTGTGATATTGAAAATCCTTCATTTGACAGTCAAACAAAAGACTTTATGAATACTCCATCATCCAAGTTTGGATCTCAATGTGCAGTTTCAGATACTTTTATTGAAAAGGTTGCAAAGATGGGGGTTATGGATATGGCATGTCAATTGACTGAAACTAAAGAAGCCGGTAAAACAAAAAAGAAAATGGACGGTACAAAATCAAAAACAATTAGAGGTATTCCTAATTTTGTCGATGCGAATTATGCAGGTACAGATAAATCAAAAGATTGTGTATTGATTTTAGCAGAAGGACTTAGTGCAATGGCCGGTATTGTGTCTGGTCTGAAAAGCGATGACCGGAATTTTATTGGAATATATCCCCTTAAGGGAAAAGTACTGAATGTTCGAGGAGCTACACGAGACCTTACAGAAAATAGAGAACTTTCTGATCTTATTAAGATATTAGGATTACGTCTTGGTGATAAATATTCATCTATAGAAGACGTACATAAAAAACTAAGATATAGTCAGGTAATGATAATGTCAGACCAGGATCTTGATGGATCACATATCAAAGGTTTGTGTATAAACCTTTTCCATGCTATGTGGCCAACATTGGTAGAAATCGACGGTTTCCTTTCTTTCATGAACACTCCTATATTAAGAGCAACGAAAGGACAACAAGTTCTCCGATTCTACAATGAAGGAGAATTTGGAGAATGGAAAAAAACGTTACCTGGTGGTACAACAAAAGGTTGGAATATGAAATACTTCAAAGGATTGGGAACTTCAACTTCGGCAGAATTTAAAGAGTACTTTGCGAACAGGAAAGTAGTAGAATTTCAACATAATGGTAATCATTCAAATGACACTGTAGATATGGTGTTCAATAAAAAACGAGCTGAAGATAGAAAAGGATGGTTGGAAAATTATGATAAAAATGCGTTTTTGGATACAAACCATCAAAAAGTAGCATATGATACTTTCTTCAATAAAGAAATGGTACATTTTAGTGTGTATGATTGTGAGCGTTCTATACCAAATATGGTGGATGGATTGAAAACAAGCTTGAGGAAAATATTATACAGTGCATTTAAGCGTCGATTAACAAGCGAAATTAAAGTTGCGCAATTCTCTGGTTATGTTTCTGAAAATAGTGCTTATCATCATGGTGAAGCAAGTCTAAATGGAGCAATTGTAAATATGGCTCAAACTTTTGTAGGTTCAAATAATCTCAATTTATTAGTTCCAAATGGTCAGTTTGGAACCAGATTGAAAGGTGGAGAAGACAGTGCTTCTGAAAGATATATTTTTACATTGTTGAATCCAATGACCAGATTTATCTTTCCAGAGCTAGATGATATGGTTCTTGATTATTTAGATGATGATGGACAATTGGTAGAGCCGTATTTTTACGCACCAATTATTCCGTTTTGTTTGGTCAATGGAATATCAGGAATCGGTACTGGATTCTCATGTAATATTCCTTCATATAATCCATTAGATCTTGTAAAATACTTGCGCGAGAAATTACAGGGAAATGTAATAAATATGGACACACCACTAATTCCGTATTTTGAGGGTTTTAATGGAACTGTAAAAAGTATAGATGAAGATAACAATACAAAGTATTTGATCAAGGGTGTATACAATGTTATTGATAAGGATAAGATCTTAATTACAGAACTTCCAATTGGAACATGGACAATGAATTATTTATCATTTTTAGATGATCTTATGGATGGTGATAAAAAGAAGAAAGGAACCGCAATGGTAAAGGATGTTGTAAATATATCTACGGAAATTCATATTCATATAACGGTAACATTTGAAAAAGGTAAATTAGAAGAACTTGAATCTACAGTAGATACAAATGGAATAAATGGATTGGAAAAAATATTGAAATTAACGACAACTGTTAATACTACAAATATGAATATGTTTAATGAAAATAAGCAACTGCACAAGTATAGAAATGTATTTGAAATAATGGACGCATATTATGAAGTTCGTATTGGAATGTACGATAAGCGAAAGAAATCCCAAGTTGCATCTATGAAGAAGAAAGTTCAAGAACTTTCAAATAGAGCCAAGTTTATACAAGAAATTGTATCAAATACGATTGATTTGAGGAAATTTGCAGATGATGATGAAACTGATAGAGCTCTGAAAAATAAAGGTTATGAATTACAAAATGAAAAGTATGATTATCTTACACACATGCCAATGCACAATATGAACAAGGCTCGTGTCAAGAAAATATTGGAAGAAAAAGAATTAATTGAGAAAAGTTTGACTAAGCTTGAAAGTACAGCTTTAGTGACAATGTGGCTTAGCGAACTCGACCAGTTTGAAAACGAATATATGAAATATAAAACTAGTCGTGATATTTCAAATAATAATCCAGTACCTACTGCGAGTGCGAAAATTAAGAAAAGCAGAGCCAGTAAAAAATAGATCTATTATCATTTATACTTAAAAATAATATTATTTAGGAAAAATGATATAAAAATTAATTTATTTTTGTATAATAATGAGTATCATTGACTCTTCCGACTTCCATGCCGTTGTTTCCAAACTTCGTGATTTTTTTACTGCAAAAGGTTTCCTTGAGGTTCATACGCAAAATCGTCTAAGTATTTTAGCAGCTTGTGAGGACCCACAAACAATCGCCACGTATAATTATGCTGGAGAGGTATATCCTTTACCTCAAACCGGTCAAATGTGGCTTGAGTATGAGATGCTAAAGTATCCAGAAAGAGCACCTGGATATTTTTGCGTAAGTACAAGCTACCGCAGTGAGCCAAACCCAGTTCCTGGAAGGCACGAAATTATATTTCCCATGTTTGAATTTGAAATAAAGGGAGGTATGGAAGAGTTGTTAAAAATGGAGAGAGAACTTTTATTGCACCTTGGTTTTGATGGTGAAAAAATGAAAGATGTTGATTATCGCGAGACTGCTGAAAAATATGGAGTCTCTGAACTTGAGAATGATCACGAAGAACAGCTATGTACAGAACATGGTCCAGTAGTTTTCTTGAAGAATTTCCCTTTGGAAACATCTCCATTCTGGAATATGAAGTTATATGAAGAAGACAATACTACTTCTAAAAAGGTTGATGTGTTGCTATGGGGTATGGAAACAATTGGTTCTGCTCAACGTTCTACTGACAAGGATGAAATGAGAAAACAGTTTTATACTATTAGTGATGCTGGATATTCTGGTAAATTATTTGATCTATTTACACAGGAAAGAGTGGAAAAGGAGTTGGATGAATTTTTGAATTTCGATTTCTTTGATAGATCAGGTGGAGGTATTGGTATGACTAGACTAATTAGAGCAATGAAGTTGAGTAATTTGATCTAATTAACAAATATTTTTCGAAAGTTTAAATCCATAATATAATCGATATTTGTTTCGGTCAAATATTTTTTGCTTCCAATATTTTTTAAATAAAACTTTAGGAAAAAATGATAAAAATATAATCCATCTTTAGAAAAAAAAGAATAATTTTTGATTTTTTTATGAATCAGTTTTCTGAATTTATAAAAAAAATATGCTTTTTGAATTTTACGCACAAAAATGCTATAAATGTAATATTTTCTGTGATGAATGGCACTTATACCACAATATCGACACCCTCCATCTGGTACGCACGGAGAATATGAAATACAATGTGCTTTATCAAATGCTCCAACGGATGTGTATGAAAAATTAAATAATCCATTTATTCGGATATGATCTAAAGGTTCTGTCAAATAGTAATAACAAACGTGTTTTGAGAGAACACATCCATGCATTATCACTTGTTTGAAACTATTATGTAAATGACATTTCATTTATATTATTATATCGCCATATTTTCGTAAGTTAAAAATGTGTATAAAATGTAAATTCCTAAAAATATTATTAAAGTAATTACCAATGTTTCTAACATCCTATATTTTCTGTATATAAAGAGTTTGCCATAGACATTACAATTAATAAAATAACAATCGTTAGTTGTACCATTACAACTGTTATTTATATATGCTTATATTAACAATAAATAATATAAACGTCTTTCTCTCAATTATTATAGAATACTAACAATGAGAGAGAAAAATGAAAAAACCGTTTTTGTATTGGTTACTGACGAAATGTATCTATACAAGGCAAAAATGTCGATTATTGATCTCAGATCTACTGGACAGTGGCATGGTGATTTAGTCCTTATTTGTATTGATATACCACATTTGAATAATAATTTTTCTGATTATTACAATATTACTGTAAAGAGGTTTCCTCATATTCCTGAAAAAACTGACTTATTAAATAAATTACAGTACAATAATTTTATAGATACAATTGACGGTAGGGAAATCACCAAACCAAATCAATGGGAAAAATTACACGTAATGGACGATTATTTCAAGGGGTGGGATAGAGTTGTATTTATAGATGCAGGTATGAGAATTCTCTCAAATGTTCATGAATCAATTCTTAAATTGGATTACAAAAACAAATTCTTATCGCCTGATGATGGAGGCAATTATATCAAATTGCCCAATAAAGATAAATTATTCAAAACACAAATTAGTCAAACGAACCCTAAAATGATATCTAAACTGCAAAATGATTTTGGAGATAATATTATGGAAATGCCTTATTTTTTAAATTGTATATGGGTTTATGATACATCTATTCTAGATATGGTTTCTAAAGATGAAATGATAAAAGGTATTTTAGATTACCCTATATGCAAGACGAACGAAATGGCACTTATGAATTTGTTTATTAATTTCAAGTATAATTTATGGGAACGATTTCCAGTAAAAGCCGATAATGGTAAAATTTTGTTTGAATGGTGCGAAACCAACAATCCAATGCCGACTACGTGGAGAGACTATTGTTTCATAAAATACCCATGTACAATTACATTTGACGATACTTGAATAAAATAGTATAAATGGTATATTATTTTATAATATATTTTATGGTAGTAAGTACATTATCACATGATTTTTTATGCAAAATAAACATGGAGTATGGTTTCAACATGTCTTTAATAGATCATCCTATATACGAAGGTTATTATCTTGCGACAATTAGAAAACAAGAAAAACTGTCTGATACTGAGTATCCAACAATAAAAAATTGTAATTTTCTGTTGGTACTAAACCAACAATATGATGTAGTTGAAATTAATCCTATGAATGAGACTTTAATACAACCTAGAAAACTTTTTACGTCATTTACAGTAGGATTGGAAGATTGTCGATTGATAAATTGTCAAACATTTACGGCAGTAACACTGGATAATAACGAAAACTGGATACCAGAAGTTTGTTTGTGTAAATATGATTACAGCAATGGCAATATAGAAATGATTCAAGTTTTGAAAGATGAAGAATATAAACCGCAAAAAAATTGGCTGTTTTTAAATGAAAATATAAGTATGATGTATTTTATTCATTCCTACAATCCAATGAAAATAATTTCTATAGATAAGCATTCATTTGAACAACGTACAATATATTTTCAAAAAGCTTTTTATTTTGATGGCTGTGAAATGCATGGGGGTGCTTGTATTTATTTGGAAGATTTAAAAAAGTACTTGATAAATGTGAGAGTTATTGAAAATCATGTTTATGGGTTTTCTTTATGGATATTACTGAATGAAAAATACAAGTTATTAGGAACTTCTCAACCATTTACATTTCTATCTCGTAGTGATAATTCTAGTAATAATTATTATGAAATGTGCATGTCATTACTTAAAAAAAATGATATACTTTTATGCTCTATTTCTGTTTGCGATAAAGATGTTTACATCATAGAATATAATTTACAATATATTTTAAACGGAATTGCAATGCATGATATCCTTCAGTTATAATGGCACAATAACCGATTCATATTATTTGCTTCCATATTTATTGCATCTGCTTTGAACAAATTATGTATCATGTCGTTATTCCTAAATCTTACAGTATAATCTTGTTGTGTAGAATTTCTTCCAACTCTACCTAAACACTGCAATATCTTCTGTCGTGTCATATTTGGCAAGTCTTTTCCTATGAAGCCATGACAGAATTGGTAATTGGTACCGTATATGTAATCAGATGAAGTCAAAATTAGATATAGTTTTTGTTCTTGTGCAAGTCGTTTTACTGTTTCTTCATATTTTTTGTGTTCGTGCTTAATAAGTACTCCAATACCCATTAATACCAAAATTTTATAATTTGAATCGATTTCCATGTCCATTATATCACATATTGTACTTTCATCAAGCGTTGAAGAGAAAGGGCTTTGGTTTTGAATCTTACTGTAAGCCCATTTTTGTTGATGTTCGTTGCTATTTGGAATATAACTACTTTCAAGATTTACCGTAGTTAGTCGTCTTTTTAAGCTATTGATATTATCTTTCAAAACCTGCGTATTTTCATCAAATCCTTTTTTCTCCTTTGTTGGAGTTTTCTTTTTATTTTTACCTGCATCTTTTCCTTCATTTGTCTTATCTTCATTGTCTTTGACTTGTATTTTTTCTTGTAGTTTTTCTTCAAGGTCACGAATCTGGTCATGAATATTATCATTGTTCTTGATATTATCTACAAGATGGTTCATAATAACATTTGGTATATTGCTTTGATGAACGTAAAATTTAGCAAGATTTATTAAGTTGTCTGCCAAATAAATGGTCGGTCCATCTGTTAAAGTGTGCGCATCATTTGTAGTTAAAAGCACACCAGATAAACGATCCAATATTGTTTGTTGATTTTTAATACTTTCACCTTCACTTAAAGTTCTTGTTATAGAACATTGTTGATTAGGTTCATTGGGCATACTTTCAACTCTTCTTAGATGGTTGTTTTTCGAATTGATATTTTTTTCGAATTTTGTTTTTTGTCCAATTTTTAGCGAGTTATGAACGTATTCCCAGTTTTCGTGCTCGATCTGAGTCAATAATTCTAAGTAATACATTTTCAATGAGTTCATGTTTATCTCTGTAATGGAATTAAAGTAATTGTTCATGTGAATATTACTAGATCCTTCGATTTTTTCATGAAACTTTAGTACAAAATTTATTACTTCATCTAAATCAAAATATCTGAAAAGTGTTTTTTCGTTTGATGCGAAGCGAACATATTCTCGTAATTGATTTAAATCTTCACAGTGAATATGTGGCATGAAACATTGTCCTTCACTTGTTATTATTGGAATTGATTTTTTACAATCATATGATGTTATTGTATGTACAACAGACCCCAAGAAATTCATGCGAAAATCCTGAATGCAGTCTTGAATATCTTCTTCTTTTGGAAGAGTTGCGCAAGAAAGCACTAAATTTGGTATTTGGTTCTTTGACCATAAATCATGTATATTGTTATGTAATACGTGGTCTTCGTAGTCAAGTGTCATCGTTGGCTCGTCCCAGTACGTAAGTATGTCTTCTTTTTTGTTGAAAGAAGCCATGTAGTACATTGCAATCAAATACGACTGTACATCACATATCATGATTTCAACTGCTGACCCATTTGAATTATCTACTTTTCCTATACCACCACTTTTTCGATTACGTGTATAATCTAGTGCAGAGAAATAGTGGAGTCTTATATCATCCGCAGTTTCACATCCAAACGCAAATGCAATCTTTTTCTCGAGTGTAATTGCACACTTTGCCAAAGCTAAACCCACATGTCTTGCAACGCAAACAAATATTATTTTATTTCCTTCAGATAATCCAATAGGTGTTAGTGTTTTTCCAGTTCCAGTAGGAGCTGTATATAGTATCAGTTTTGGAACGTCTCTGTGCAATCGACAGAATGAATAAATATCTTTTTGATGCGAAAACAGTGAAATATTTTCACATTTAAATAAATTTGTATTTTTTTCTATTATGTTTGTTGAATTAACCACAATGTCTTTAATCGATACTTGTGGTGTACATTTTAGTATTATCAATTGAATCAAACTTTTAACGTGTGGATTTGTATTTGGTATAACCGCCTTGTTCCATTCAATCAATGTGTAAAGGTCTTTAGATATTGACTTGTTTTTTGATAAGTCTTTTATAATGTTTTTGCATAATTCCAGGCACATGAATTCATAAATTCTATCTTTGTTTAAAGAAATTGTATTGTCAATATTTTGAACTCGAATCATATCAGCAGTTTTTAACTTTTTTACGGTACGAGAATTTATCACAAATTTATCAAGTTGGTACTTGTACATTGTCTGTACATAAGGTTCAAAATATTTTGTGTAAATGTAAAAATGCATTTCTTGACTTGCTTTTAGTTTTGAAAACTCAATCATATTGATCCGTCTATTTAATACAATAGACGGATTGGAATATCCATTTTTTATTACGTCCAATATCTGCTTTTCGCTTGATGGGATTGGTACTTCCAAAGAATCCCATTCAGACTTTGACAGCTTACTTTGCATTAGAATTTCCATACTCGTTTTGTATATTTAATTGTTAAACAATATGTTTGTATTATTATTCAATTTTACAAATAAATAGTAATAATATGTTTTCTTTCTTGAAAAACGATTCTAAAATGATAGGATTTCAAGATGTACAGATTGCCATTAAAAATAAAAATGAATACTTGATTGTAAATACTCTCTCGATTGATGAACAAAAATGTCTTATAGTCGGTACGATTGATGCTAAAAGCGAAGAATCATTATTAAATTCTATGATAAATACTTTTGAGCAACCAGATAAAAAAATTGTATTATATGGTAAAAATTCTATTGACAAAAGCGTTGATATCAAGGCAAAACAACTCAATAAATTGGGTATATCTGATGTTTTTATCTATAAAGGGGGATTATTTGAATGGATGCTTTTGCAAGATATTTACGGATATGATGAATTCCCTACTACGATGAATGTACTGGATATATTGCTTTATAAACCAAACAAGGTATTTGATTCTTAATAAATCAGAAGAACCCATATAAAAATATCCTTTATATATTATTTAGGAATCCCTATGACAGTCGATATACAAACTATCCAATCTCAAACTTACTCAAATGAACAAAAACAAGAAGACTTTATAGTTTCAGTGGAAGAACCATTGCTAAAAGAATCTGCTGATCGCTATGTAATGTTTCCAATACAAGACGATACAGTGTGGCAAATGTACAAGAAACAAGTTGATTGTTTTTGGAGGGCGGAAGAAGTAGATTTATCAAAAGACTTGTCAGACTGGGAAAACTTAACATCAAATGAAAAGTATTTTATCTCTATGGTTCTTGCATTTTTTGCCGCGAGTGATGGAATTGTATTGGAAAACTTAGCTGTACGATTCATGGCAGATGTGCAATTAAGCGAAGCTCGCGCATTTTACGGTTTTCAAATTGCTATGGAAAATATTCATAGTGAAATGTACAGTATTTTAATCGATACATTTATACAAAAGAATGAAGATAAGACTAAATTATTCAAGGCTATAGATAACTTTCCATGCATCAAACGTAAATCAGATTGGGCTATAAAGTGGATTAATGATAAAAATAGCAACTTTGCTACACGACTTGTAGCATTTGCTTGTGTAGAAGGAATATTTTTTAGTTCTTCATTTGCTTCTATTTATTGGATTAAGAAAAGAGGATTATTGCCAGGATTAACATTTTCGAACGAATTAATTTCCAGAGATGAAGCGTTACATACAGAGTTTGCTATATTAATGTACTCTAAACTTACCAAACAGTTGAGTGAATCACAATTGCATTTCATCATAAAAGAAGCCGTAGAGATTGAAAAGGAATTTATTACAGAATCACTACCGTGTCGCTTAATTGGAATGAATTCTAAATTGATGAAACAATATATTGAGTTTGTAGGCGATCGTTTGTGTCTTCAATTAGGCACAAGCAAAATATTTAATTCTACTAATCCATTTGATTTCATGGAACTAATCAGTATTGATACTAAAGTAAATTTTTTTGAGAGAACAAATAGCGCATATGCTTTAGCAAATAAAGATGTAGATGACAATGTTTTTGATTTTTCCGCTACTTTTTAATCATTTGAATATTCTAAATAATATCTAAAATAATAATAAGTATTGTTCTGTATTATAATGTGAATGCACATTCATATTATATTTGTATTATTTGCCAATACTGTTTTTTCAATGCTAACAAAGATTCAATTGAGTAACATACAGACTATATTGCAAAATCCACAAATAACAAGTGAAATAAAAAATAAAGTAGATAATATCATATTTCACCATTATTTACCATTTGCTTATAGCGAATGTTATCAGTTTATAAAGTTCCATAAACATAAAACTAAATACATTCCCAAAGACGATTTAGACATTTGGTCATTAAAAACGCCTAAATTATTATAAAAAATGTAATAATATACTTAATATAAGTTTTTATTTATTGAAGTAGGTAATCCATGACCAAATACAATCATATATATTAATATCACAGCCGCCAATAAGATACTTCGGTTTTCGGCAACATTTTCATTTTGACCAAGTATAAAAATCATAAATATGTATAACAAAATACCAATTATAGCAGAATGTAGAAGCATCATTCGTCCTTTTTCCATTTGTCTATATATATCATCATTATAAAAAAATAAGCGTTTTAATTGTCTAAAGGTGTAAAACATCAGAGTTGTATTGGTCTTTATCATGCAACAAGAAAGTACAATGGAAAATTTGCGAAAATATATATTCGTGGTTCTCTTTACAATTGTCTAACTAAGCAATATGTAATCGACAAGCGAACAAAAAAAGAAAGACGACTGAAAAACACGATAAATTATCATTATCAGTACGATGTAGATACACCAAAAAACATGAATTTAGGCAAACGTTGTGATATTGCTCACAGTACATTTAGTGATAATTTCGAAATAGAATTGTATTTAGATATTTGGTATAAAATTTTTACTCTTCAAAAAGAAAGAGATAAACACATTTTATTTGATAAATTTGATTTCAGTTTCAATCGAAAAACACCAATTTAGAATTGAGTAAAAAACACAGTTGCTCTGAAGAAACAATTAGACAAATCGTGCATAAAAATATTATGAATTTAACTTCTTGTAATATATATGCAAAATAAAGATTCTGAAAAAGGAACATTTAGTTTTTTAGATGATGATAATTTTTCGGAAGTTTATTTGGACATTGAGAAAGGATCGAATGAAGAAAATAATTCCCATGTAACTAAAAATATTGAGTCAGAATCAAATGTTTCCATGGGTGATTTATATGAACAAGAAAAAACGAATCAACATTTTTTCGATAAATTGTCATTAGAATTAGAAAATATTAAAGAAAAACATAACAAAAGATCAGATGAAAATGTTGATGGTTCATCTATAATACGTAACGCTGAAATTGTTTCTGAAAATGAAAATAATCGAAATTCGTGGAAACGAAAGCAACAATATTACGAAGACAAATATTTTAGTAATAGCCCACTTACAATGTCACTCTGTTCTTCAAATGCTCATTCTGACTATGAAGATAGTGTAGATCAAAGTTTGAATTCAAAGAGAGGATTTAAAAAACTCACCTATCAAGAAGTAGAGGATTCACTAAATAAATATTACACTAAGGAAATTCAGATTTCAAGCGAAATAGATATTTTACTCACCTATTTGAAAGGACAGAAACATCTATTCAAACAGGCGAGTCGTGTAACAGAGCAAAAATTTAACTTGCTCATGTTTCCTGCTATATTTATTACAGGTAGTATGACCGTAGTTACACCTTTTATGACCCATATTGGATGGAGTGGTTGGATCATGTCTATTTTAAATGCAATACTTACAGTAATGATAACAATTAATAATTTTATGAAATGGCAAGCAGTTGCCGCAATATACTTGACTATTTCAAATCAATATGATAAATTAGGAATATCTGTAGAAATGACACGAAATCAATATATTTTTATTGATGAAGGAGAAGAAAGAAATAGACTTACTTTAGAAAAAATGAGAGATACAGAAAAACGAATCATGGATATTCAAAATAATTACAATGATATTATTATTCCATATGAAGTTCAATTATTGAATCCGATTATCTCTCATATCAACATTTTTTCATTTATAAAAAAAATAGAACATCATAAAAAGTCTCTCATTATGAAGTACAAAGATGTAAAGAATGAAATAAGATTTGTCATGTATAGATGGGATAAAGAACAAACGCACGATAAAGATAACAGTCCTATATTAAACACTAAAAAAAAGGAAGAACTGGATAGATTACAGGAACTTATCAATAAGAAAGAGAGTGTGAAGAATCAACTAATTCAAAATAATAGCAATAACGTTTATACGTACATAGATAATCTGTTTATACGTGAAATAAACAATTCAGAAAATTACTACACTTATAGAAGTACTGGTATGTATTTGCTGTTTACGCCAAAAACACTCTCTCAACCATGCGGCAATGAAGTAGTTGATGACTACTTAAAATTTATTTTTACAAAAGATGCAAAGTAATTTTAGAAAGAATAATTGAAGATAGGCAATATCACAATAAAAAGTATTTAGTCATGTACAATAAAGTAAATGCAAACCTAAATATCATTGACACAATTGTTCACTGTATTTGTATTTTTAATGTCAAAATATATTATAGTTATAGAATGAAAAAAATAAGTTTTTCAGAAAAACCGACTACTGAGTACGTAGTTTTCAAGGAAAAAAAAGAAGAATCACCTTTTATTACTGTTAATCAAAAATACCCTGAGAAAATATATGTGTCAAGACCTACAAAAATGCCGTTGGTTTTCCAAACGTTTTTTGGAGGAATCAGTATAGTTGGATTATATATCATCTATCGATTCATCGAAAAAAACACAAAAAAATAATATTTAGGAAAAATGAAAATGTCTAAATATTATTGTCAGATAACCAGAAATCATTTTCTTACACCTTTTATCGTTTAAAACGCCCATTTAAACATATTATATATATATATGTCTTTTTGTATTGTTGTAGCAAGATATAATGAAAACGTAGAATGGACTAAACAATTCACAGATGTATTAATTTATAACAAGGGAAGCAAATTAGATGATAATAGTTACAATGAGATTTTTTTGAATAATGTAGGTAGAGAAGGTCATACATATTATAAGTATATTTGTGACAACTATGACAATTTAGCAGAATATACTATTTTTTTACAAGGAAGACCATTTGACCATTCACCAAATATAATTTCTAATTTAACTAAATATATTAATAATAAAGAATTGAGTATTGATTTTGAATTCTTAAGCGAAGATATACATCATTCCTCTTTAGATTTAGAATGTAGGAAATACAGGGAATGTAAAAATATACACAAAAATTGGGAACGAGTATTTGGTGTAAATAGTGGTAATAAAGAATGTATATTTGGGGCTGGAGCACAATTTATAATTTCAAAAAAGAAAATATTAAAAAATACAAAACAATTTTACGAAAATATTGTGAAAATGTTAGAATACGATATTGACCCATTAGAAGGTTATGATATTGAAAGATTTCATAAATATATATTTATTTAAATGGGCGTTTTAAATGAGAAAAGGTGTAAAATCATTCAATATTTTTTATTTTACTTAAACTATTAATATAAAGCATTAAAATATATAAAGAGCTAAATATATAAAAATATAATGACAAAAACGTTTTATATTTGTTCATATGGAGGTTGTGGTTCAAAATTACTCACATCAGCTTTGAGTAAATATGGAAATGTCGAACACGTTCATAGCAGAATTCCTCCTGATAACTTGGAATACGTTGGAAATAAAAAAAATATTATATGTTATGGCGAATGGTTTAATGGAATTAAAATACCAGATGATGAGGTAAAAGATTACTTTGTTATTTATATTTATAGAAACCCAAATAAATCTATATTTTCTAGGTTTGAGTTGGATAGACACTTGACACATATTCAATGTAAAGACACAAATATTAAGCTTTCTCAAGTTCTAGACAGTGGAAATGACTTGTATGGGATTGAAGAATTTTATGATAACTATACTGTACCAAATAAAAAAAGAAATTACAAAATATATTGTGTGAAGTACGAAGAATTATTTGAAAAGCATAAAGAATTAAGCAAACTTTTAGGGATTGGAGAATTATCTTTGACAAGACGAGAAAGTAGAACAATACAAGATGAAAATAAGATTAATAAGATAAATGAAATATATAAAAATTTGACCGAGAAAATGAATAAAAACGATTTTATAACTCTAAGTTAAATTTTTGTGAAATATTTCAGTTCATCGGAAAAATACAAAGAAATAATATTTAGGAAAAATGAAAGTGTCTAAATATTATTTTCATATTTTTACTTTTTTGAAAATTTCAAGAGCAACTAGACCTCCTAAAATCTGAGCAATTATGTAAGGGATTAGATCTTTTGTACTGATACGTCCTTTTGCTGCCATTACAACACTTACAGCAGGATTCATATGGCCACCTGAAATCGAGGCGGATAAGAAGATTACTATTGCCAGTGCTGCTCCAATTGCTAAAGGATTACCAGTCGCAAGAATCACATATACAAAGAAAAGGGTTCCTAGAAATTCTGCTAAATATTTTTGCATTATATTATAGAACTACATATGAATTGCTGTTCGCATAAAAAAAATGCAAAAAAATGTACAAGAAAAGATGGTAAAAAATTTTTACTACCGAGAAGATTTTCCAGAAAAAGATGCCTAAAAGGAATAAAAGGATTTACTATGCGAAGCTCATGCGCACCATATTTATACTGTAAAAAAAAGAAGCAAAATAAAACTCAAAAACGATATAAAGGATAAATTTAGTATTATTATAGTAATATGAATACGACTTTTAAATATTCTGTTTTTATCATGTGTATTGATTCGAATGATGATGATTTAAAAAAATGGTATGAAAATAAAGTAAAGGAACATAATGAACATGTACTTCAAAGTGCTTGTCCAAATTCAGGGTTTGATTTGGCTTGTCCTAAAGATATGATAATTGAGTCGTCCATCAATACAACTAAAATGTCTACTTGCGTACGCGGTAAAATGATGCATTATGGTATTGATAAATGCATGGGTTACTACATGTATCCACGATCATCAATCGCTAAAACACCTCTTGTTTTGTCGAATCATGTAGGCATAATTGATTCAGGATATCGTGGATGCTTAACAGGAGCATTTCGTAATTTAAGCGATTCTGGATACGAAGTAAAAAAGTATGATCGTTTGCTTCAAATTTGTGATCCAAACCTACAACCATTTATTATAACAATTGTAAATAGTGTAGAAGAATTAGGGGATACAGAAAGGGGTGAAGGTGGTTTCGGATCTACTGGAAAATAAAAATATATATTATAATGTTTCGTAAAGATGAAACTATAGAAAAACGTAAAAGTTCTACACGAAAATTACCTATAAGAGCATACCCTTTAAGTAATACCACGAGAAGAAAAACAGCTAAAGATACTGTATTTGAAACCAAAAATGGTACTGTAATACGAAATACTTTTTTAAATGTTCGGAACAGCAAACTTGCTAAATTTTTGTCATCTTACGATGATGATGCATCTGCAATATTAGGTGAAAAAACAAAAACCTGGAGCCAATATACTGCAAAAAAATTACTAGAAACAAATAGTCTAAATGATCAACAAAAAATCCATATTTTTAAAAAAATAGATAAAGACACAGGAGATGCTTTAGAGAAAGTAGTAAATGTATCAAAAATACTGGAAAATGAAAAGAAAAATTTAGGTTTTGTGTTACAGGAACATTTAGAGAATAGCATTAATAGTCATTATGGAGGGAAAATGAAAAATAATAATTCGTCACGCAAAAGAAAATAAAAATACGTTCATATTTTTACAGTAAAATATGAAAAAAATGTATATCAATTATGATGTTTGTTGATATGGAAACTCAACCACTCGTTATCGACAATGGTTCTGGAATGTGCAAAGCTGGATTTGCAGGAGACGACGCACCACGTTCTGTTTTTCCATGCATAATTGGAAGACCAAGAAATGAAGAAATAATGTTGTGTGTAAATCATCAAGATTCATACGTAGGAGATGAAGCTCAATCCATGAGAGGAGTTCTTAATTTAAGATACCCATTGGAGCACGGTATTGTTACAAACTGGGATGACATGGAACAGATATGGCATTATACTTTTTATAATGAACTACGAGTTAATCCAGAAGATCATCCAGTCATGCTTACCGAAGCACCAATGAATCCGAAAGCCAATCGAGAAACAATGTTAGAAATTATGTTTGAAAAATTTAACGTACCATCGGTACATGTAAGCATCCAAGCTGTATTAGCATTATACGCAGCTGGAAGAACGACTGGATGTATTATGGATTCTGGTGATGGGGTCACGCATACAGTACCAGTATATGAAGGATTTGTTGTTCCTCATGCGATTCGGAGACTGGATGTTGCAGGACGTGATTTGACAGATTATTTGATGAAAATTTTAAGTGAAAGAGGAAATAGTTTTACAAATACAGCAGAACGTGAAATAGTAAGAGATATAAAAGAAACTTTATGTTACGTTGCTAGTGATTACGATCTTGAAATGGCTAAAGCAGAAGAAAGTTCAGCGATTGAAAAATCATATGAGTTACCAGATGGTAATATTATTGTTTTGGGGAATGAAAGATTTAGGTGTTCAGAAGCATTATTTAAACCATCCTTTATTGGTAGAGAAGCATGTGGTATTCATGAAAACTTATATGATACAATAATGAATTGTGATATCGACCTACGAAAAGATTTATTTTCAAATATTGTACTTTCAGGGGGATCTACTATGTTTCCAGGTATGAATGAACGTTTGACAACTGAATTAGTAATGATGGTTCCTGATACTGTAAAAGTAAGAATTATATCACCCCCTGAAAGAAAATATTCTGTATGGATTGGTGGTTCAATATTATCATCTCTTCACACGTTTCAGGAGAATTGGATTACAAGAGATGAATATGACGAATGCGGTCCTACAATAGTTCATAGAAAATGCGCTTAATAGTTAAATCTATTTTTGTCATTTTTGATAGATTTTTTTGAATGTACATGAGGTCGATGTGAGTCTTTATGTTCTCTAGAATCATGTGATTTAAGTTTATGTTTTGGATTGTGTTGTATATTAGTGGTCATTGTACGGTAAGTTTCTTTATTTAAATATCTATGTACTACAGAAAAAAGATCATAATGACTAATAAATAGAAGAGCGATTACAATTATGGTAAGCAAAGGGATTAAAAATCTTCCATATTTACTATTTAACAAGGAAATCAGTTTCATATATTTATTAATAACATAATAAATATAATTATAGTAATATCTACAGTTTATTTACTGACAATGAAAAGGAAAATGTATAAACCTAAGAAAGAAGAGCCAGTAAAGGTGAATATATTGAATACTCCTTTTTTAGTTATTGTAGAATCTCCATCTAAATGCCAGAAAATCGAAAAATTCTTGGGATTTCAGTACAAATGCATTGCATCTAAAGGTCATATTCGAGAGATAGCAAAAGTAGGTACCTATAAAAAAGGGTACGAAGTTGAATATCAATTAATAAAAGAAAAAATAAATCATGTAGAATGGATGAATCATATAGTAAAGCAGTTTAAAAAAGAAAATGTGTTTCTGGCAACAGACGATGATAGAGAAGGAGAGGGTATTGCATGGCATATTTGCAAATGTTGTGATCTAGATGTAGAAAGTACTAAACGCATTATTTTCCATGAAATTACTCAAAAAGCAGTAAAAAATGCAGTTTCAAATCCAATTATAACTAGAATGAACATTGTAAAAGCACAGCAAACCAGGCAAATTTTAGATCGTATGATTGGCTTTAAAATTAGTCCGCTTTTATCAAGGTTATTAGTACATGATGATTCCAAGTATCTATCGGCAGGTAGATGTCAAACACCAACATTGCGTCTTATATACGATAAAGAAATTAGCAATAAAAAGAATGAAGAAAATTCTTTGAAATACAAGGTATTAGGACATTTTTTTTCGCACCCAACAATTCTAAAAGGACAATTAGACCATATTTTTGACAATGAAACTAAATTATTATCTTTTATTGAAAAAGCAAAGGATTTTGTTCATGTTTTGCATATACGTGATAAAATAATAAAATCTAAAAAAGCACCAGTGCCGTTTAGTACATCTCAATTATTGCAAAGTTCTAGTAACAATCTACGAATGTCACCTAAATATACAATGGAGTGTTGTCAAACATTGTACCAAGATGGTAAAATTACTTATATGAGAACGGAAAGCAATAAATTGTCTCAAAACTTCCTTCAACAATGTAAAGAATTTATAGAAAATAAGTATGGTGATTATGTTGGTGATTTTAGCAAAATAGAGAATAAAGATACAAACAACCCACATGAAGCAATACGTGTCACAAATTTGTTATTATCAAAAGTAGATTATAAAGATAAAAAAATAAATGATTTGTATTCTTTAATATGGAGAAGAAGTGTTGAATGCTGCATGAAAGATTATCAATATGAAGAGCATGTTTGTACAGTAACCGCTCCTGATGAAAATTTATATAAATGCTTAGTCGAAATACCGACATTTTTAGGATGGAAACATGTTACCATTTCTAAAGAAGAAATGACAAAAATGAGAGAAGAAGAATCACGACGTATTACTTATTGGAATAGATTTCAAGGTAAAAGTATTACTTATACGAGAATAGAGTCATCTCTTCATATGACTGAAATCGACAAATATTATCAAGAATCTAGTATAATTCAAAAACTAGAATCTTTAGGAATAGGTCGTCCTTCTACATTTTCAATGTTAGTTGAAACGATACAGGATAGAAAGTATGTTCTTAAACGAGATATAGAAGGAACTGAAGTTATTGGTAATGAATATGTTTTATTAGAAAATAGAGAAATTCAAAAGAAAACATTGAAAAAAATATTTGGTGCAAGTAAAAACAAATTAGTTGTTCAAGATTTAGGAATAAAAGCGATCCAGTTACTACTTGAACATTTTGAATCTATTTTTGATTATTCTTATACAAGTAAAATGGAGAGTGAATTAGATGAATTAGTTACGAATCCTGATAAAAAATGGGAAGATATTTGTAAAGATTGTGAAGATACAATAAATACAGACTTGAAACCACTACAACAAAAGATGAAAATAAAACATCAAATAGATGAAGAACATTACTTACTTTTTGGAAAGTCTGGTGTTATGATACAACATGTAGATCCAGATACAAAAGAAGAAAGTATAAAATCATTAAGAAGTGATTTTATTGTTGATTTTCCTAAATTAGAAAAAAAAGAGTATAATATTTCAGATATTTTACAAATAAATCAGGAATCTTTAGGGATTTATAAGAATTCCCCTGTTTTATTGAAAAAAGGTCCATATGGATTGTATGTTTCCTGGGAAAACAAAAACTTTTCGTTGCAAAAAATTCAAAAACAAATTCAAATAAAAGAAATAACTTTAGGAATTATTATAGAATTAATTGAAAGTGAATCGGATAATTCAAATAAAATGATTTTACGAGTTTTAAATGAAAATACATCTGTCCGAAAAGGAAAATATGGCAATTATGTTTTTTTCAAAACAAAAGAAATGTCTAAACCGAATTTTATTAATATCAAAAAATGTCCTCACAATATTTTACAAGATGATTCTGAAGTAATTCTACAGTGGATTGAAACTATGAACTTAAAGAAGAAGTCTAAAAAATAACAGTAGAACATATAGAATATGAATGTTAATTGGAAAGAAACAATATTTGATCCAAGTGTATGGGATCGTGTTTATAACACGAATAAAGACGTAAAAAAAGCAATAATGTATTTTGTTTCAATAATATTGTACATTATTAGTTTTCACCATTTATTTGACAAGAATAATAGTGTGTATTTCATCTACGTTTTTGTCTTTATTTTAAGTTCTCTTTTTCCATTTACATGGATAGAGGATTTTAACAATATATTTGATGGAAATACAATTATAATATATGCAGGCCTATTTTTACAGTTTTTAGCTTTATTTTTTGTAATTCTTAAAAATGAAAATGTTCGTAAAATGAACAAAAAGAATGGCGAAAGTGGATTGGAGACATCCAGTAAAACTACAAATAAAAATGACAATACAATAAAAATACTTTTAGTAACTATTACAACATTAATATGGAGTATTGTAGGTGGTGCTTTTTCGAATTTTTCAGACGAAACCCAAACATCAACTTTACCTAAAGTAATCAAATGGTTGATTCAACAACCCAAAAAAATAATAGATAATTTGGATATATTTGTCCTATATTACATGAGAGAGTTACCATTTAATCCATTAATGAAAGCATTCAGTATTTATTGTATAACGTTTATTGTATTATTTTTTGGGGCCTTTGTTCGAATACCACGTGATGCAAAAGAAAGAAAACCAATGGATCGTTTCAGGATAATAAATATGACACCTATGTTTCCACCTATATTTAATAGAAACATTAACGATTATAGAAACACTGGTATATTCTTTTTATGTGTTCTTCTAACGTTGGCATTGTCACAAATAATGTGGTTCATAAAAACATTGACAAGTATGCCAAGTGTATTAATGATTGCATCTACATTAGTTGGTATGGTTTTATTTTTGGGTTGTTTATTTGGAAAAAGGTATGAAGCTTTCCCAGATGTTCTTTCTGTTAAAAAACTCCTGTTCTTTTTAGTGTCTATTGTTTTTGGAGCGGTAGGAACGCCAATTGTATTGGCAATATTTCAAATTTTTGCGGATATTGGATTATTGAATGTGAATACTATAAACTTCCAAGCATTTGGCTTCGGAAATTTTTTGCATATACTATCTACGGTAATATTTATTGTACTCACTTTTGTTGCATATGGTTTGGGTGCAAATAAATGGTTGGATGGTGAATCTCGTAAACCATTAGAGATGTTCACAGTGGTATTGGTTTGCATGACCCTTTCGTTGTTTATGGCTTTGTATTCAAAACATAGAATGGGGGGACTTGTTTACAATTTTTTAAATAATATTATAAGTTTTGTAGTAAAATACTTAGCACCAATAGGAGTTCTTATTTTGTCAATTGTCCAGTTTCATTATTCTTACAAAAATCATCTCAAGTACAAAAGTTATTCTAAAAGAATTATATAAGATTATTCGATCAAAACACATAAATATTTTATTTTTCTATATCAAATGAAATATTACGAAACAACATTTGAAGAATATTTAAACTCTATTAAAAGTTGTAATCTTCATCCAGAAATCAGCTACAATAATGATAAAATAGATGATTTTAAAAATACTATAATTTATGGGCCATGCGGTGTTGGAAAATATACTCAAGCGTTGAATATTATTAGTAGATTTAGTAAAACATCTTTAAAATATGATAAAAAATTGTTCATAACTAATGAAAAAAATGAGAAAAAAATAAAAGAAACTCGAAGTGATAAAATTAAAAATTCAAATAAAAATTCGGATTATGTTTATCGCATTAGTGATATACATTATGAAGTTGACATGTCTATATTAGGATGTAATTCAAAAAGTTTATGGCATGAGATTTTTTCAAAGATTGTAGATATTGTTTCAATAAAGCCACAAAAATGTGGTATTATATTGTGCAAAAATATGCATTATATTTGTAATGAATTATTAGAGGTTTTTTATAGTTATCTTTTCAATTCTTTGCATAATTCTGATATTGATATCAAATTCATTTTAATAACTGAGCATTTAGGTTATATTCCTGAAAACATTTTGAACTCTTTCAATTTAATTAGAGTAAAACGCCCATCTAAAGATACGTATATGAAATCAATTATTAAAAATAAATCAAGTATAATGTTAAATAATTCTTATTGTAATTTTGATGAAACACAGCGTAAAAATATGAAAAATGTACTTGAAAAATATGGATCTAGTTCTTTGCAGAATATTAAAGAATTAAATATATTTAAAAGGATGGATTCAATTGATCGACTTCCAACAGATATTTTTAATATAGTTGTTGACAATATTATTTATAAAATGATTGATCCTGAAAACATAACAATACAAACTCTAAGAAATGATTTATATGACATTTTGATTTACAATATTGATGTATCAGAATGCATATGCCATATATTATTTTACTTTATTGATAATGACCTTTTATTTAACGAGGATATAAGTAATATTTACAAGGAAATTTACACATTTTTAAAATATTTCAACAATAATTATCGTCCTATATACCATCTAGAAAGTGTTATTTTTTTACTAATAAATAATTACACAAAAAAACGTAATAGATAAACATTAATATTCTTATAAAATGAATTTTGATTCTGCATGTATGATATTAGATATAAATCCAAAAGAAAAAAATTGGAAACATTTATTAAAAAGAAAGTATCACAAAAAAGCATTAAAATATCACCCTGATAAGAACAATACAAAAGGGTCTGAAGAAAAATTCCAAGAAGTACATGAAGCATATGAGTTTTTATTGGAATATGAAAACAAGAATTACGAAAATATTTTGACGAAAATATTTTTATTTATTTATTCTTCAGATAATTTTGATGAATTTGAGAGATATGACTTTTTTATTAAAAGCTTCCAAACTGTAATAAATGTTTGTGAATTCCAAGGGATCCAGATAATAGATAATATGAATGAAGAGACATTTTCAAGAATTTATAAAATGTTTGTAAAGTATAGGTCTATTTTATATTTGTCTGAAAAATTCTGTGATTTTATGGAAAAAAAGAAAATATATTGGTTCTCTCAAGGAAATCTAAAAAAACGGCATAAAAGAGATGTAAAAAGTGATTATATTACTGATGAGGATTTATTGGATGAAAACAAAGAATATGAAACGATTGTTTCTCCATGTTGGGATATTAATTATTACATGGAAGTAAAACCGAATGATTCTATTTGTGATGATAGCAGTAATTGCGATTTGCACTTGAAACCATCTCTCGATGATGTAATGGGTGATAATGTGTTTAAGCATACCCTGAATGAAAATGATGTAATTTATATACCTCTATGGCACAATGAACTTGTTTATGATAATAGTGGAAATGATTTTATTGTTCGCGTTACACCAAAATTACCATCCAACAATTATTGGATAGACGAAGATAATAATCTACATCAAAAAGTAGAATATACTCTTTATGAATTATGGGATAGTGTAAATGATGGTAGATTTATAGAAATTTTTTTTGGAAGAAAGAAATTTATTTTTTATCCAGAGAGACTGAATCTTAAGTCTAATCAAATATACATTTGGAAAGGGCAAGGAATATCAAAAATAAATACATTTAGTGCATATGATATTTCTTTAAGATCAAACGTCGTATTGCATGTCATTATTTCTGGAATGATGTAAATGTAAATGTAATATATTTATATAGAAAAAACATGTTTTTGGAAAAATTTAAGGAATTGATTTCAATGGAAAAAAATAAGCATACAATAAAAGAATTGTCAGAACACTTTGGTAAATCAAGTTTTACAGTGATGTTGATTTTAATTACTTTTGTCACTAGTTTGCCATTACCACCTTGGGGTGGTGGTATTGAAACAATTCCAGGTGGTATTTTAAGTATTTTTTTGGCTTTACAAGCATTAATTGGAATGGATAGAGTATTTTTACCAAATTTTATTCAAAATATAACTGTAGATATTGAGATTGTAAAAACGTCAGAATATACTGAAAAAATAATAAATTGGATTGAAAATAACATACAACCTGGTCGTTATAAATGGGCACTTAATCCGTTCAATGAAAAACTCATGTATTTATTAGTTATACCGAATGCTTTATTGATGATTATCCCTATTGTTTTTACGAATGGACCACCTTCACAATGTATTACTTTAATGTCGCTATGTTGGTTATTACATGATGGTATGTACTTTTTAATAATGCTTGTTTTATCAGTTGTAGTATTTATTTTATATATAATATTATTTTACACTTTTGCAAAACTGTTATACAGAACTAGAAGAACATGGACATTTGGTTTTTGGAAGTAAAATTGAAATACACACATTATGATATTTTTATATATCATAATTAAAAATAGCATGGACACATATAATTGCAATGTCGAATATCGAGACTATCAAAATTGGTCATATCAACCTAATGTTTCAATTGATAATCCTTTGAACTACAAACTTTTTAACGGAGATACATTTTATGTTGATAATGATAGCGTTACATTATTTGATTCGCCTACGAGAAACTGCGTAAATATACCAGGGATCTTACTATTGGAGAATAATAGAACATATGGCAGGACAAAAAACAAAAGGAAATTATTTTACAAGTGTCGCCCACATGACAGAAAAATACCACACTTTTTAATTCCATATGATATGCCAATGGGGTTCAATAAAAATTTTAAAAACAAATATATAACTTTTTATTTTGATAGATGGGATAAATCTGATAAACACCCTTATGGACTAATATCTCAGAATTTAGGAGATCTTTATCATTTTCCATCTTATTGTGAATATATATTGTATTGTAAAAATTTACATTCATCCATAACAGAATCAATTGCAAAAACAAAATCAATTTTGAGAGAAAATAATTTTGAAAAAATGTACAAGACAATTTACGATTCGAAACATAAATATGGTGAGTTTTTAGACCGTACGAATGATTATATATTTTCAATAGATCCAGAAGGGTGTTTGGATAGAGATGACGCGATTTCAATAAAAAAGGTTGATGACAAGTATTTAATAAGTGTATATATCGCAAATGTATGGGTATGGTTAGATTGTTTGAATCTATGGGACCAAATAGGCAATCGCGTAAGTACAATATATTTTCCTGAATTCAAACGCCCAATGATTCCTACTGCCATTGGTGAGAAATTATGTAGTTTAGATGAAAACAAATCGCGTTTTGGATTTGTAATGGATTTCTTTATTGATATTTCAGAAAACGGAACGTTGCTTCTCTCAGAAAATGAAGAATATCCTAAACTTAATCAGTGTATTTTATCAGTTTCTAAAAATTATAGTTATGAAGAAAAGATGTTAGTGAAAAACAAACAATACAAAGACTTGGAATATGTAACGAGGAAATTAGGGAAAAGTATAAATGACAGTCATGATGTGGTTGCATTTTGGATGATGCTAATGAATAATAAATGTGCAAAGATGATGAGAGAACGCAAAATCGGTATATTTAGAACAGTTCAAAGTAAATGTAAGCAAGACGTCATCTATGAAACATCTGATAGTATTCCTACATTTGTAAAAATGATAGAGCAACAAATTAGTGGTAATTACATAGCATATTCAGATGAAGGTAACTATGAACACGAAGTTCTTTCATTTCGCGAATATGTACATTTTACAAGTCCTATACGAAGAATGGTTGATTTATTAAATCAAATGGAATGGGTAATACAAATATTACAACCAATGCAACTGAACAAAGATGTTGTAAAGTTTCATAAAAATCAGCTGAAAAATCTGGAAATATTGAATAATGACATGAAAAAAATAAGAAGAATACAGTCTGATTGTGATATACTACATAAAGTTCGAAACATACCTGAATATACTGAACATGAATATGATGGTATTGTAATATCGTCAAATGATAACAAATGTAACATATACATTGAAGCTTTAGGATGGATTACGCAATATAAAACGTTTGATACTGAATATACAAAGTATCAAAAAGTTAAATGCAAACTATTTTCATTTGAAAATGAAGAACAGATGAAACGAAAAATTAGAATACAAATATTATAGTTTCAAACAAAATTAAAAACATTTTTTATTAACAAATATTACAATGGCCACTACTATAATTGATGAACTATTTGATAACGAATGTATTAAAATTGGAACATATACTCTAAAGTCTGGGGAAATTTCTAAATATTATTTTGATATGAAAAATTTAATATCAAAACCATCTTTGTTGCGTAGGATAGGTGATGCTATATATGAATTGATTAAACACGAGGATTTTGACGTTATTTGTGGTGTTCCTATTGGAGCACTTCCTATTGCAACATATATTTCTACTAAATATGATGTTCCGATGATAATTCCAAGAATAGAAGAAAAAGAATATGGAACAAGAAAGCAAATAGAAGGAAAGTATTCTGAAAATAGTAAATGTATTATTATAGAAGATGTAGTAACTACTGGATATTCTGTAGGAAAAATTGTAGATTTATTGAAGACCCACATGAATGTAGTAGGAATTTTTTGTGTAATTGACAGAATGGAAGTTAAGAATATTGAATATCCAGTACATTCATTGATCACTAAAAACGATATTTTAAGATTACGTCTGAATAGAATTATAGAGAAAAAAGATTGCCGTCTTTGTTTTTCCGGAGATATTGAAGATAAAAAGGATTTGATACAAACATTGAGAGAAGTAGGACAATATATTGTAATATGTAAGATTCATTATGATATATACGATGACGATGTGGATTTTGTAAGGGAGTTGATCCAAGTATCAATTGAACATGATTTTATGATTATGGAAGATCGAAAGTATGTAGATATTTCTCATATTGTTAAAAAACAATATAGAAAAGTTAAAAATTGGGTGGATTTCGTTACAGTTATGCCTACTATAAATGAAGACGTCCTAAAAACTCTTTCTGGTGTATTCATTGTTGCTAATATGTCTAATAATGTATGGGATATGACTGCCGAATCATACTATATGGCAGTCTCATATCGCCCACATGTGGTTGGGTTTATTACGCAAAAAAGAATACAAATGGACAATATGATATGCATGACTCCTGGTATCAATAATAACCTAAAAAAAATAGAAGAACAAAATTACAGAGAAGTTTGTAATATAGATACTGATATTATTATTGTGGGTCGTGGTATTTATGAAAATGAAGACCGCGTTGAGAGAGCAATATATTACGGATCCCTATAATTTACCATATTTAAGTAAATTCAAATATACTTGAGATAATTCTATTGGTTTTTGTTTAGGAACTTTATTTTTGCGTTGTTTTATAATTTCCGGATATATAGATGCATATGTAAAATCTTCCATTATATATTTGAATTGAGAGAAACTTTTATTATGAATTTTAAATCATATAATCTAGAATATTTAGGAAAATTTTGAATTATTCAAAATCTATTAAACATAATTATTCCATATGTACAATGGACGAGAGTTTGCTGAACAATTTGAAAATAGAAGAAATAATATTAAACTTGAAGATGATTTCAAAAATAAAACAAAACGATAAAATGATGGTTGTAAATAAAGTATTGAATGTAGATAATAGGCCTATACCAGCACTACAAAGATGGTTAACTTCAGACGGTAGATATGATACTATATACTTTATTGAGTTGGTAGTTGAAAAAGCAATAGAACATATGGATTGTCAAGAAGAGAATGAAGTCTTTGATAAAGAAAATATTATAAAGACACTTTTAGCAAGTGTGCAAGGTATTGATAATTTAACTGCTACTTATAAGCTTGATAATCTATTCGTTTCAAAAATAGATATTCTGAAAGAGAAGATCCAGAAAAAATGTTCATAATGCTTTTATGTAATAATAACATATAATGCAATTTAGAATTATGCCTCAAAAAGATATTACATCTTCTAATGAAAATACTTTTTCTATGGGAAGATCCATGTTTTCTCGGACAATTAATACCTTAAAAAATGAAGATAGCGATGCATTGAAACAAAAACAATTTTACGGTGGTACTAGAAATAGAGATGCATCGTCTGTTGTACGTTCTCGATCAATATTAGGAGCTAAAGGTTCATTTGCTGATGAAAATGGCGTTGCATTTCAAGGCTATAATAATAATGATACTCGTCAAGCACTAACACGAGTTCGCGCCGGAGGCGCGACTGTACCACGCAAGGTTACACATAAACATTTAATGTAAATTTTATTAATTACTGTATTATTACAGTAAGTAATAATGATTCCGATTTACTGGATTTGAACCAGTGACCCATGGAACTACAGTCCATTGCTCTACCCCTGAGCTAAAATCGGTTTTATTTATATTGTATATTTTGACATTGTAAATATTACAAATATTTTTTCTTATTAGTGTGCTTTTTAATACAAAGAAACAAATTTCACCATTTAGCATACAATGTTACGTTGCACAAGCACGGTCTCGAACCGCGGACCTTCGGCTCATAAGACCGATGCTCTAACCTACTGAGCTACATGTGCATGAGAAGTATATACTTCTAAATACACTAATGATATTTTATTTATATTATTTTTAATTTTTATTCTATTGTTTTATTTTCTGAAAATGGATAGAAGAAAATGATAAAAAACAACAAAAAACTTATTTGTTATGAATATAGTAAAAACACGAATAAATTATTAATTATTTTTCATTCAAAACGTGTATAAGTATATATGACTTACTATATTTATGAGTTACTATATAAGTGGCGATACAATTACAAGTAATATAAGTACAATACAATTTTTCCCTATTACTTACTATAACAAATACATAAAGGAGTTTACAGCCAATAATAATTTAATCCACTCTATGATAAATAATAAAAAAAGTCCATTAATATTTATTACAAAGATAGAGTATCTTAATGATTTTTATTATAAAATTGTAACATCCTTAAATGATAGATTTGTATTAATAACTCATTATGGAGATATGGAAGCAGGATTACATGATAAAATTTTAAATCATCCGTTATTAATAAAATGGTATGGTCAGAATATGCGTGTTATTTCCGATAAAACATTATCTATTCCATTAGGTTTAGAAAATAAGTATTGGAAGCGAACAAATATACATACAATTAAACAACATTCTAGTAATTCAAAGAGCAATTTATTGTACCTTAATTTTTCGTTACATACAAATCCAAATAGATCTAAAACTATGAATATTTTATTACAAAAAGGGTTTAATAAAAACGAGAAATTAGATTGGAATGAATATATTGAAGAACTATCTAAACATAAATTTTGTATATCACCAAAAGGAAACGGTGTTGATTGTCATAGAACTTGGGAATGCTTATATTTAGGTGTTATTCCTATTGTTGAAAAATCAACACATATGAGTAATTTTCATGATTTACCAATTTTATTTGTTCACAGTTATGATGTTATCTCCATTGAATATTTAAATCAAATATACAAAGATTTTCAAAATAAAACATTTAATATGGATAAATTATCTCTCGATTATTGGAATAAAAAAATTAAGGAACATTTTAGTTACAGAGAAAATATTTAAAGAACAGAATTTTCAATTGTTTAAACGAGTAAGATTACCTCCTGATACAATTGTTACACTTTTTAATTAATTCACAGTATTCATTTACAATAAAATTATATTGAGGTTCATTATGATTATTTAAATAATTTCTAGATAATTGTTAGTAATTAATATTTACAACTTTAATTTATGTCTAAAAATATTAAAAGTCGGCGTTTAAATGTTCAAGGGTTTAATATATTTTTTATTTTGTCTAAATCTAAAAAAGGTGCGGCATAATGTTTTTTCCTTTTTTTATGGTGAATAATATGATTTGTTGGACTAACTAAATAAGGAATCCACCACGTATTGTTTAGTTCGTTTGTGTGTATTAATAAATTTAATAAACTGGTCATTCCTATTGCTGATAAAAATGTAACTTCGTCACAATTTGTAAAAAAAGCACCTGTAGTAATTGGGAATATATAACCAATAAGAAATTCATAATATGAAACTGCATTGCCTACACTAGGAATAAGAACATCGTCAAAGCAATGATGAAATTTATGTATCCAATACAAGTTTTTATTCATGTGAAACTCTCTATGAATTGTATAGTATCCTATGTTTTGAATTCCAATTAAAGTAATAAAATGTGGTATAGAAAAAGTTTTATGGTGATCGAGAATATAATGATCAATAACAGAGTAAATCACAGGACTTATTACAAGCAAATTCGTTTTTGCATAATACATTCCTTTGTTGTATATTTTAGGTTTGTTTTCAACAAGATAATTTTTACTGTTGATACATATTGTATTGTCAAGTATAATACCAAGTATGTACACACTTCCACTTAAAAAAAGACCTTTTAGAAAAGAATACCCAAAATCCAAAATTTTATCCATCTTAAATATAATAAACAATTCTATAATATTATAGAAAGAATGTCCTTTTTATTAGTATTCTTTTTTTATTTAAGAATAATAAATCCAGTAGTTACTAAAAGAAAAATAAATGTTGGTATAGAATTATATGTTCCTTCAATTGATAACATAAAAAATACTAGCTATGTAAAAAAGAAATTAAATTGGGAAGTCCTATTTAAATATCCATTTTGCGAAACGAATTGGTAATTAATATAAAAATAATATTTATATTATATTAATGACAAGAAATCAAAAAACTCGATATCCTCCTCCTCCTCTTCCTCCTCCACTATCAACATCATCATTGCCATTTCCACAACAACGTTCGTCTTCAAATATAAAGCCATCTTTTGTAAATACAATGATTGAAGGCTTTGCATTTGGAACAGGTTCGTCTATTGCAAGAGAAACAGTAAATAGAATTTTTCATTCTTCATCGGAAAATAAAGTAGAAAGTAAAAACACAACAACATGTGAAGAACTGACAAAGGCTTATAATAAGTGCGTATTTGAAAATAATCATGATTGTCAATATCTGTTTTTAAATATGGAAAAATTTTGCAGCGTGAAAAATACTTAAGTATAATATATGAAATAATATATTATGTTTATTCTGAAAACGTTCTTTTTAATATCGTATGTATCATGTTTTGATCTTTACAATAATCCACAAGCAAATAGTAGATGGTATGTTATAGGAGAAACACATAAATTTCCGTTGAACAAACCACAAAAAGTAATTTTACGCGACACCCCAATTACAGTATGGAGGGATGATAATAATCATTTTTCTGCCTTATATGATGTTTGTCCGCATAGAGGAGCATCACTTTCTAAAGGACGAATTGATAAAAAAATGGATTGTGTTGTATGTCCTTATCATACATTCAAATTTAACAGTAAAGGTAGGATGGTGCAAACACCAGGGTCAGATGTAGTAAGAACCAATGATAAGTTCAAATTAAAAACAGACGTACCACATTTTGATATTTTGCAGAAAGGTGGATGGGTATATTTGAGAAATGAACCTCTTTATGAAATATCATTAACACCTACTTATAGTGATTTATGGATAGAGCCAGAAGCGTTTAATTCCGAATTTAGGTGTGTATACCTACAGAAAAAGTTTGAAATGGATGCAAGAACAGTTACAGAGAATTCGTTGGATATTTTACATATTTCTGAAGTACATTCATTTGGAAACAAGGACAGACCATTACCTTTGTCCGAAAAAATAGAAAAAATATCAGATACCCACTACAAAATAACGTATGAATATGAAGCTGGCGAAATGTCTATACCGAAGGCTCTATTTGGAGAAAGCAGACTTATTGTAGAAAATGAATTTGTGCTACCACATTATACAGTTGCCAGAGTTAAATTTGGAATGTTTGTGAATACAATTATTACATCCGCGTTACCTATTTCAGAAAAAGAAACTTTGCTTTTTGTAAAAGCTTATAGGAATAATTGGGTGTTTAAGATGTTACCGTTTCTAAATGATCCATTTGATATATTTACTAAAAGGATGATGGATAAAACATTGAGAGAAGATAAGAATGTAATAGAATCCATTTACTATCAATATAGGGATGGTAATTTTATTACAAGATTCGATGAATTTACAAAAATATACAGAGAATTATTTTGACTTTATTTCATGAATCATATTCATTTATACAAATGTACATAAATATTTAATTTTAGTTAATTTGATTATGATTTCTATTATTGAACATGAGCTAATGAGATTTAAAGAGCATCATACCAATTATTTTAATATTTTATTTCATATTTTTTGCGGTAGTATTTATATGTCTTCCTTATTTTTACTTACGCCTGATAGTACAATTGCAGTTTTGCTTTATTTTTGGTTTCTATCAGTTACATTGAATGATTATTACATTGGTATTTTTATTTCTTTTATTTTACTCGCAGTTATAGATCAAATTAAAAAACAAAAAGTATCTAATAACAATTTATTTCTTACATTTATTTGTTTTTATTTTCTATCTGCGATTTCACATTATTTATGCGGAGAACCGACTGTATTGATTTTGAATGATATAACTTTGCAAGATGTATTAATAAACACGTTTTACTTTATTCCATTCAGTATTTATTCATTGAGTCAATAAAAAATCCCAAGGGGGTAAATATATTTAGGTTCCTCTTACGTAAATGATAAAAAAAGGCCCTCTCTCTCCCTCTCTCTCCCTCTATCTCCCTCTCTCCCTCACTCTCCCTCTCA